ATGCGGACCAACGAACGGGGCCTTGAACTCACTTTCCACAAGCCCAGCAAACGATGGTGCAAGGTCATCGACGGCAAGCGCCACTACTTCGGGTCGGGCTCCGGCGTCAGTGATCGAGAGAGCTACAAGGCGGCGGTGAGCAAGTACCGCGACATGATCGACAAGCTCGACACCGAGCGCGAAGAAGCTCACAAGATGGGGAAGGTGGAGCAGATCATCGCCAAGCACGCCTTCGATGAGGACGCTCCTCCGCTGACCACCGAAGAACTCTCCGCCATGGTCGCCGCCGGCGCGATGCCCCAGGAGATCGCCGCGGTGGTCGACCCGGCCACGCGGGTGGTTGCCGCGCCCGACCGGGCCGTTGCCACCCTCGTCGAGAGCTACGTCGAAAAGGAAAAGCAGCGGAGGGATCTGACCCGCTCCAATCCCACGGCCCTCCCCCGGAAGTCCCGGCTCTCGCCCCACTCGTTCCTCGGACTCAAATACTGCGTCAAGACCTTCGAGGACTATGCCGTCAATCAGGCGAAGATCCCCACGCTGGAAGACGACGCTCAGGTCGAGCGGCTGCTCCTGGGGTACCGCCGCTTCCTCGAATCGGAGATGATCGGCGGCCGCATCGCTCCCTCGACGGTCAACGCCCGCATCGTCTACCTCGCCCCGTTCTTTCGCTGGGCATGGAAAGCGCGGCACATCGCCGAGATGCCCCGGTGTCTGGACGAGGTCTGCAAGAAGTACAGCCACACCCCGACCTCCAAGCCCCTCCCCATGGCCACGATCCAGAAACTCTGGAAGCATGCCGACGGGCGCATGAAGGCACTCATCGCCCTGGCACTCAACGCCGGCATGTATGCCGTCGAGATAGCGACCACCCAGGGCAAGCACATCAAGAATGGGTACATCGCCCGGCACCGCAACAAGACCGGCGTGCCTTACAAGATCAAGCTCTGGCCACTCACCCAGAAACTGCTGACCAAGCACCGGGACGGCAAGGGGGCCGAGGAGTTCCTCTTCCTCACCAAGCAGGGCCACCCCCTCGTGCATGATGGCCCCGAGAGCAAGAGCAATGCCCTTGCCCAGTCCTTTGCCAAGCTGGTCGAGGAGGCCGAGGTCGAAGCAAGCTGGTCGCAGTTCCGCGACACCAGCGCCACGCTCGTCGAGAAGATCGCCACCACCGGCCGCGGCGAAGTGGACAAGGGGCTCGTGTCGATGTTCCTCGCCCACGCCGACACCCGCACAGCCCGGTTCTACGTCCACGTCGATCCCGACACCATTCCCACCGCAAAGCTGGATAAGGTGATCGACAAGCTCGAAGCGGCGTACGGCCTGACCGTGAAGGAAGAGCCCGCCAAGGGCAGCGAGAAAGAGAAGTTGTAAATTCTCTCGTGAATAATCCCAGCCCCCGCCCATAGCATTGACGTAACACCACGTTGGGAATCGGGGGACACAGTGGATAAAGCTGAAGCCGGTCAGAAACTGACAAAGCTGGAGATTGAGAGCGACGGCACCCGCGAGGGAACGACTCTCAAGGTCAACGGCAAGGCCGTCAAGGATCTGGCCTCCCTCTCGTTCTACTTCTGGAACGACGACATGCCAGGCAACGTCAGCCTGGGCTACAGCGTCAAGGACAATCCCGCCGAAGGCAGCGGCGAAATCGGCTCCACCACCTACTACAGCCTCTGCCCGCCCGCCTGCGGATGCGACGCCACCCTCGCCCAGGCGTCCAAGGTTCCCTTCGAACATCTCCCGCGCGTCACCGGCGGCCAGCGTTCGCTCTTCGCGAAGATTGGTGCCCGCCAGTAACCCACCCAAGCCAGTGCCCTGGATCACCCTCTCCCGGCCACGCGAGCCGGTGATGCCCCAGGGCCAAGACGACCACCGCGGCTGCGGACGAAGATATGAGCGATGACCTGATCACTATCGGCGGCAAGGACTTTGTGCGGGCGGAGGCCCGGGCGAAGGTCAAGGTCGTCGCACGCGAGTCGGTGCCGCAGGAGGTCACCAACCGCACCCGCGCCATCGCCAGCGATCTGCACTGGACCGGCAAGGAGAACCCGGATCTGGTCTATGTGCAGGTGATCATGGACACCGAAGGCCCCAATGCGAACTGGGACTATCAGCCCCGGGCCGTCCTGATGGCCAAGCATTCCACCGCCGTCTTCAAGCCCTGGGACATGGACCACGTTGTCGAGGAGAAGGGCTCCCTGACGACCATGTCCAAGGACAACCCGCCGGTGCGCAACACGATCTTCGGTGTCATGACGGCCACGGCCCTCTGCTGGGCATCGACTGGCGAGCTGCTCACCGACGATGAGATCAAGACCGTTTCCCAGGAAGACAAGTGGGACCGCGAAGATGGCGAGAAGGTCGCCGTCATGGCGTGGGCCGCCCTCTACCGCTTCCTGTTTCCCAAGACCGTCGACGACATCGTCGAGCAGGCGAATGCCGGCGACATGTTCGTGTCGATGGAGCGGTGGATCGCCGAGTACGACTTCCTGGTGTGGGACACCGCCAGCAAGGACTACAAGGCGCAGAGCCTCGACACCGCCAAGGCCAACGGGATCTTCAACCGCTGGAAGACCCGCCAGACCGCCAACGGAAAACCCGTGTACCGCCGGTCGCTCTCCTGCTTCTACGGCGGCATCGCAAGCACCACCAACCCCGCCAACAAGCTGGCGCGTTTCGTCGAACCCTCGTTCGTGAAATCCGCTGCCAGTGACAAAAATGATGCGGTCCTCGAAAAACTTTTAGAGCGACATGGCGAAGTTCATGCGGCCTTCGCCTTAGCATCTTGCGAAGATCAACCGCGACTCATCGCCGAGCACGAACGAATCACCAGGGCGATCGCGGCCTACGTGGGGGACCAGGTAAGTGAGCCAGTCGATTCACGAATTGCTGGATCAAACGCTGCCTGAGAATCTCCGGACCGTAGTGAGTTTTAAGAACGCCGAACCATCCGATGGGGGGAAACCAATCATGGCCGAAGCCGTCAACACCATCACGATCGAGCAGGTGAAAGCGACCGTCTCCGAACTTCTGGCGCAGAAGGATGCGGAGAAGGCCGTGGCGACGAAGATCGCCAGCCTGGAAACCACGATCAACCAGGGCGCGGCCGACCTCGCGGCAGCCAAGGCCACCGCGACCGATCTCCAGGCGAAGCTCGCCCAGAAGGATCAGGACATCGACGCCGTCCGCGCGGAACTCGCCGCGGCCTCCAAGAAGATCGCCGAAGTCGAGACGGCCAAGGCCGATCTCCAGAAGCAGGTCAATCACCTGAACTCCGAGAAGGTCCAGGCCGCTCGCGTCGCCAAGCTGACCGAGAAGGGCATCGCCTCCGACGATCGCGTGGCGCGCATGACCGCCCGCAACGAAGACGGCACCTTCAAGGTCGCCGATGACATGTTTGAGCAGATGGTCGCGGATCTCGTCGAAGTGGCCGAAGCGGCCAAGAAGGCGATGACCGACAAGCAGAAGAAGGCGGCCGAAGACGCCAAGGACGGCGGCAAGGATGACGCCGACGAAGGGCCCGACGGCAAGAAGAAGAGCAAGGCGTCCAAGGATGGCCAGTCCACCGAAACGCCGGCGGCTCCGAACCTCGAAGGCGATGCAGGCACCCGCGCGACCGCGGCCCTGATCAACGGCCAGGGCGCTCCGGCGGCCTTCAGCCGCGAGTCCTTCGCCAAGTCGATCAAGCACCGCGTCTAAGACCCAGTCGTATTCCGAATTGATTTTCACCGTGAGAAAGCGGTGATCCAGCAAACCAACCGAGGGGGATCATTCAAATGAGCGACAGCAGCTTCAGCCCGACCCTTAACCTTCCGAAGCGTTATGTGAAGGGCCTCCACAAGTCCTACGGCGGCCTGATGGCTCCGTGGTACATCCCGAACACCGTCTGTGTCGAAGGCCAGCCGATGAAATTCGGCGTGGCGCAGGACACGATGGACGTGTGCGGCGACACCGACGGCGCGAAGTGCGTGGGTCTCGCGGCCCAGATCGCCTACGACGAGGCGGCTTTCGCCGAGCTCAAGGGCTACCAGTTCCTCAACAACACCAAGCAGCGGCTCGATGGCTCGCCGATCGGTCTTCTGACCGGCCAGGGCTACGCTTTCACCAACTGCTACGTGGGCACCGTTGCCTGGGGCAACAAGGCCTACATCGATCCGACCACCAAGAAGCTGACGGCGGCGGTCTCCACGGGCAACGGTCTCCCGATCGTGTTCGAAGGTGCCGGCACCGACGGTGCGAAACTCGTGCGAATCCGGTTCAACTTCGTCATCGCCTAACGTAGGGCGATTGCCAAGAAACCGACAAGAACCAATGTCACCGGCCGCATCCTATTGGGGGGTTAGCGGCAAATGAGGGGGATTATCACCATGCCCGACAAAGTTGTACTTTCTCCGGAAGAGCTCGCCAAGGCGATCGAGGCCTTTAAGGCCACTGCGACCAACCAGCGGGCCCGTGAGGCCTTCGCGGAAAGCCGGGCGGACGTGATCCTCCCGCTTCTGCAGGAACAGTCCACGATCCGCAACATCTTCGACCCCGAGTTCATCGGGTACGATGAAGCGATCTACAACATCCCGCACGACGACATCGAAATGACCTGGCTCATGCCCCAGATCGGCGGGACGCCCGTCGTCCAGCTGGAAGGCACCGAGATGCGGGTCAGCACCTTCCTGGTGCACGGTGGCGTCGAGTGGCAACAGCGGATTGCCGCGGCCGGCCGGATCAACCAGGCCGAGCAGGCCACGACCCAGCTGCTCAACCGCTTCGTCCGCCAGGAAGAGCGTGCGGGCTGGTCGCTGATCAAGACCCACGCCGCGGTCCTGCCGACCGAGCAGAAGGTCACCGCGTTCAAGGATGACGGCACCGCGGGTGGCAGTGGCGCTGGCCGCCTGAACATCTACACGATCAGCGAGACGCTGACCGTGGCCGACAGCATCGGCATCGGTGGCCGTCGCGTGACGGACATCTATGTGTCGCCCCGCCGCTTCGGCGACCTCCGCAATGCGGTGACGATGGAAGCCCTGCCCATGACGATGCGGGAACGCCTCTGGGGCAACGGCACCAACCCCGAGTCGCCCGCCGGCGAGCTCCGGATCCACAAGGTCTACAACCCCGAGCTCGTCACCGACGCCAAGGCTTACGCCTTCACCCAGAAGGACGGCTATCGCTACGGCGTGATGCCCATCCGCGAGAAGCTGGTCACCCGCGACCGCCTGGCCTCGCAGGACGAGTGGAAGAACGGCGTCGAAGGGAAGGAAGAGATCGGCTTTGGCGTCCTGGACGACAAGGGCCTGATCGAAATCACCTTCTAAGCCACCCCCTCCAGAAGAGTGCAATCGCGAGAACGCCGGGACTAAACACCCCGGCGTTCTTCTTTTGGCAAAGGACACAAGGCCAGGGCGTACCATCCTAACGTGCTGCACTTTTCGCGAAACGCCACCATCCTGCTTCCGGCAGACGTCGCCCTGTTCAACGGCCTGACCCCGCGACCCGGGGAGGCTGCCAACATCGGCTGCTCGGTCGTGTCCCTGGACACCGGCAAACTGCTGGACTTCTCCGACGGCACCTTCAAGACCTCGCCCACTCAGCCTTCCTCCACCGTCGCCGCGATGCCCGGCTTCACCTACGACTACATCGTCCGGCTCTCCACCGTCGGGTATCCCCGGGGCCATTACCGGGCGCTGTTCCGGCAGGTCGTCACCGGCGAGGAGTTCAGCATCGACTTTTCCGTCGGGCTTCATGTGGGCCGCCGGCTCGGATACGCGGCCGCCTACGATGGATCCACCCTCACCCTCTCGCTGTGGGTCGAGGAGAATGGCGAGGCCCAGACGGACTATTCCAGTTTGAAGAATGTGACGATTCTTGATTCGTCCGGGGCTGCTGTCGACAACGGCACGTTCCCCGACAACTCCGCACCCACCAATGGGGTGTTTGGATTCCAAAAGACCATCGCCCTTGCTGCATCAAGTGTCTACATCGTGACGTGCAAGGCTGTCGTCCCAGGCCCGAGCGGCAATTATGAATTCTCGCTTCGGTTTGGGATGGCTCGGCCCTAAGCATTTGGAGTCGTACCTTGGGGGCCCAGCGTAGAAATCTTCCGCCCAGCCTGCTGGTCAACGAGACCTCGCCGACTCTCTCGGCGGACCTCGATGCCAACGGGCACAAGGTTGTGAATGTCCCGACGCCCACCAATGCGGGGGACCTGGTTCGCAAGTCCGACCTCGACGAGGTTTCAGCCCACGTCGATGCGGTTGTGACGGAGCTCCAGGACGAGATTGGTCAGGGTGCCACGCTTGAGTTTGACCAAACTGAGGCGTCGACGCTCTGGACCATCGCCCACAACCTCGGACGTCGGCCGTCTGTCACCACCGTCGATACGGTCGGCGATGAGATTGAAGGCCAGGTCCATTACGTCGATGCGAACACGGTGCAGGTTGCGTTCTCGCCCGCCGTTGCTGGTAAAGCGTTTCTCAATTAAGGGGAAATCATGGCAGTCGGGAAGTTCTACAAAGACATCAACCTCAATGGCAACCAGCTCCTGAATGCGGGGCTGGAAAAGCTCTCCGCGCCACCGACGCCCGGGACGCAGGGGCGGATCTTCTACAACACCACCTCCGCCCGCCTGTGCATCGACAACGGCTCCTCCATCGACACCTATGGCTTTGGCACTGTCACGAGCGTCGGCATCACCGGCCCCTCGATCTTCAACTATGGATCGGCCGTCACGGGCTCGGGCAACCTGAGTCTCTCGCTGGCCAGCCAGAGTCCCTACACGGTCTTTGCCGCTCCTTCGGGTGGCGGCACGCCCTCCTTCACGACCATCGACCACAACTGGATCAGCGACTTCAACACTGCTGTCCGCGCCAACACGCTCAACCAAATGGCCTCGCCGGTAGGCCCGGTGGCCTTCAACAACCAGAAAATCACGGGCCTCGCGGACCCCACTGCAGCCCAGGACGCAGCCACGAAGAAGTATGTCGATTCCGCAATCCAGGGCCTGCAGGTCAAGCCGACCGCGGATCTCGCGACGACCGCCGCACTGCCTTCGTGCACGTATGCGAACGGGGTTTCAGGCGTCGGGGCCACCCTCACCGGAACGTCCAATGGTGCACTGTCGGCAATCGACGGCATCACGCCGACGGTTGGAATGGTCATCCTGGTGAAGGACCAGGCGACAGCGGCACAGAATGGGCTGTACACCGTGACGGCCGTCGGCAGCGCGGGAGCCCAGTTCGTACTGACCCGCCACGTCGACATGGACGAAGCGGCCGAATTCTCCGGTGCGTTCATTCCGGTTTCCAGCCAGGGCACCGCCAATAAGAACTCGCTGTGGATCGCAAACCCCAGCGGCACCGTGACGGTGGGCACCACGAGCATCCCCCTGCAGCAGCTGGACAGCGCGGCAGATTTCACCGCCGGATCCGGCATCAGCATCTCCGGCAACACCATCTCCATTTCCGCGTCTTACACGGGGCAGACGTCCATCACTACGGTGGGGACGATCGCGTCGGGCACCTGGCAGGGGGCCGCTGTTGCCGTGGGCTACGGCGGCACCGGTGCGAGCACGGCGGCGGGCGCTCGGGCGAACCTCGGGGCCTTGACGCGAGTGACCGGGACGCTCAACGGCAATGGGTCCACGACCGTGTTCACCGCCACGCACAATCTCAATTCGACGGCTGTGCATGTGACGGTCTTTGATTCCACGGGGGCTCAGGTCGAGCCCGACATCCAGAACACCAGCGTGAACGCCACCACCATCACGTTCTCGCCCGCGCCGGCCAACGCATCGAGCTGGACGTGGGCCGCCATCGGATAAGAAGACCCGGGCAGCAGCACAAGGATCGGGATCAGGGGGACAAAGGTTTGAAGAAGTTTCTCGTTGACGTCAGCATGTCCAACAACCTCACGGTGACGGGGGCGTCTGCCGCGGGCACCCTCGTGTCCAGCGGGTTTGTGTATGGCAAGCAGCTGCAACTTGCTGGCCTGCTCAACAACATCGGATCCGGCACGTTTTACACGGCCTACCTTGGATCGATCATCAACCAGCCCATCGGCGGAACGGCCTCGAATGTCGACCTGATGATCGACCGCACCGAAACCAACCCCGGAAGTGGGCCGCAGTACCTGATTCAGGCTCGCACCAACGGGACCGACAAGCTCACGCTCACTAACAATGGCATCCTGACGGTCCCGGGTGCCGTGCTGTCCAACAGCTTTCAGTTCATCGGGATCCCTGGTTATTTGGCCGGCGACGGGTCCGGCAATCTGGTGGTCTCCGCCGACACTGGCCAACTCCAGCTCAGTGGCGACGATGGAGTGCATGTTCTTAGTGACCTGAACGTCAACGGCGCTCTCGTGTTCGATGGGGCCAATTACGCCACCGGAATCAATCAGCTTCGCGACGTCGAAGACGTTCTGATCTACGACTGGGCCAGCGGCGACCGGCTGTTTTACGGCAGCGGGCAGAACCTCACCAACCTGAACGCCGACAATATCGCCTCCGGCCAAGTCGCACCGGCCCGTCTGGCGACCGGCACCCCTTCCGCTTCGACGTTCGTTCGAGGCGACGGCACGTGGTCGCCGGTGGTCGCCGGCTCCAACACGCAGATCCAGTACAACAACAGCGGGGCTCCCGGGGCCAGCTCCAACTTCACCTTCAATCCTTCGAACGGCCTTTTCACCGTCGCGGGCAACGCGGTCGTCAACAGCGCCCGCAACTCTTACGGGCTCATCCTCAGCACCCCAGTGAACAACCTGTCATATTTTAACGTCTACGTTGACCCCAATGGGTGGGGCGGGGTCACCCTGGGGAGTGACTCCGGCACCGGCCAAGTCACATTTAGTGGGTATGGCGGCAACTGCATCAACAATGGGGATTACTGGAACGGCGGTGGGCTGTCCCTGGGATCCAACCTTCCGTGGGGCAACGGTGGGTGGGGTCTCCGAGTGGAGAATGCGTCCTCTGGCGCTGCATACTTTCGTGGGGCGGTGAAGTTTGATCCTGCGGCGGCCCCGAGCTCACCCTCGGAGGGCATGTTCTATTACGACTCGACCGCCCATGCCCCCAAGTTCCACAACGGCAGTGGCTGGATCACCGTTGGTGCCGGCGGCGGTGGGTCAGTCTCCGCGCCCCTTGCCCTTGTCGGAACCACCGACGCCGTTCAGCTGTCGGTGAAAGCCAACGCCACGCAGAACACCAACCCGGCGGTATTCGCCGTTCGAAACAGCAGCAACTCGATCGTGATGAGCGTCGATTCGTCTGGCAACGTCGTCTCCCCCAGCTTCTCGACTGGCTCGCCTGCGTCCATCGCCGATGACGGTAGCGGCGGCTGGTTAATTAGTGCCGACGCCGGCGGCGTGACCATCACGGGAGACAATGGCCTGGTCGTCGAAACATACGCGAATTTTGACCAGGGTGCTGCCTTCTACAATGGGGCCGATTTCTACGGTGGCTGCTATTTCGACGACGCCGGCATCTCGATCTTGCCTTGGTCCGGCCAAGGGGGCTGGATTGACATGCCCACGTGGGGCGCGTGTGGGATCGGCACTGGGGGGCCCGGCCAGAATGCGTGGATCGCGTATGCAGCATCGAGCAACCAGTGGTTCCCCGGGGCCAACGCAGGGGACGTTTGCTACCGGAATACGGCTGGTAGGATCCTGATCGGCACCAACTCTGGACGAACCCCCGACATCATCGTCGACTCCGCCGGCACCGTTTCCATGGGGGGCAACGCCTCCGTCGCCGGGACCCTTACGGCGACGGTGGTTGAGAAGGTCAAGACCTTTACGCCCGGGTCCACCGGCTGGTATCGCATTGCCACTCGCTCAAGCAATATGTCGGGCAAGCTGCTGATCACCGGGAGTGGGGGCGGTCGCCAGGCCGATGAGGAAATTCACTTCTTCGTGAATGGCTGGGAGTCTGTCTCTGCAATCAACCAGGTGAACTCGCTGCCTTATGGCGGTGGCGCGGTCCCCATCGTCGATCAGGTGCGTGCGTCGGGGAACGCAGGTGATGGCAGCACCTACCTTGATATTCATGTCAACGTCGCAAGCATTCCCCTGACCCTCTACCTGTACGGCAACAACGCGCCGGCGTTTCTCTCGACCCCGACGCTGAGCCCCACCATCGGACCCACGGGCCAAAGCGTCCTGACCGTACGGGCGGGCCTTCACACCACCGCCGCGATGTCGTGCAATGACCTGACGGTCAGCTACGGCATCAACGTTACGGGGATGTCGGGTCCCGGAACCGTCGCGGCGTACCAGTTTTACGGCGCGGCATGGACCGATCTTCGAATTCACAACCAGAATGGGGGCGTTCAGATCTGCGGCCCCAGCGACGGCGGAACCGTCGGCATTGGTTCTGTGCCGGGCACGGACAAGCTCACCGTCGGCGGCACCGTCAAAGCTACGTCGCTCAACGGGCCGCTCTACAAGACCGACTGCACGAATGGAAATCAGTACATCACCCTGCACCAGACGGGATACACCAGCGGTGTCGACTTCGGCGTCTACAACGATGGGGGCTGGTTTCGCGTAGGTGCTTACAACAACTACTCCTACATGTCCTGCTCCACGGACAACGGATCTCCCCGGCTTACCATGAATCGCGGAGACACGGGGGGTGAGCGATACATCCGCCTTTCCACTGGCGATAATTGGGGTGGATCTCACTTCTTTGGAAATTTCGCCAATGACGGCACAGGCATCAATTATTACACCACCGACACCTACAAACTGCTCAATTTCAATGGGACAATCCTGACTGTCACGGGGCGGGTGCGGCACAACGTTCTCGCCGCCACTGTCGCCTCCGGCGGAACCCTGAGTCCCGACTGGTCGACGGGCACGAGCGTGGATGTGACAGCCAACGGAAACATCAATTTGGGAAACCCCACCAACGCCGCCAACGGGGACAAGTTCGAATACCGGATCTACAACAACACGGGATCCGCCATCACCGTCACGCTCAGCGGTAGCAACATTCGCAATCCCAACTACACCATCGCCTCCATCGCCGCGGGGAAGCAGACCAAGATCGGCATGGAGTACACCACGCTCGGGGGCGTGACGAAGTTCGATGTCATTGGCTTGGCCGAGAACTACTAAATGTCCGTAACCACCTACAACACCGCAGGGACTTTCACCTGGGTCTGTCCGGCCGGCGTCACCGCGGTCACAGTGGAAAGCTGGGGCGGCGGCGGAGGCGGCGGGGCCGCGGGCGTGGATCACGGGAGCGCCATTTATGGGCAGCCCGTCAGCGGCGGCGGGGGTGGCGGGGGTGGCGGTGCACGCACCAAGTACAGTGTCACGACCGTCCCCGGGCGAAGCTACACGGTGACCATTGGTGCCGGGGGTGCTGGCTCGGCAGACCCCTTCATGGGCGACTCGGACAATGACGTGTACGAGGGCGGCAATGATTTCGCGGAGTATGGGGGCGACACGCTCTTTGTCGACAGCACCAATGGCCAGATTATGGCTGCCGCAGAGGGCGGTGGCGGGGCCGAGACCTTCTTCGGCCTGGGGGGAGGCGGCGGATTTGCCGATTACTCATACGATCACGGCGTCACGGTCTATGGCACGCTGGTCGACTCTGCAGATGGCGAGCAGGGCGTCACGGCCTACAACTATCTCGGCGGAGACGGTGGATCGGCCGGCGGACCGGGAGGCGGGACGGGCGGCTCGGGGGATCCCAGTGGTGGCTTTGATGACTGGGGAGGAGACTCCGGGGGATCTCCGGGAGCCGGCGGTGGCGGGGCCACTGGCGTCATGCCGGGCGATGAGCAGTATTACGGCCCAGCCTCGGAGGGCTATTCGACGCTCAGTGGGTCAGGCGGCAACGGGGCCCCTGGAAAAATGATCATCACGACAGTTGCCTCGCCGCCGCCTGGCACATCACGGTCGAATTTTCTGATGTTTATGTGAGGAAACAATGGGGCTTTATCCAACCCAAAACTCCGTCACGCCGGAACAGGCGGTTGCCCAGGGAATCGACAGCCTGTTGATGCAGGCAGCGCAGGCCAACAAGGTCGCGTACGAAGGGATTCGCGCCCTGATCCACCAGAATGGGGCCAAGTTCACCGCGGAGCAGGTCTATGCGGCATGGACGGCGAACACCCAGACCGGCCTGACTCCGGAGCAACTGGCAGACGCGGCCATGCTGATGAAAGCGACGCTCAATCTGTTCACGCCCGGGACGATTGTCGATGACGTTCCCGAGGCCACCATTACTTTTCCTCAGGCACCCTTGACGCCTGCTGGCCAGTAAAACACCCTTTTGTGGAGATCGTTATGTCCCTCTATCCCAACGAAGCACCCAACTCCAAGGAAGAAGCCCTTGCCGCCCAGATCGATCGCTGGCTTATCAAGGCCGCCGGCGTGACGTTTGACGCGTACACCCGGATCATGCAGTTGATCAATGCCAACCCGAACTTCAAGACCGAAGCCGGCGAGTTCGATCCGGCGGCGGCATTCGCCGCGTTTGCCGCTCATACCGAAACCGGCTTGACGGACGTACAGCTGCGGGAGGCTGCCCAGTTCCTCAAGGCACTGGTGAATCGCTACACCCCCGGCAAGATCAGCGACAGTATTCCCGAAGCCGTGGTGACCTTCCCGCAGCCCCCGGCCCCCGCGCCGGCCGCCTAAATTCTCCAAAATCTAAACGACGAAGCGGGCAGTCGCGGGACGTACCATCTCAGCGAGGACAAGGTTCAACCGTAAGGAAAGGCACGCACCATGACCACGACGATCGAAACACCCGAAAGCACGACCCCCGCTGCCCGCGAGGCAGCGTCCTCCCATTACTCCATTGCGCCCGATACCAAGGAAGTCCGCCAGTGGTCCGAGACCGAGGCGGCCGGGGAAAAGGGCCTTCAGAAGACGCTGGTCTACGCTGAAGTGCTCGAAGATCGGTGGAACGAACGCGTGGCCCGCGAAGGCACTGTCGTCTGGGTCAACCCCTTCGAGCCCCGCAACAAGCAAACGACCTATGCCACCCCGGAGGAATGCCAGGCGGCGATGGACGCGGGCTACAAGATGCAGATCGAGGCCGCAAAGCTCACCAAAGAGCCCGAGCACGCATGGACCCCGCAAAAGAAAATTCTCTCTCCCAAACGCACGATCGAGGACGTGGTCCCGCCCGCCCAGGCCAAGATGATGAAAGCGGCCATGGAGGCGGCGAAGAACAACACGCCAAGCACTCCCGCCAAGGGCGGCCCCCGCACCACCAGCGTGGACGAACTCACCGCCAACCGCGTGCTCAAGATGCCCGACCACGAAGCCGTGGAGCGAATTGGCGAACTGAGCGCCCGCGAGCTCCAGCGACTGGTTCACCTGGCGGAAGCCTATGGCAAGCGGAAAATTATGAAGGAAGCCAAGGCGAAGCTGGCCGCGGCAAACTAAGCAGTCACAGCCTGGGGGGATGATGGATTTCGATCTCAGCACACTTGTCAGTTGGGCACGCCGCGCCGGCGGCGATCGCGTGCAGCGAACCCGGGAGACTATCTCCTCGGACGGCACCGCCACCTTCACCCTCGGCAACGACGGATTCATCACCCTCGCACGGATCCGGGTGGATGGTGACGAAGTCGACCTCTCCAGTGCGACCCTGCAGGAGAACGATGTCACCCTCGGCACCGCCCCTGTTGATGGTGCCCAGATCGACGTGATCTATGGGCTGGCCCGCTACTCCGACGCCGAAGTGATTGAGTTCCTCTGCGACGCCGCGGGGTCGGTTGCATCCGACCTGCACTTCGAATGGACGGTTTCCCTGCAGGACGCCAAGATCGTGGATCTCCCGGAAGTGGCGTTCAATGCCGCCAAGGATGATCTCGACCTTGGCATCCAGCGGTTGATCGTCCTGCAGGCGGCCCTTGCCCTTGCAAGCGACAAGGGAAATCAGGCCGCCGACGACGCGATCGTGGTTCGCGACAACAAGACGCTGATCGACACCAGCAAGGCCTCGGCGAGTTCCGAAACCTCCCTCAAGAGGTTCCAGAAGAACTATGACACGGCCTTGCTGGCGTACCGCCGTGATCACTTCAAGCCCGCGTCCGACGGGGACCGGGGTTGCCGCGGCTCCATCTTTTACGGGTGCTAAGCCATGGCCAGAGAGCTGATCAAGCCAAGGCACGACCGCCTGTTTCGCGATCGAATTGCGGGACTGGTTTCAAGCCTGAGCAAGAAGTCCACGGCCTTTGCGGTCAGCGAGGCCAAGAACCGCTGCACCAACTGCGTGTTCGACGAATCCCGAAAGACGTCTTCCGGCCGATACAACGGCACGGGTCCGCGGCCGTTCACCACCAAGGTGTGCCCTGTGTGCACCGGCGCTGGCGTTGTCCCATCGGTCAAAAAGACCAAGCTCGTCGCCACCGTCACCTGGGGAGAATCAACCGTCAATGACGGGAACATCCCGCTGCCTGAAGGCGAGCTGCCGGTCGGACATGCCGAGATCAAGGTGCTGATTGCCCAGGTCTCGATTGCGGAAAACGCCACGTACTTTCTTGTCGATGGCGTTCGGTGCGAGCGGGTAGGGAGAATCACCACCAGTGGCCTGCTGACCAAGGCCACGGGAACGTTCGTGGTGAAGATCGAAAAATGAGCGACAGCGGGGTAAAAGTTCGCATCGTCGCCGGGGGCAACCCGACGGCGGTGAGCCTCGAATCTCTCGAGCGGCTCCCCGAGATCCTAGAAGAGGAGATCGACAAGGTCATGGTCGCCGCCGGCGAGCGGATCGAGTCGAACCTTCGCGAGCTCTACGAGCGGGTGATCCGCGAGCGGCCACGCAAGGAAGGCGAGAGCCTCAAGAAAGTCGTCCTGGAATCACTGCACCACATGGTCGACAAGGTCGGCGGCGTGGTGAAGGTGGGCGTTTTCGATGAAGGCGAAGCCGAAGCCAACACATCGGGCCAGGAGTTCGGTGCCGACGGCCGCGGTCTCTTCCACATCCTCGAAGAGGGCTATGGTCCCAGCGAGGAGTGGGGGTTCTGCCCACTGGACCTTGCGCAGGACCTCGCCAGGAAAGCCGCCGAAGAGGGCGGACACAACCCCCAGCAGGTGCAGGCCTTCGTCGACGAAATCATCGAGAAGTTCTCCGGACGCCACGGCGACGGGATCATGGTGGATGTCGCCAAGCCCCTGTTCTTCAAATTTCCGGATTTTGGTACCCCCCTTGAGCACGGCATTCTTCCCCACGGGGGATGGGCCGGCTGGCACGTCCTGGACACCCAGGAGGAGCCCAAAAAAGGACACTGGCTGTATTCGCTTCTCGACGAGGCGGCCGACCGGGCCTTCCGTCGACTCACGAGGGCTTAGAGCATGGCGGCACGCACACGGCAACTTCAGGACTCCATCGAGTATCGACTGAGCCAGATCCTGTTTCAGCAGGGGTGGGTGATCTCCCAGGAAAACCTGTCGCTGGTCGCGGTCGCAGGCGAAGCCGACACCTACACCATCACCTCCACCCTCCCGTGGGTGTTCTTCGATGTCGCCGGAAAGAACACCTCCGACGCCAACGTTCGGGTCTACCGCGACGGGGCCATGCTTCCCAATTCGGACTACGAGGTGGACTATCGCCTCCGCCGCATCATCATCCTCTCGCCGGCCCCGGGATCGCTGACCGCGGACATCACCACGCTCGCCTGCCACCTGTGGCGCGGCTATCCCACCGAAGAGGAGCTGGAGCTTCTGGATCTTCCGGTGGTGGCCTTCACGGTGGACGATCAGTCGACGCAGCCATTTGCCATCGGGACATCCCTGCGGCACCGGATCTATCCGCTGCAGGTGGATCTGCTGGCGGCCAATGACACGCAGCAGGTGGACCTGGCGGATGACATCGTCGATTTTCTGATTCGCACCGGGCTCATTGACACCAGCATCTCGTCGCCGCTGCAGGACAACGGACGCCGGAACGAGCAGTTCGACTTCGACGCCGCCTTCGTCTGCTGGATCCAGGTTGCAGGCCTTCGGGGAAAGCGGGTGGCCCCGCGACAAAACGGCAGCGAGAAGGAACGCTTCCGGTCCCTGATCACTGCGGATTTGCGGATTGTGAGATAAGCAGACGGCGAAGCCGCCGCATTGCAGCCAATAGTATCAGGTGTCAATCTGCATCTGCGGCCGTGCCGCATCATCTATTTGCGAACAACTCATGTTGAGGGGGGATAATGAGCACCATTTTCACTCATGAACGCGTCGACCTGGCGGCGGGCCTTCTGGCCATTCCGACGCTCCTCTGGGGTGGCAACGCTCTCCAGACGATCCAGGTGACGCGCAACACGCCGCGTAATCCGCAGCAGGCGGTCGGCTACCTCGGCGTCGTCGACTACACCCGCGGCATCGTGACCTCGGACGTGTCGCTCGACACCTTCCTCGTCGAACACAACAGCGGCGGCGAAGCGGACCTGCTCGCGTCGGCGAACTCCGCGATCAACAAGTATGCCGCCGAGACCATCACCGCCGGCACCGAGTCCTACGCCCTGACCAGCTTCGCCCTCGCGTGCGCTGCTGGCGCTCCGACGACGGCCAACTACGGCTGGATGACCGCCGGTATGGCCTCCTACCTCAAGACCAAGGCGGCCCCGGCCGTCTCCAACGGCGACGTGTTCGCCATGGTCCTTGGCGACGAAGGTTCCGGCCTCGCGCTGGTCGCCGACTGGGCCGACATGGACAGCGGCACCGTCGGCAATCAGGGCCCGACGACCTCCACCATTCCCGTCATCCACGACGATGGCACCTCCGGCACCGTCAGCGACGCGGGCATCCCCGCCGGCGTTCAGAACGTGAACATCCAGGGCAACATCAACCGCGACAACGTCCTGGACATCCGCTCGAGCTTGCCCTGTGCGTTCATCACCACCTACCCCGTGGGCATCACGATGGACATGGAAGTCTATCAGCTGCCGGGGACCTCCGACCCCTCGACCACGCCCCCCGCCTGGAGCTACCTCAAGAGCCTGTCGATCGTCTCGGCCGCGGACGCGACCAAGATCTACGCCAAGATCACGGGCTTGGCCAAGCAGACCGAGACCGAGTCCATCGGCGTCGGCCGGTACCTGTCCTACAACGTCAACTTCCAGGGCTCCGAAATCTGGATGCCCCTCAAGGCTCTCGCCTAATCCCACCCCAACACTGCGGGGCTTCGGGCCGACAGGTCCGAGGCCCCCTTCGGCCTGGGTCTCCGCGGGCCTTAAATGCGGAGTCGGTAAAGGTTCAATTTCAAGGAGCGGACCCATGGGAAACAACACCCCTGTTGTTGGCGACGACACGTCCCCTTACACCCAGCCCACCACCGAGCAGATCGCCGCTGAACTTGCGGCGTGTGCGGCAGACAAGGTGAGCCTGCAGAACGAGTTCTCGCAGGTGATTCACCGCATCATGCTCGAGGGCCTCAAGGCCATCGAGAGCGCGCTGCCCAATCACAAGGTGGCAGGACATTCCGATAACCGTCTTCATTTCGCCCTGCGCCGGCAGCTTTTGAGCCACGGCAATGACCAGAAGCGTGCGCTTCCCGAGCTGCTCAAGGCCTATCGCGTTCGGCAGGTCATGGAGCGGACCGTGGTTGCCCGCATCGGGGCCAACATCCCACCGGAGCAGACGATCATCCGCGAAGGCGATCTCCAGCAGTAATCACGCAGCTGCGTGAGGTTAAAGGCATTTTCAAGGAAAGAGGATCCATTCATGTTCGAGACGATCGACAACAAGGAATCGCGCGTTTTCCGGGCCAAGACCAGCGCTGGCAAGGTGGTGGGGGTCCGGATCCGCAAGGCCACGACCCGCGAGCAGGAGCTGTCGGACCTGGAATACTCCCGGTCCTACAACGAGTCGCTTTTCGCGGGCCTCCCCACCCGCGTCCGCATGACCAACAAGCTCAAGGAAGCGGGCCAGTGGACGCCCGATGACGACGCCCGCCGGGAAGAAGTTCGCGTGACCTTCGTGGCGGCGGACCAGAAGATTGGCGAAGCCAACGAGATGATCAAGAAGCTCCTGACCGTCAACGGCAAGGAGATCACGCTGGACGAAGCGCCCGCGGACGTGAAGGCCCGCCACGCCCAGCTGGTCGCCGATCGCGACGCACAGGTGGTTTCGCGGGCCAAGGCATACACCCAACTCCTGGCGATTCGCGGCGAGATCGATTCGCTCTTCGCCCACACTGCCGACCTCCGGGCTGAAGAGTCCCAGCGGGATTTCGTCATGGCCTGCACGACCGAATACGTCGATGTCGCCGGCGGCGAAGTGCTCAAGGTCACCGGCCGCGTGTTCGACAGCGTCGAATCGCTTCGGTCCTGCACCGACGAACTGCTGCTGGAGCGGCTCGTGTACGAGCACTCCATGTTCGATGCCGGCATGCCCAGCGAGTTCAAGTACAAGGACGAACCGGCGGATGCCGGCGATGCCACGGGCGATGGCGGCAAGGATGCCGATTCCGCCCAGGTTGCGGACAAGGCGGGCGATGGCTCCGCCGATGTCGCAGCCTAAGCATGCCCGCCGCCAGGCGAGTGTGGGCCCAGGGCACCCGTGGGGGAGTGCCCTGGGCTTTTTTATTGGGGGGCCATCATGGACGAAGCATACGGCGACCTGCTCGATGAACGCGGACAGATCCGGGACTCGGTCCTCGACGATTTGCTCATCGAGATCATCTCGGGCAAGAGCATCTTTGAATCCGGCAACGAGCTCTATGCGAGCCGGCCGCCGGTGATGGCGGAACTGGATGCCGCGCGGCTGGTGTACCGGAGGAAGGTGCACGAGGCGACAAAGTCCGGCCTCCCCAGCCGCGCGGAGATGGAGAAGATGGCGATCGCTCGGGGCATCGTTGACGCCCAGGAGCGGGCGGAGATTGCCTCGCTTGAATCGTACATGCAGCGGCTCAACGCCAGCCGAGAGGGATCCACGGACGAAAAGTATCGCATCGAGCTGGCCGCCCAGATGGAGGAGACCTACCAGCGTCTTGCGGAACTCCGGGCGTCCGACGAATCGCTGTTTGCCCACACCGCTGAGTCCAAGGCCGAGTTCTGGCGGATTAGCTTTCTCACCTCCCGGTGTACCCTTTCCGGCGAGCTCCTGGACATCCCCCTGTGGGCGACGTGGGAGGACTTTCGCGCCTGCGAGAATCCTGTTCTTGTGCGGGATGCACGCAGGGCATTTGTGAGAGTTTTTAACGGTTTGCCCATTACCATCATCAGAGCTGTTGCCCGCACAACCGAGTGGCGAGCCCGCTGGAAGGCTTCCCGGGAATCGGGCACGCAGCTCTTCGACGGATCAAGTGCCGACTGGGACGCCAATAAGCGAAACCTGGTCTGGTGGTCCGACTTCTACGACGCCATCTATCGTCACCCCGATTGCCCTCCGGATGAGACGATTCGGGATGACAAGAGCCTGCAGGATTGGGTCAACAAGCAGATCGCCAAGAGCAAGAAGGCATCTCGCGAGTCCAAGCGGCCGGATGCACCGGCCACGCCTCCTCGCACTTTCCGCCTGGGGGATGGACGACGCGTCCCGGCGGTGAAGGTTGGCGAAGAGAGCATCAAGGTCAACACGCCCATCAAGATCAGGGCTTCGCGATAAAGGCACAAGGGGGGATTGATGGGCAGCCGCAAGTGGGGAATCGAAGTCGACATCGACCTGCGGAAGGTGCGTCAGCGCGTCAGCGAGATGACGAAGTCTGTCGCCGAGGTCGAATCCGCCACCGGACGCATCACCTCCGCCGTCTCCTCCCGCATGGGAAGGGCAGGCGGTTCCGCCGGCGCTGCCGTCGCCAGCCTCCACAAGGAAATCCAGCAGCTCCGCACCGAGATGAAGGCGATCGCCAAGGCGTCGATCACGCCGGCTGGGCCGCCCCGCACCACCACCCGGCGGATGTTCCAGAGCCGCTACGGCATCAATGACGACTACTTCAACCAGCCGGCGTCGGCCCGCGGCCCCATGCCCCGCCCCTTCACCATGGGCGGAAAGCGGTATTACGACTCCAACCAGGTGATGGCGACGCTGCTGCAGGCCAAGGTGGCCTTTCCGATCACCCAGAAGCTCGAAGAGATCAAGAGCGCCATCGAACGCGGTGTGGTGACCAACGCACCTCAGGCGGACGCGGGCCGCATGGTCAAGCAGGCGGTTGACCAGATCCAGAAAGTGGCAGGCGCTGCACGCCGCGGCGGCACCCCCTCGGGCTTCATCAGAAACCTTCCCACGCGAGCACAGGCCTTTGCCGACCAGGGGCGCGAGCTGGCCAACCAGATCTACGCGCTCAAGGCGAGCATTTCCTCCGAGCAGCACCGGATCGCCCGAGCGTCGGGCCTCAACCAGGAGGCCAGCTACAAAAACAACGTCGGTAAGCTGAACCGCTCCCGCACCCTCGGACGCCAGCTGGCGGCGAATCTTCAAAACTACCCCCAGGACATGGCCGTCGCCCAGCTCTATGACCAGCTGGTGAAAAGCGGGGCCACGCAGGGGGGCGGAAAGGGCCGCGGTGCCCGTTATGGGTTGACCAACACCCTGCGTCAGCCGGAGGTGGAGGCAGCGTTCCGCAAGGCCTTCGAGCTCAATGACAAGCAGTGGTCGATGCTGCTGCGCCGGTCCAACTCCGTCGCCAAGAACTACAAGGGTTTCCTGGACCCTCAGGCGATCCTGGGCCCGCTGCAGAACCAGCTCAAGAGCCTCTCCGAAACTTCTCCCTCGGCCGGCGGCGATGCGAAGGTGGCGAAGGCTGCCCGTCAGCGCGTCACGAAGATTGTCGAGGCCGTTGAGGCCAAGGCAGCGGAGCAAATTGCAAAGGCTCCGGTCGCCACGAACGACTCCGCACTGGAGGCCCTCAAGAACGGTCGCGAGGCGATGATTGCCCGCACCATGGCCAACGCCAAGAAGGCCATGGCGAACCTTGAGTCCAAGGGTCTCAGCGACAAGTACAGCCGCCGCGTCGCCTCCGCATTCTCTGACCGCGTCCGCCTGATCAATGCCGGACACTACGACGTGCCGGCCAACAAGCGGAAGGTTCTGGTCGACGAACTGGAACTGGAAAATGACCGAACCCTCCGGGGTGGAACCTCCCGCGGATCCTTCCGTCACGCCGTTCGCCGGAGCGAACTTGCCGCATCCGGTCGCACGCGGACGTCATCCGGCTCGAACGCCGGGGACGAGCCCAACGATCTTTCCGGCATGTGGACCCGCTTCAAGGGGGCCGCCGGTCGGGCGGCGTACTGGGGCGCAGCCGGCGGAGCGATCTACGGCGGCATCGGCGTGGCCCGTGACGGCCTCAAAACGATGGCGGACTTCGAAAATGCGATGATCCGCGTCCGCAAGGTCACCGATCCTGGTGCGCTGAACATGCGGGAGCTGGGCAAGTCGGCCCGCGAGATGGCCACCGAGTTCGGAGCCAGCCTCGACGAGGTCGGTTCCGCGATGGAGATCTACGCGGCCCAGGGGCTCAAGCAAAAGGACATCCTCGAGCAGACGCGCGTCGCCATGGTGGCCGCCAACGTCACCGATCTGGACATGGTCAAGGCCACCGAGGCCCTGACCGCCGCGGTCAAGCAGTTCAACCTCCCGATGGACCAGTCCATGCGGGTGCTCGACTCGTGGAACGAAGTCGAGAACAAAACCTCCGTCAACGCCAAGGTGCTCACCGAGGCCCTCAAGCACTCGGGCACCGTGGCTCGTGCCGCCGGCGTCGACTTCGACAGCTTCAACGGCATGGTCGCCGCCGTCGGCGAAGCCACCCGCAAGTCGGGCGAGGAAATCGGCACCAGCTTCAAGTTCATCTTCCAGAATGCCCGCCGGGATCAGGCCGTCGAAGCCTTGCAGGACATCAACGTGCTGTCGGTGGATGCCTCCGGCAAATTCCGCAGCATGAAGAACGTTCTGGGGGAGGTCGCCGACAAGTGGGGATCGCTGACCGAGCGCCAGAAACAGAACGTCGGCGTGTCGATTGCTGGCATCCGTCGCCTCAACGACTTCTTTGTCTTGATGGAGAACTGGGACCGCGCCAAGGAAGTGGCGGACATCTCCAACCCCCTCAACTCCTCCGAATCGGCGATGAAAGAAAACAAGATCGCCATGGAGTCGCTCAACAAGCAGATCGACCAGCTCAAAGCGTCTTACGACGGGCTGTGGGCGAGCCTGGGCGAATCGGGGGCGATTAACGTCCTCAAGGGCCTCACCAACGCCCTCAAGGGGCTGCTCGATCTGACCTCCGGCCTCAACAACTTGACCGGTGGAGCCGCCGGCGGGACCGCGGGCACCCTGGGTGCCGCCAGCCTCATCGCCGCCCCCTTCGTCGCCAACCTCGATGTGCTGGGGATGTTCTCTCCGACTCCCTCAAAGGCCACCCGCCGTCGCCGCGCGGCAGCCAAGTCCTTCGACAAGCAGGTCGTCGAAGGGCTCGTTGGCGAGCAATCCCTGGGCGATGCTGCCACGGGGAGCGGGGTTCCCAGGCTCCTGGCAGGACGCCGGTTTCAGTCGGCCATGGGCCTTTTGGGCGTGCATGCGGCGGCGAGCTACTACGACTCGCACCTGCGACAGGGGTCCCCTGAGCGGCCCACCGCCCGTGACACCGCTGTCACCGTTGGTTCGAACCTTCTCGAATCGGGCTTGGCCGCATCGGCTCTCTGGAAGGGGAACGTCTTTCAGGGCGGCCTCCTCAAGAACTTCCGAAGCCAAGGCATGGGCAGCAAGCTGGGCGTGATCCTGCTGGCACTCCAGGCCGCGGGCACGATCTCCGGTTCGCTCAGTGACTACTTCAAAGGTCGCGCGTCCGGCCCCGAGAAATCCCCACAGGTCGTGAAGGCAGGCACGCTCGATGCCGTGCAGGAAGGTGCCGAGGGGCAGTACGTCCTGACGGCCAAGCGGCTGAGTGAGTTCGTCACCGAATATGACAAGGCCCTCCGCAGTCTCGTCGACACCAACCGCGGCATCATGGAGACCCAGCAGCAGATCGCCGACGCGGTCGTCGACGCGGGCAGCCTCACGGGCGAAGCCCTTGCCTCCAATGGCACCGGTGTCCGCTCGGCCACCATGAAGGTCCGCGGCCTGGAGGAAATCGACCGTCGCGACATTCGCTCGTTTGGGAGCCCCGTGGGCACCGGCGATGCGTCCAACGTCCCGACGATGTACCGGGAATTGATTGGGCACGCGATCCTCGCCCAGAAAAACGGGGCCACGGTGGGCCTCGAAGGATCCGTGCTTGGCGGCCTGGAGTTGAACCATGCTGTCACCGGGCTGGGATCGGAAATTGGCAAGCAGATCAACGCCCTCTTCAAGACCAAGGGCCTGTTGGACGTCAAGACCGCCGACAGCGACATTGCCCAGAATTTCAGCGAAGACACGCTGAAGTCTCTGCTGAAAAATGACACGATCTACGGGCAGATCAACAAGCTGATCACCGATGCCGAGAATGCCAAGAAGTCCGGCAACACGGATCTCTCCGAGTCGTTCAAGACCCAGGCCCGACAGATCGCCGCAGAGGCCGTTCAGGATGAAGCCCACAAGGTCCTGGACATCCCGCGGGCTGAGGCCATCCGCCAGCTCTCCGATTACCGCACGACGGCCCGCGAATCCGTGGGCGTCCTCGGTGCACGCTACCAGAGCCTGCAGACCACGGGACAGGTCTCCAATGTGCAGGAGTTCCTGAGCCGCGCGGATGTCAAAGAACTCGTTGATGGTTTGCGGTCCCGCCGCTCCCGCGTGGACGCCGTCCGAGATCAGGCGGCGGCCCGGCTTGACGAGCTGCGGAATGCCCCGGACTCGACCAAGTCGACGGCCGGCTACACGGCGGAGCTGCGTAATGCAGAGGACATCGTCAAGCTGCTTCAGGGCACGTCGGAGGCCATGTCCAACAGCCTCGGCGATCTCGAAAAGAACGTCGAGCAGAGTGCCGTTGGATTCCAGAAGCTTTCCAGCGAACTGGACCTGGTCTCGGCCCGCGCCCGCAACGGTGGTGCCTTGGGGCTCTCGGGCGTCAGCGCCCTGGACTTTGGCCTCAAGCAGATCGGCGAAGAAATCCAGAAGGTCAGCGGCGATGGGTCGCTGACGGAAAACAACCGCGACGCCGCCCTCAAACGCCTTGGCGAATTGAAAAACGAAATGGAGCTCCAGCGGAAGTTGGAACTCGATCAGCGTGAGTACGCCAAGAAGGGGCTGACCCAGTCGGTCCTGACCACCCGCCTGCTTTCGTCGGCAGGGCTGGAAGGCAATGGTGCGCAGCAGTACGTCGAGGCCGCCCTCTCCCAGTACAAGGAAACCGTGCAGAACCTCGTGGGCCGGTTCACCGAGTCGCACCCCGACGCCAGCCGCGACGACCGCGACAAGTTCCTCGGCGACGCTTCGCAGGCCCTTGAGCCCCTGACCAATTCGCTCAAGGACTTGATCCGCAGCCAGGACGCGAACTTCCAGAAGAACTATTTGCTTGCCAGCCCCAGCGATCGCGCCATGGCCGACCAGGTGCAGGCGGCGATGCGTCAGGGCATGACTGCCGACGACATCTTCTCCGACCCCTACGTGCGTGAAGGTGCGAAGAACAACCCGCTGCTCAACGATCTGCTTGGCAAGGCGGTCGATTCGCAGGTCGCCGAGCAGGCCCTTTCGGTGCAGCAGGACTCCCGCGGCATCCTCGCCCAGATCGAAAAGAACACCGCCGGACTTGGGGAGAAATATGGGCTTCCCACGAGCTCGCACGCCTCCGGGACCCTCCACCAGCGGGGCACCCGCAACGTCGACGGCCGCGGCCGCATCAGTCGCGACGGCACGATCGCCGAACTCCACAAGGGTGAGATCGTCCTGAACAAGCGGCAGTCCGACGAACTGCTGATGAACCGCTTTGAGACCGGCACGGCCCCTGATCTGAGAATGGGCGGAGCGAAGGATCTCTACCGCTGGCTCCGCACCAAGGGCTGGTCGCTGCAGTCCGTCCCCGGCGAGGGCTACGGGGCAAGCAACGCCAAGTTCCCGGGCCAGATGCCCGTTCGCCCTGAGCCGACGGTGCTCGCCGCCCTGAAGCGGACCGAAGCCCAGGACCGGTTCTTCCGCAGCATGGGGATGCTGGCCGCCGGCCGCGGTGCCGCCGATCAGTTCTCGCAGCTCGTCGCCGGCCCGTCGGCTGAGATGTTCCGCCTCGCTGGCGGCAGCAATGCCACCAACCTGATCGAACGGATGAAGCTCCGGGCGTCGAACCTGGACATCCTGGGTATTGGATCGGGCAAGACCAAGTCCCTCTTCGCCAGTGCGGTCATTCGCGACCGGCTGCTCAAAAGCGGGGCGAGCGCTCAGTTCCTCAAGCCCACTTTCGTCGCCGACGGGAAGCTCGTCCCGGGAACGAGGATCCACGCCGTTGATCCGGCCACCATCGAGCTCTCCCGCTTCCTGGCATCCGGCGGCGTCAACGCCCCCAAGGGTGCCGTCAACCGGGGTGCGGGAGTCCTCGGGCACGAGGCAAACCATCTCCTCGACCGGATGTGGCGTGGCCAGGTTTACCCCAACGATCTGCCCAAGCAGCGGCAGGTGATCGGCAAGCTCTGGGGCATGGTCTCGGGCAACGATGACCCGCTGATGAAGATCGCCCGCGAGCGTTTCTTCTCGGTGGCCAGCAGCGGCAAGAAGAACTATTACGGCCAGCTGCTTTCCCGCTTCTCCAAGAACCCCTCGCAGCAGATGTACAGCGGCATCGGCCAGCGAATGATCTCGGAAATCATGTCGCACTACGTGGAGCTGGCCAAGGCCACCGGCAAGCCGCTGCCCGAAGTGATGCGCCAGATGAACGCCGCGAAGGCGGAGAACTGGCTCTCCCTGTCTTCCAAGATCCAGAAGGCCGGCAGCAGCGGCGTCCCGATGCGGGATTACGGGAACGCCAAGAGTGCGACGATCTCCAAGATGCTCGAAGCGCTCTCGGAGCACCCCGAAGTCACTGGCTTCCGGAACGCCGAATCGCTGCTCGCTGGCAAGTGGCGCAACAGCCGCTACTTCCCCACCTTCAGCCGATTGATCCCCGGGATGGCCTCGAGCGCTGGCAATGCCGGACGTTCGTTCCTTCGCTATCTCGCCGAGAACGGCGGCAACGGCGGAAGCAACTACGGGCCCTACACGCCCGGTCGCCTCTCGCAGGCACTCGCCGGCGAATGGGGCCGCATCCGCACCTCGGCGGTCAACAGCACCGCCCAGTGGTACCGGGAATCCGACACGCTCAACCTGATTCGCCGCGGGTGGGGCGTCGGCAAGAAAGCCGCCTCTGCCATCGGCTCTGAATTGAAGGACATGGGACGCCTGTCCTGGCAGTCGGCCACCACCAGCACCGCCCAGTGGTACCGCGAGTCGGACACGCTGAACCTGCTCCGCCGCGGGGCATCCAAGGGTCGTTCGATCTTTGGGGACTGGTACAGCGATCTCCGGAATCCCGAGCTGAGCAATCAGGCGGTGGCCCCGTTCGAGTGGCTTTCCGCCGGCCCCAAAACCACGCCGGTGTACCGCTACGGGATCAACAAGTATCTCAGTTCCTGGGGCTCCCGCATCGCCTCGGGGGCCAGCCGCGCCGGCGATGCGATGGGCGGCCTGCGTGAAGCCGCGGGAATCCGCCTCGCCCCTGTCGCCGGTCGTCTGGGTGCGTTTGGTGGCCGCCTTGGAGCCTTTGGCGGACGTGTCGCCGGTACCCTCCGTGAGGGTCTGGAGCTTGGCGGCGAAGGCCTGCGACTTGGCGGTCGCTTTGCCGGCAAGTACGGAAACATCGGGGCCACCGTCGGGTTGGCGGCCGCTCAATACTTCGGCTACCACCTTCCTCGCCCGATTGACTCCACGCTGGGGGTGGTGGCGGCCCACGGTCTTGCGGAAAGCGGCACCCTCACGGGCCTGGGCATCCGGTCCCGGCTGATCTCCCGCGCCTCGACTGCTCTTGAATCGCTTGCTGTCAACGGCGGCAGGCTTTCCGGGGCCGCCGGCGCTGGGTCCCGCGGTTTGATTTCGCTGGGACGATTCAGCAGCGGTGCTACCCGCCTCGGCGGCAAGATCCTCGAACCCATCGCGGTGGCGCAGGCAGGTTATGACCTGTCGATCGTCCCGTCGTGGCTGCTGCACAAGACCGGTGCGATGTCCGACGGTACCTACAAGCGGACCGCCGAAGCTCACGCCGCGCTGGGAGCCGGCGTCGGCGGGCTGCTGGGCGATTCGCTCTCGACGATCTGGAGCCCCGACGCCCGCACCGCGTGGGGACTCGTTGGCTCCAAGTACGGTGCCAATCTCACCAAGGGAGACATCTGGTCGCAGGCCTACGACAGCAAGAGCTGGTACAACCCGATGGGCCTCTACGACGTCGCCGGCGTCACCGCCAACAAGCTCCTCGCCGGCTGGGCCGACGCCAAGGGTCAGGTGCTCGACGAGCAGGACACCAACCAGTGGAAGTTCGGCCGCAACGTCACCGACCACCTGATGTTCGAGAAGTTGCTGCTGGGCGATCCGGCGACGCGTGCAATGGTCGAAAAGCGGATTGATTCCGCTTCCGGAAACGGCGGAGCCAGCGACTACCAGGGCTCGCTGAAGGACCGCATTGCCCAACTCGACGCCCAGATCAACCAGGGCGAGAAGTATTCCCGGAGCCTGGACCAGACCGACCCGCGGGTGAAGTCCATTCTCGCGAGCCTCGATTCGGCCCGGTCCTACCGCGAATCGCTGCAGGGACGCCTGGGCAAATACGGGAACATCAAGTCCGCTCGCGGAAAGATGCTCGAGCAGTACGCCCAGACCATCCGCGAGGTTTCGCCCGACGGCTACAAGCAGATGATGACCTCGGGCGCTCGGCGGCTCCTCGGGGATGTCGCAAGTGCCTTTGGAATCACCGCCGACGGCAAGGTGATCGATCGCCTCGCGGCCGGTGCCGCCGGCATGCCCAGCGACGCAACCCTTGTGGACCTGCTCAACGCCAGCGGCGCAGGAATCGACGCCGGGGCGATCGCCTCGATGCTTGATCCGAGCCAGGGCGGCATCGCGGGCACCCAGAAACTCAAGGGCCAGATCGCCACGGCTTTCACCGACGGTGGTGCCGACAAGCTGGGGAAGGCGGGGGTTGCCGACAAGCTCACCCCCGATCAGATCAAGGGGATCCAGAAGTCGCTGGGCGACGTGACCTCCGAGTCCGATTCCTTCTCCACGCTCTCGCAGATCGCATCGAACTTCGGCCCCCGATACTCGGCGTGGAAGAAGTCCAGCGACATGCTTTCCCAGCAGGCCAGCGGTCTTCTGGGCAGCCTGACGATCCCGTCGTACGACCCGGTCAAGGCCCCGGCGGCCATCCGCAGCCTCATCGAGCGGTACAACCGTGCGATGCCCGGGTTGTCCCAGGGGTATGCCTCGGTGTCGGCGGAGGGCGGCGATCTCCGCAACGCCTACACCCTTGCTGGCGATCTCTTTGGGAAGCTCCCGGATTACGCCCAAAAGGCCCTCGCTCGCCGACTCAAGCCCGGTACCCCTGTCACCGCGGCCGCCTTGCTGGGCGTCGAGAGCTTCCAGGGCAACGATGCCCTCGACAAGCTGTTGGGCCCCGGCGGATCTTTGACCGCATGGAGTGCTGCCGCCCAGAACGCCCTGTCGGCTTACGACGGAGCGTCGACTTCGGCCAAGGCCCTCGCCGATCGCGATGCGGCCATGCGTATCGAGCGTCAGAAGATCGAACTGGTCAACGCCAAGGGCAAGCGGGTCGGGTCCCGCGATGCCGGGCGGCTTGCCGGCACCGGCGGCGACCTGCTCACCGGCCACGCCCTGACGGCCCTGTACGGGTCGGCCAGCGACCACAACACCAACGTGGCCAAGCGTCGCGCCCTCGGAAACGCCATCCTGTTTGGAATCGCCAAGGACCAGATGTCCGGGAATTTCAGCGGCGGAGCGTCGGCGTACATCCAGCGGCTCGACCTGGCCGACAAGGGCCTGGGCCAGAGCGTCATGGAGTACGCCAAGGTTTCCAACGAGCTCGCGGCTGCCCAGTCCCGCGGAGACGGCATCAGCGCCGCCGCCATGGACAAGCGGCGGGCCGAACTGGTCCTCGGTCGTGACTACACGGAAGACTTCTACAAGGAGGCCATCCGGAACATCAACGCCCTTGCCCGCAAGGAAGCCCCGGAGACCGCCGCGACCCGTCCGTCCGAAAAGCTCGGCTACCGCTCCGGAAATACCGAGTATGACCTCGTGGGGGATCACTTTGTGCCCCGCCGCCACGCGGGCGGCCTGGCCCAAGGCGAAACGATCATCCGGACCGGCAGCCAGCCCGAGTGGGTCATGCCGCCGTCAATGGTCGACTCGTTCAAGTCCTCCGTCGCCGGGCTGCACGAGGCCCTGGGCAAACTCAACGGACGGCAGGAAATCATGCGGTCGGACGCCGGCGAGTTCATGAGCTCGCAGTCCGACGCCAGCTCCGTCGATCACAGCGTCTCGGGCGAAGTGAAGATCTCCGCCGACGCCTCCTTCGAGGCCCTTGTGCAGCAGCTCACCGACGCGATCAAGAGCCAGTTGCCCAAGCAGGCCGGCGGCGGCGGCAAGGTTGGCGACAAGCTGTATCGGCGAACGGTCGGATAAAGGGAAAAGGTCATGGCGTTACCGGATGTGAGTTTCACCAACAACCTGGGCACCATCGTGTTCAAGCGGGCGCTGGTCGACATCGCCGACCAGTTCACCAGCGATGGCCGCTCGGTGGTGCGGGCCAAGCGTGTCACCGTGGATGCCCAGGTCGCCCGGGCGACGGCGGAGCGGCTCGAGGGCGTGATGGGTGCTTCCGCGCCGGGCCTTCCCGGAACCCTCACGCTTCCCTGGGGTGCGATCTCCAACGTCAAGATCGAATCCCTTGAAGCGGACGTCGGTGCGTGGCAGGACTTTTGTCCCGTCACGGTGTCATTTTTGGACGACCGCCCCGAGAACAACATCTACACCCTGATGGTCATGGGGTACGAACTCCACAACCCGCGCATCACCATGCCCGTCGCGGCCAAGAGGACCTACGACTACTACCTGCAAATCCCCTCACAGCAGCAGGGGGCGATCGCCCCATCGAATCCCTACTACGGCCCGATCAGGTTCCGCACCGGCTACGGCATGATGGAGATCAACATCTCCGGCTCACTGGTCCTCCCTTCGGGCACGCTGCCCGAGGGCCTGCGGGAACGGCTGGTCCAGCGAATTGGAGTCGATCCCCCTGCAATGGACGGATACACCGAGATCGTGAATTTGGCGACAACCCTGCCCCCGGGCTACCCCAAGGTGTTTCGGCTCAAGGATGCAATCCCCCAGATCGACGGCCAGCTGAGCACCACGTGCGTCTTCGTGGCCAGCGGAAAGGTGATCTGGGACATCGAGAAGCTCTCGGCCCGGGTGAATCTGACGCTCCTTGCCCAGCCGCAGGCATGGCGCGGGGTGGAAGCAGGAGGCGGAAACTAATGGCCATCGTGTGCTTTGACAAGATCCTGCAGATCACCCGCGACCAGACGTCGGAAATCGCCGGCGGCTTTGGTGCCGTGGGGCCGACCAACCAGACCTCCCGGCCGACCCTCTACGATCCGGACTGGGGCTATTTCATCTTCGGGCAAAGCGTGAGCTTCGAATACAACGAGGCCAATGCGTATCAGCCCGCCGCCACCTTCACGATCAAGGGCGTTTTCACCCACAATGCCAGCGGCACAACCCTGTCCAGTGACGACACGTCCATGACGACACTGGCGGGAAAGTTCCTTGCCCTCTCTGCGATGCTCCAGGCGAAAGCCATGGCCGCTGCACCAGACGATATTTCGCAGTGGGGATCCGCCGACGACCTCCGCACCGTGGTGCTTCCGCTTCCGCTGGTGGACAAGGATGGGAACCGAATCCGTGCCATCCCGACGGAGATCCGTGCCGAGAAGGGGCAGTTCGCCAACGAGGTGGCCTACAGCGCCACGCTCACGGAAGCCCGGGTTCCCGCCGCGAAGCTGATCATCAATGACGTCATTGTGGATCATGGCGTTATCACCATCACCCTGCCCTCTCCGGAAATGGCGCGGCATGAACTTGTGGGCACTTCTGGCGAAGTCCTGCAGATCCTGCATTATAAAACTATGGAAGTGGATGTTGCCGGCACCCTTCCCCTCACAGAGCAAGACCAGATCGCCACCGACGCGGCCGCCGAACTGGCGGATTCGCTGGCGTCGGGGGAACTGGCCTTGAGGCTCGCCACGTCTCTAAGCGGAACGGTTTCCGTGGGAGATCTGTGGCAAGGTTTGGCAATCACCGACCAGCCCGTCGTGGACTTGGATTACGCCAATGCCATTGCAGCTGTGTCTGTGCGGGCAAGGGAGTAGCTGAATGTCACTAATGCTTCAATCGCCGGCGCTGCTGGAATCCAGCGGCGGCCACGGGATCCGCCCTTTCGGCTACAAAGTGGAGTTCGCCTACCCGCCCGACGAAAACGAATTCGTCGACTCGCGTCACGCCTCGTGGCGGGAAAAGCTCGTCCAGCTCGACCAGGTCACCCAGACCTACGGCAGCGAGGCGCAGACCGCCAGCATTGTCAGCTGGGATCCCGATGCGATCGACCCTGCCTCCGTGTCCGACCCTGAATCGATCCTCGGCGTGCCCAAGAATGGGCAGGCCATCCGAATCACCGTCAAAGATGCCGCAGGCGACGATCATGTGATCTTCAAGGGAACGATCATGAGCGTCCACAGCGACAAGCGATCCAGCGGCGTGACGTGGCGGGCCGAGGCTGTCAGCGAGATCCAGAGACTCAGCGAGCCGACCTTCACTGGTGCGTTCAACCCCGAGCAGGATCCGGTCAACCCGCACCCCTATTTCGACGGCACCGGCAAGGTCCTGGCCAAGCGGTACACGGTCAAGGAGATCATCACCGAGATCGTCCGTTACCCTGATGCGTGGGGGACGCAGGAGTATTTTCAGCTTGCCGACATCGACTGGAACGGCCTGGACACCGACCCGCGGTGCGGGGGCTTCAAGCCCGAGTCGCTCGTTTTCGACAACACGCCCAAGGGCAAGGCCATCGAAGAAACCCTTCAACGTGCCGGCAATTTCACCTTCCTCTACGTCGCCGCCACCGACAAGATTCGGATCGTCGAACTCAATCGGAATTGCACCGACTGCGGAAGCCAGTGGCCCGTGTCGTTTGCCTCCACCGACGCTGACGATGCCAGCAATTCCTATGCGTACCAGTTCACGGTCGCTGAAGACAAGACCGAGTGGTCCAGCACGCGATCGGCCAACCTCTGTCGCATCATGACCGGCCCGATCCAATTCTATTCCGGCCACAGCGTGGTGCCCGAGCGGGCCACCGGCACAAACGACCAGCATGTTGTCGCCGACGACGCCGACGACGCCGCCAGCCAGAAGCGAAAGTCCGTCAACCCCGACGGCACGTTTTTCCGCCTGGTGTATCCCACCAAGATCGGCGTCAACGACACGCGCAAGATCATCCGGATGTTCACCGGCATGCCCCTTTTCCCGGACTGGAACATCTTCGAAGACTTCATGCCGGCGGTGTACGAGATTGGCGAAGTTCAGCCGCCGTACCCCACGCCCGCCGGGTTCAACGCCGCCCAGTACCGCGGCAAGGTCGAATTCCAGCCCTTCAGCGCCGGCGACCAGATCGCCCGCGGCGAAACGCACCTGGGCAAGACCGACAACCTCCGCAGCTATGGCCTGTGGTTCTGCAAGGATGTCTGCCCCGCCTGTCAGGGATGGGGCGTGGTCAAGAAGATCTATTCGAACGCGGAGAATGAGCCCAACATCACGTTTGTGCTCAAGGGCCCGACGGGCGCGCAGCGGTACCTCCCCGAGGTGACCAACTACATCTTCAAGCCCTCGGACTTTGGTTCTCCCACGGCCTCCCCCGAAGGGCTCTCCCCGTTTTACAACGGATCCGGCGAGCCGCAGGACCCCGAGGATCCAGTGGTGGTCGCCACCGGCGGCTACCCACTCCCCTGGAAAAACACCTGCCCGTTCTGCCGCGGCGTCGGCATGAAGCCCGAGTTCCGGATCCGCAACTTGAGCCAGGGGCTGTTCCGCGGCCGCAACCTCAAGGCCTCCCCGGACCCTGCATCCACGGCGACAGAGCTCCCCGCAGACCCCGACGCAACGGCGACCGGTCCGGAAACATGGGAAGAAGCCAATAACCGCATGGCCCACAACGAAGGGCCGGTCCTGCAGGTCGAGGTACCCGTGAGCACGGCCAAGTACGTGCTGCCGGCATACGAATACCGCAATCGTCCATTCACCGGCACCGATTCCCTGGCAACGCTCACCGACGGCAGCGGCGGCACACCGGATGTGAAGGTCAAGAAGTTTCCCCACCCGCTGCAGTTTACCTCTCTCACCAAGCACCTGCTGGGGCTCCAGGGGGTGGGCGTTCAGGCGGGGGATCCGGCCGGCCGCGACAAGATCGCACCGTCGACCTGGTATGCGACCGTTCCCTTCACCACCATTTACACCGGCTCGATCGGGTCCCCACGGTTTGACCCGGAAGAGGGGCGGGTGCTGTTTCAGGAACCCATCTTCATTCCCTGCACGAAGAACTTTGCCACCATCCAGACGGTCAACGGCAACAAGGCGCGTGTGGATGCCACAGGACTGCTCGCGACGGGATCGGTCGCCGGTGGCTGCGTCACCGCCGACGCGCGGGGGCTCCCCACGGGATACTGGCGTCCTGCCCGCGTGTGGATGATGTTCAACTACGAACGCGAGCACTATTTCCATGACGGCCGCAAGGATCCCGGTGGGCAGGACATCCCGACGACCGAGTTCACCTACACCTCGCCCGAAGGCGAAACCGGCCAATTCCAGGCCCGGGCCTCGATCGTCGACGGGCGCTACTGCCTGGACGTGCGAAAGAAGGTCTCGGAGGACACGCCCCAGAACATTGAGATCGGCTCCTACAACCGCCTGATCCCGGTCGTCTACAACGAGCCCCGCGCGGTGGTTCAGGTCCACGAAGCGGATTTCTGGAAGATGCCCGTACCGCCCCAGCCCGATCTTTCCGACGGCGATTATGACACCGCCCGGAAGGACGCAGAGGCCAAGTACGTGTACGGAAAGCTGATCAAGTGGGAAAGGACCACGACCGGCGAGGCACTCGTTGAGAACGCGGGGTGGAGCGATGCCGACCACTACGGCTCCCTGATGCGGCCCAAGGCCTACCAGTGGCGGATGCAGGACGACCGGCCCCGCCTCCTGGGCCTGGCGGCCCGACGCCTCGACGTGATCAATGACCTGCAGGTGCAAGGTACCCTCAAACTCGTCGGCCCCGTTCATGACGTGGACGCCGGGCTTGGGTTTGTCGATTATCCCGACAGGGGCAAGGCCGCGGTTGTGCGGGTGACCTACAACTTCAGCGGCGAATTCTCCACGGAGATCGAGCTTCACCGGGAAGAGAATCGCCTCGGCGAATTGCCGCCCGACGACAAGGACAAGCAAAACCGCGTGGAGCGGGAGCTGGCGTCCCTCCGCAAGACCGTCGACGTTCAGCGGGCGGTGAAGCCCGGTGACGATGGTGCCCGGCCGGAAAGCTCGCTGGATGATGACCCCATGGGCATGTTCACGGGAGGCCGGTAATGAACAAGCAAAGCGAAAACGCGCTGGTGCAGTACACCGCCAAGCAAATCAGCTCGAGCCTCCTGCGGGCGATTGCCTTGGCCACGGGCGCTTCGGACGCCGACATGAAGCAGTGGCGCATGGACGTGTCCAAGATCCACTTCCATGACACCAGTTCCGGCGAAATCGCCTGGAACGACGTGCAGGCCATCACCATGTTCAACGCGGCGACGGGCCAGCAGGTCCCGGTGCCTGAGACCGCGTCGGAGGGGTACAACCGCCACTACCATACCTCTGAGTTCGATGGCGGATTCATCCCGGGGATGGGGCCCCACGACCACCGCAGCAACGATCCTGCATACGGGGGATTTGCCTTCGCCGTGTACCACCCGGGAACGGCGCTGCCGCAGATGCCATGGGCGGTTTAATTGCGGCGAATACCACCCTCGGCCGCCATTACTATCTGGCAACGAGGGGGGAACATGGGCAAGCCATTCAGGATTGCGACATTCGACGGCGGCGGAATCTGCGGACTCTACTCCGTCGGCCTGATGCGCCGCATTATTCAGCAGTTCCCCGGCATCACCGACAGCATCGATCTTTTCGCCGGCACCTCCACCGGCGGGCTCATCGCCCTTTCCTTGGCTGCGAACCTGTCGATCGACACCGTGCGCGACCTGTATCTCAACAAGGCAAAAAGCATTTTCGCCAAGCCGCTGGGCTGGCGGATCAAGAGCGTGTTCGGGGCCGCGGAGTCCAAGTATTCCAACAAGGGCCTGATCAAGGCCGCGTATGAGGTCTTTGGCGGGACCTTTCTGGGCGAGCTGCCCAAGAAAGTCGTCGTGCCGGCATTTGACCTCTGCTCCGAAGCGTCGCCCGAAGATCCCTCGTGGCGGACCCGCTTCTTCCACAACCTCACCCCCGACGACAAGCTGGAGCTGGTTTCGGACATCGCCGTCAGGACCGCCTCCGCCCCCACCTTCTTCCCCTCGTATCAGGGCTATGTCGACGGCGGGGTTTTCGCCAACTTCCCCGCACTCGTGGCCGTCTCCCAGGCGATGGAAAAGAACCCCAGCCTCCAGCTCGAAGACATCCGCCTGCTGGCGGTGGGGACCGGCGGGCAGATCAAGTACATCTCCGGACAGGACCTCTCGTGGGGTGCCGTCCAGTGGATCCGTCCCATTCTCGACATCTTCATGGGGGCGCAGTCCCTGCTGGTCGACAGCCTCTGCAAGAAACTCCTCAGCGAGCGGTACTGTCGTCTGAGTCCCGCCATCCCCGGCATCGCAATGGACGATGTCTCCCGCATGGGTGAACTGGTGTCACTGGCTGAAAACACCGACCTGGGACCAACTTTTGATTGGGTTGAGAAAACATTTCTCGCCTGATGCCCGATCTATGAACGCCAGCGGAGTGGAAGTGGCCCGCGGGGTCGCCCGCAGGCTACTTACAACGGAGGCACATAGCGTGCAGGAACAACTCAAAAACGAACTCAGAAAACGGTTTTCTGATTACGGCATTCAGAGCGAAGCCCACCTCGACATCGCCATGAACCGGTCCGCCTCGATTGTGGAAAAGAACGTCGTCCCCGCCGATGCCGCCAAGATCGCCGAATTCGTCCGCATGCAGTACGGGGGGTTGTTTGGCGCAGAGCCGGGGACTGTTGCTGCAACTCCGCCGGCGGTAACCAAAGCGCCGCCCGCGCAGAAGCCCCAGCAGCCCCCGGCTCCGACGGAAGGGGAACCCTCTTCGGTCAAGGTTGAAGGCAAGGAACACCCGCCCGCACCCGCAGCCCCCGTCGCTCCCGCCGCGCCGGCGACCACTCCGGCGTCCGCCAAGGGCAACGCTGGCAAGCCCCAGAACAAGAAGGACCCCAAGCCCGCAGCTCCGGCACCCTCGGCCGAAGTGAAGCAGGAGCCCAAGTCCGACGCCAAAAACGAACACAAGGCCGAAGGCACCAACGCCTAACGCCTGCTGAAAAGGGGAAGCCGTCGCCGCGGGTTCATTGGGAGCCCTCGGCCAGTTCTTCGCCATCATTACCCGAGAGGGTGATCCGCGGCGACGGCAACATTTTTCGGGGTTCATTTCTAAGGGGGGGACCTTGGCGACGGAAAGTCCGCATGAAGCCAATCTGCGAAAACTCAGATCTCAGGCCCACGACCTTTTCGATCCCCTCTGGAACCAATCTCACCATCGCGAAATGAGACACATCTGCTACCGCTGGCTGACATCCCAGCTTGGCGTGCCTACCGCCAGAGCCCACTTTTCTGCCATGGGCGTCGGTGAACTTCACAGGGCCATCAAGGTCCTGCGAAAGGCCAATGTGGGCATCGTCATCTCCTGGTGGTTGTCAAAACCTCCAAAACCTAAAATGAAGAAGACCCCTCGCGCGTCGTAGCATCTTCCTAGAAGACCCACATTGCACGGCCACGGGGGAGAAACGCCATGTCTGCTGAGCAGCCCACCCTGAAAACCTATTCCATCGGAGAGGTGGCGAGGCTTACCAGCGCCAGCACCCAGTCGATCCGCAACTGGGAGAAGCTCCTGCCGCCCCTGCATAAGACCCCCGGTGGCCACCGGCGATATACCGACGCCCATGTCGACGCCATCCGCAAACTCCTGGGTCAACCGTCTCCGGAAGTGAGCAATGCCTAATCCAACCGCCTACCAGCAGGAAAACTGGTACTGGTCGGACGGCTCGGGCTTTCAATTCGATTTACCCCCCAAAGACGTCAAGATCGGCTGGACCAACACGCTCGTCGGAGACATCTACGACGTGCCTGCCCTGCCATGGACATCGTTCGCGCCGGCGTACACCGGGTGGACGAACTGGGTCGACAAGTTCCAGCCCGACTATCGCTTCGCCGCCACCAGCGACGCCAATGCGATCTGCCAGCTGTTTCCGGAAGTCAGCGACCCTTGGATGTTCACCGAATACGTCTTTGAAGGCACCGGATCCGAGGATGCGGCCACCGCCGCGGCGGCCGTCGGAATCGTTGAGCCCCCGCTGGCGATGCCCCACCGCCTCCTTCGCCAATTCATCAATGGAGCGATCAGCGAATCACAGCCTCAGTTCCTCAACGAAACGCCCACGACCTTTGTGCCTGGCGAGCAGCGTTTTGCGTTCGAACAGGACTACCGGTGGCAGAGCAAGGCCGGAACCCACAAGACCTACTACGAATCCGAACTGAACATCATGGGCTGGCAAGAGCTCGTTGATGGCCAGGTCAACACCGAGTTCACCCGGCTCGACGAGTATCGCCGGCGCATCGCTTTCCTCCATCCCTCCAACAATGCCGGCGTGGCCTTGAACCGCGTCAAGGTGTGGGCCAACTCCACACGGTGGGGCCAGAGCCAGAACGTCCCCGCCCGCACCCTCAACATGACGGCCCCGGCGGACTTCGTTCGCGCCAAGGACATGGCCACCGACAAGATCGTTTCGCACGTTCAGATCATCAAGGGCGAGCCGATCTACGACAACGCCGACAAGATCGGCGGCCAGGGCTCCATCTACTACCAGAGCATCACGGTGGGGGAGTGGAACTGGGCCTCGCAGAAAATCGGGATGATGGCAGTGTCGCCCACGGGGCAGGTCGGAGTTCCCGATGCGAACTTCGTCTACGATGTACCGGCGAACGTCTCCCAGACCACGCCCCTGGTAATGCCCAAGCAACCGGAGAATCCCAACTCCGAGCCCGCCTACGAGTGGGTGGACAAGCGGTATGACACCGGGGCGCTGGTGCATCGCGGGTGCGCGTTCTGGAAGGGGTCCGACGGAACGGTCACATGCGACTACGCGGCCCAGCGGATGTCCACGTTTGTCCGATCCGAACAATCCCAGGCCATCGATGCCGGTGCCGGCCAGACGGTCATCTCCCTCTCGGCTCCGGCGGCAACAACCGACACCGTTGTCGAAGTGATGGTGTCGGATGCCAGCTCCGGGCCATGGGTGATCGCCTCCGCGGGTGGGTGGGACGCGGTGCCGACGTCCTCCGGAGGGAGCGTCACCGCCATCACCATGACGCCCTCGGGGGGGTCGACGCCCAAGACCCACGCCCGGATCCGCGTGCTTGCCAAGAACCGGCCCATCCCGGACCCCGGCCTCTGCTCCTTTTATGACCCCGATGCCAAGGACAAGAAGGCCGCTTACCGCTCCCGTGCCGGCTCTTCGGCATGCCCCTACTACACCGCCCAGGGACAGCGGATCGTCGCAACCTATCAGGGCATTGCCAGCAACGGCGCTGAATGGGCCAACATGCAGCGGGGCCTTCCCGCAGGTTATAAGAAGAGCCCGATCGAAACTTCCCAGGGCCAGTCGCTCAACGAGTTCACCGGTGGCACCGGCGGCATCGGTGGGGGGGTTGTGGCGGGTCTCGCCGGCGCATATCTGGCCAACGTCCAGACGCCCGATCCGTACACGGCGGGCGTCCCCAAGGATGACACGATCCACTACGACGTGACCTTCGGCCCCGAGACCATTCCCGTCGCCGGCAAGCAGCAGTATTACGACACCAAAACCGGTGCACCGCCGCGGGTGGATCCCGAGAGCAAGCTGTTGCTCCGTGCCGGCACCGGCTACCACATGATCGACTGGAAGGAAGAAGAGGCCTACGGCGGCGTCGACACGGTCTTCTTCGGCTTCGTCAACCAGATCAACTACCGGCTGATGCACTCGGTGCAGCACTGCTACCGCACCGACAAGTGCAATCCGATCATCCTCGGCGGATCGCCGGCCCCCGGATGGCGGCGGGGCCGCTACAGCGGCGTAAACTTCACCAACCATCCCCTCCGCCCGCCGGGCTACCCCGCCTTCGATGGCTCGAAGCTGCACTGCCACTACGGCAACCATCGCTGCCCCAAGCAAAACACCGATCGCCGGGCGGTGGAGTATTCGCACAACTACCAGCTCCTGATCGATGAGATCCTGCTGCCATTTCGCACGGGCGGGCTGGAGGCCTTCGGCTTCCTCGTTGAGAAGTTCATCGAGAACGGGCAGATCGTGGACCTGTCCCCCGAGACCCTCCCTGATCACCCCACGGCCATCTGCGTCGCCGTCACCCCCGATTCCTCGGTCCCTGCCCTGCTGGGGCATTACCAGCCGGTGGTGAAAGACGCGTCGAACAACGCCTGGCGTGTGTTCTTCTGGTACGACCTTCCCTCGTGGGATCCGTCCCACCGCCGGTCGCGGGTCTTTGCCCACATCGTGCAATTCAACGACAGCGACGAGGCGTGCTACGCCGACACCGCTGTCATGCCTGATCCGGACAAGCAGGCCCTTGCCCTGATGTACGGAGACGCGAGCAAAGTCCCCTGGCTCGTGGAGATCAGCGAAGACTACGTCGCCCCGCTGGGCAATGCGATCTTCGCGACCAACCCGCTTCCCACGGCCGGCGGCCGCAACCCAGAATACAAGGACCTCACCAAGCGAGGCCAGGAAATCATTGTGCAGAACGCCGGCGATCTCGAAGACGTCGGCGCTTCGGGTCGAACGGCAACCAATCAATTCGGCGGCCCCCTGGACAACGTCGTCGCCGTCGGTGCCAAGACGCGAATCAGCTACTGGGTGGACAAGGATGGCGAGTTCATCCTCAAGGCCATGCCGATCGTCGACACGGCGGTCGCCCCCACGATTCCCAGCCAGCCGCCGCCCTATGTGCCTGTCGAGGCCCGCATCTACAACCACCCCAAATACTTCAACGGTGCCGCCCCGATCGCCGGCGAGCCCCACACGTCCATCCAGCGGGATGCCAGCGACGACGGCAGCGATCCGGGCGTGAACATCGCCCAGAGCAACTACGCCGCGACCGGCCACACCTACACCACCGACACCGCCGCACTCCTGCACTGGTTCACCCAGGCCGCCTATGTCGACGAAGATGGCGTCCCGGTGAGCAACTGGGAGACGCTGGTTCAGTCGGTCACCGCGCCCGACGAAGAGGGGAATTACCCGCACATCGGCGTCCCTTCATTCGCCCCCGACCTGCTTCCGCTGGAACGCAACTGGTACGAATGCTCCAAATGCAAAGTCGACTTCTCGGAAGAAGAGGTCAAGTTCTTCCAGCAGCATCCACAGCTCGCGGTCATGCCCGATTCACCCCCGCCGGGCGCTGCGTGCGGCTGCCCGCGCGGGTGCGGCGGAGCACTCATGAACCGGGGGGCCTACACCCACATCCTCGACACCCGCTCCCGCGGTCAAATCGATGTCTGGGCACCGCCGGGATCGACCGTGCGGAGGGATGGCTTTTTCTGGAAGAACCCGACGCTCGTCTCGCGGCTTCACCAGGACCAGATCTTCCACAAGCTGGGCACCTACAACCCCAATGGCGGCGGCTACGACTTCTCGCACGTCGACACCAGCGTCAACGTCATGGGGGCGATGCCCCACACCATCAGCCAGTTTTACAACGCCGGCCTCAATCGCCAGCTCACAGCGCCCTGGGCCACAAAGGGAGATTCGGTGGCGGACGTGAGGTCCCGGGTCGAGCTGGCCCTGGATATTTCCGCCGGCGATGTCGCCCGCATCCATCGGGTGGGGGAGCCCACCAGCTTACCGGTTGCCACGGGCGACGAGGGATCCACGACGCTCAACCAGGGCGACGCGGTGGTGTTCTGGAGAACCGACCCCCGCGGCCTGGTGCAACTCACCCAGCCGATTGTCGCCGTGGGCGGCCCCAGCACCCTGCTGATGAACGAATCGATCGTGCAAAGCGACACGCCTCGGCCGATCCGCGACAGCTTCGCCGACGACGATCTCGGCGAGCGACTTTACCGCGACGCGATCCGCCAGTGGATGATCGGCGTGGTGCAGGACTCGCTGTACCTCTGGGGCACGGCGGCAAACGTCGGCATGTCGGAAAACCTCATGGCCGAGCAGCTCACCGCCCGCGGCCTGCCCACCGACGCCGCCCACTCCTTCGACCCCAAGACCGGCGAAACGATCCACGTCGACGAGCGGGTGCAGGCACCCTACGCCCAGACGCCCGACACCGCACTGGGGATGATCTCCATTCCCGGCCTCAAGCGGCTCCGCAACCGCGTCATTCCGATGCTGGCTTATGACCTGACGGATCCGGGCTACACCGCCGGCGGCGATTACGTGCAGACCCAGCAGGCGGGATACGCCGACCGCACCACCCGCATTGCACGAAAGCTGCCCATCCGCAAGTGGGGCTCGATCCCTCCGCAGGTCATGGCCGCGACCGAGACCGGCAAGGATTACTACGTCGAGTGGGAGGTGGGGGACATCCTCGGGAGCACGGCCCGGGCCTACTACCCCGTGGGCACCACCTGGTGGCGCATGAACCAGATGGTCGGCCAGATCAAGCGATCCGGCGGCACGAACCCCCTGCATCTCGATGACTCGACAGAGAGCCACGGCATCCCGTACACCGGGGATGTGATCACCAGCGTGTGTGCGTTTTTTCTTCACGGGAAGATCCCCATGCACATGGAGGTGGTCAAGGCTTACCTGGTCTACACCAACGGCCCCGGACCCAGCGCCGCCCCGCTGGGGTGCCAGGGACGCTACACCGGATACACCGCTGTTCAGCACGAGGACGGTCCGAACTGGGACAACAAGGAATTCGTGGGTCACCGCAGCTGCTTCTTCCAGCACTACCACCCTTGGACAATGGAGACGCAGCACGAGGCCGACCACGGCGATTACGCCTACTGGGATGCGCGGGCCAAGCTCCACACCGACACCTACACCACCTGGGAAATGCGCAACGAGCTGCCGCCGCCGGCCCCGCAGTCGGACCTGGCGATTGTTCCCCAGGCGGGCGAGCTTCCTGCCGATGAGGCGTACAACCCCTGGATGGAGCTCGACGACCAGCACTACTACTACGACCACGTCGACCTTCTCCAGATGCAGTTCGTCGACATGCAGTTTGGCTTCGGCTTCACCCAGCCCTTTTTCAACGAGTGGAGCTGGGGGCAGGACATCACCCAGAAGGTGACCGAATACCAGGTCTGGAAGGACATCGATTTCGCCAAGTACGACGAGCTCAAGGAGCGTTACCACACCATCGTGAAGGCAGCGGTGAACACAACCGAGTCCATCCAGACCTTCGACTACTATGCCCCGGAGTTCCGCAACAGCGTCTGGGCGCGGGAGAACCAGGGCATCGTCGGCTGGATCGACTACAGCAGCTACGCAAACTCCTCGCGGTTTGGCAAGAAGATCTCCGAGGAGATCCAGCGAACCGATGCGTCCTGGGCCAACGGGCCGCAGATCATCGTGCAGGCCGCCAGCGACGGTGGGAACAACACCCAGCAGGCCGGCGACGCCGAGCGTGCCCTGGACATCACGGCCACCGTGCGTCGCCTCTACAACGACCGCGTCGCTCGCTTCTACCAGTGCCAGCTTGGCTGGGGCCTTGACCAGCTGAAGGTGGAGATTCCCAAGCTCACCGACACCAACCTCGCCCAGGCCCCCCGCATGCACACGGGCTACAACGAGCCGCAGTTCTTCATCAATTACCGCTACATCGATGCGACCTACGGCATGTGGCTCAATGACCCGTGGCACCACCCCCAGACCGTGGGGGACGTTGTCATTCCGCCTTCGCCCGATGGCGATCCCATCTCCACCTCCGTCGCCGACCGGGAGGCCCGGATCTTCAACGTCACCGCGTGGGACACCAAGGGCCTCGCCGCCGATGACCCCGACTACAAGAAGTTCCACCCCTGGTCGCTCTGCCGCGCGAGCGTTGATCTTGTTCCCGACGGGCCGATCGTCAACCCCGCCCCGCAGGAAGCGGCGGGATCCTTCTGGCAGGTCACATCGGACAAGCGGGATTCGCAGAGCTTCGAAATGGATCTTCAGCAAACGCCGCTGGAGCTCTCGCGGAGGGCGTGGCGGCACCAGTCCCCCACGATCGATTCGTCACAGGCGGTCTGCCCGAATGTCGCCGGCTGCTTTGTCGCCCAGAAGGGCTGGACGGTGGGGCAATTCTATGAGCGGGCAACGTCGACGTGGGGAATGAACATCATCCCCAGCACGACCTCCGACCACTGCGCCAACTGTGGCACCAAGCTCGTGGGCGTTCAGTATCTCGACGGAGACGGGATCACCACCTGCACCTACGACACCTCGTGGGAGCCCAACCCGCTGGTGAGTGCGATCCAGATCTCCTCCAGCGATGGAACCGCATCAAGCCCGCGGCATGGCTTCTCCATCGAATACTTCAACTCGCAGGCACAGGCATGGAGGCCCCTCTTTGAGGTCGACTACGACCTGGGGACCCACAAGTACGTCTACCGCCAGTGGTCGGGATCCGCCTGGCAGTCGGTGAGCTCCGACACGCTGCCCGTCACGTTCGTCGGGGTTGAGGGCGTGGGCGTGGATCCCAAGTTTGCAGCGCCGGCGACGGGTGCCCACTTCGTGATCGTGGCGGCGTCAAAACTCCGCTGCAAGGTGGCCCGGCCGGATGTTCGCCAGCAGGCATTCCCCACCGACGGCAGCTTCGCGTCGTGTGTTCCGGACGCAGCCACCAGCTCCGTGGTGGTCACGTCCCTTCCGGGCAACCCTGCGGACTTCGTGCAGCGGTCGATCACCCTCAAACGCACCAACGGGACAACCCGCGACATGTACATCCTTGGCGCGGAGGTGGTCGCCAACTCCTCGCCCCAGCAGGTGCGGCTCACCCTTGCCGCCGCCGTCACCGCCGAGGACACCGCGTGCAAGATCGCGTGGACGGAGTATCGCACGGTCATCTCGAAGTTCCGGGTCTTTGGTTGGCCCTACCGCACCGGCGATGTGACGATCACGCCGCCGGCCATCAGCCAGCCGGTGTATTTCTCCGCCGGAAACAACGCCTTCCGGCTCAACACCTGGGCAACGAAGATCCTCCGCGTGGAAGCATCCACCGGCGATCGCCTGGGCATCATCCTCCAGCGTGCCGAGGGCATGGATGAATCGTTCCTGTGGCAGGTGGTCAAAGACACCTACGATGCCCCGCACCTGGAGATTTCCGGCGGCCAGTTCTACTTCGACAGCGAGAAGAACCAGATCATCCTCCCCACCCAGTACGCCGACCCCGACACCGGCGAACTCAAGAACATCTGGGAGATGAACAACGAGCTGTACAGCGATCCCGCTTCCGACTTTGACCTGAGCACCCAGCCGCGGCAGCTTCGCGTGGAATACATCTGGGGCACCGGCGTCAAGATCGATGTGCCAGTGGTCGCCGCCGGCACCGGCCCCAGCTACCAGGTGGACAAGGAGGCGGTCTGTTTCATCGCCGGCCACGGCACCGACAACGAGGACATCCCGGGCTTCGTCCAGACCAATGCTTCCCAGGTCCTTCCGGACATGGGGTTCTCGGAAAAGATCTCCACGAATGGGGGAAATCCCTGTCGGCTCTACTGGCAGGCCTACAACCACGAGCCCCTGGTCTGGGACCGCAGCCTCGGCTGGCTCGTGGGTGACGAGCTTGGCCCCGGGGCCTCGGACGACGAGAGCGTCCTGAGCGTCTTCTCCGGCGGCAATGGCAGCGACCTGTCCGAGATCGGCCCGGGCGGTGCCCTGACCGGAAAAGCCAACGGCAAGATCAGCCTTTACGGCCTGCCAAACACGATTCTCTCCGGCAACCTCGCGGTTTATGCGAAAGCGTTTACGTCCCGGACGTACCATCTACCAGACGGACAGATTGTTCAGACGGCCGAACGCACGGGCGGGTTCCGCTCCGGGGCGTTTGTCTTCCGTCTGACGATCAATGAAAACGTCGCAAATGGACGAAAAGGCGTGAGCTGCGGTGTTCCCCGCGTGCTCGTTTACATGCGGGAAAGAGACTTGGACCCGACCAAGGACTCTGCCCCGCTCCGGACTGGATAAAGGAGGGGGTGTCGCATCGCTGTTCCGTACATCAAGATCTACCAGCTCCCTCAAGGCTACGTCGAAAACGCCGATTCCGACATTCAGTTTCTCAAAGACGATGAACTGGTCTCGATCGTCCCGAAGCTGGAGCTTCTCAAGGACGTCCGTGACAAGTCCCCCCTCGTCGGGGCCATCCTCTCCGACAAGCTGCCCCTGATCTGCTTCGATCATGCCGCCGGCGCGGTGACCGAGAACCTCGTCGCCCACCCCACCAAGGCCGGCGTGTTTGTCCCCCAGACCACCTCCTGGTCGACGGTCATGTACGAGACCGTTGGCGTGTTTGCCGCCGTTGTCCGCAACGCCCTCAACAACGTGATGGATGCGACGGAATTCACCTTCACCGCCGACGGCGTGAGATTCACAGCGACGGCGGGCACCACCATCCAGTTCTACAAGAAGGCGGCCATCGGATCCTCCGACACGTTCGCATTCCTTGGCGACACGTTCTACCGCGGGGCGAACCCGGTGTGGAACCGCCTGCTGCTCTCGATCGACAATGGCCCATGGGGCATCTATACCCGGCCCGCCGATGGCGTGGGGTACCTTCAAATCTCCAGCGTCACCGTGGGGGTCGTCGCCACCTACGCCGTCACCTCGACTCGGGCCAGGCAGTTCATCAGCCCCGACCAGAACTGGGTCACCGAGCACTGGCGCATGTGGCCGGACGTGTTCGTGGGCACCTACGACTATCCGGGCGACACCTACCAGGACAGCAATGCAACGCCCGTCGAACCCGGACCCATGCCGCTGTTCCGGGATCCTGGCACCTACTCGCTCAACGTGCGTGACGGCGTCGTGGAATTTCCCGAATGGATCGATTCGACGGCCAACCCCGTCCGCGCCAACTATGCCCACCTCGCCGGCGTCGACAATGTCACGGGGATGAAACTCGACGTGGTCGCGGGGTCAAGCAACAAGAAGTTCAAGGCGGCCACCGAGACGCTCTTTACAGCCGCCCACGGGAAAAGAATTGTGAATCGCGATGACCCGTACACGCCGATCAATGTGTACGTCAACGGCGTCTTGTCGCCGCAGGAAATCCCGATCGCACCTTATGACACTCTCGAGGTGATCCGATGACGCCCCAGGCGATTGTCGAATTGCTCAATGACCTGCTCGCCACCGATCCGGCGGCGATGCACTCGCTGGTCGGCATGGCCGTCCCGGTCAACGAAGCGATGCTGTCGCACCCGACGGCCATGTGCCGGGTCCGCAACAGCCTCATGCAGTTCCCGACGTTTGGCGTTCTGGGGCTGCTCTCGACGATCGTGCAGATGGATGGACCCTTCGTGGTCGAGGCGATCTTCGATGACGCCACCCACTGCATTCGGGAATTCAAGGTTGGAAAGATCGACGCACCGCAGGGGGCAACCTGCTAATTGGCCGGGGGATCCATGAGCATCACCGTAAGTTCAATCTCTGTTGTTCAAGGCACCGGCAGCTATGTCATGCAGTCCGTGCTGGAGGTGACTTACACCCTCGCCGCCGACGGATCCAACGCTGACCACCTCTTTGATCTGGAGGCACAGTTTCAGCTCACGACAGCGCTGCCCGCGTGGCACACGGCCTACCTGCATCCCAATCCCCCCGCCGCCGACGTCGCCCAGACATCGGTGTCCCCGGGCACCCACAAGCTGCTGATCCGCGTGCCCACCAGCCTTGACCAGGCGGGGATCGCAAGCCCCTATGCCAACTACACCGCCCAGCTGCTGGTGCGGGTGCGGGCCAAGGACACGACCACCAACGAATACTCCGCCTACGCCCAGAACACCTCCGCGGTCGACCTCAAGGCCAAGAAGCCCCAGATGACCGCCGCGACGATGCCCCAGTGGATCGGCAACATCGGGACCCCCGTTCCCTACATCGCCGTGCCCATCACCCTGGGCGGCAATGATGGGGCCACGCCGACCACCGGCGATCCCTCGTTCTACCGCGTCTCCCAGGATCTCTCGAACCTCGCCGACGGCGTGGGCCCCTTCACGGTGTGGGAAACCACCGGCGAGTTTGCCTTCAGCTACAGCGATGCCGACGGCGAAAAGGTCGTCTACGCCAAGTGCTATGACCAGTTTTACAACTCCTCGGACGCGATGGAGTTCACCTACTCCGGCACCGCCGGCGAATATCCCTACCTCCAGAAAGCACGGCCATCGAAGACCCGCATCCGGTTGGTCGGCTCGGCGGGCAACGAAGATTACACCGGCATTGCCATCAGCGAGAACGGGAGCTTTTCCGCGGATCGCAGCTGCAAGCTCTATGTCTCGGCCGAGTCCCCGGTCCCCATGACCTTCCGCATCCTCCCCCAGTCCGACGTGGAAGCCGCGGCGAATGTGAACGTGGACATCGATTATCAGCCGGCCAACGTGCTGCAGATCGTGCACCTGACAACCAATCCCCTGAGCCCCTCCGACGACGACAAAGACATGGACGCGACGGTGACCGTCGTTGTGTCCGTCGCCGATGCGGCCGGGAACGGCGACACGCTCTATGCCTCCATCCGCCTCAACACCCGCCTCTACGCCTCCCACTTCAAGCCGCTCAAGGCGGAGGACGCCAACTACCGCCACATGCTTCGGGAAGTCGGAAGCAGCGGCAACGAAGCAACCATCCCGCGCAGCACCCTGGTCTCCGACCGCCCGGTTCGCGCGTGGCCCGACATCTTTTATCCCTCCAGCCACAGCTACCCCACCGACGCCTTTGGGCAATTCGACGAGGCCGCGGCCATTGCCATGAATGGCGTGTCCAATTCCATGTTCGACGCGGTGACCCTGCAAGCGAGCACCGCGGGCATCAACGGCAGTGGCAAGGTGGTGGTGTATGACGATCAGGGGCGGCCGGTCACCAGCGGCTGGACCTCCGATGGATCGAAGAACTACCAGGGAATGCTTTCGTCCAGCGTCGCGAACATGACCTACTGGACGATCGACAACGACGGCTTTGGCGACTTCGCCCTGGACTTTGAATACTTCGATCTCGACCCCAACGCCTACGGCCCCCCATTCAACCCGCTCTCGCCCTATCGCGGCGACGTGCTGTGCATCTATGACGCGACCACGCCAGGTGCGATGAGCGTGGCAGTGGATCCGGCTACGGGACGAAAGCAGTACACCCTCGCCGACTCCACGAAGCTCAAGCTCCTCATGGCATTCACCGGCGGAGGCACCCACGTGATGGACCTCGTGTCGCGGAAGATCGTCAACGCCAACACGCAGGGCGGCTTTACCACCGAGGTGATCCGCGGGATCCCGCAGGTGGTCATGATCCTCTACACCGACGCCGACGGCGAGAGCGCCGGGTTCAAACTCAAGAGCGGACCGCGGCATGACCACGAGTGGACCAATTACGACGTCGACGAGAAGAACGGTCAGTTCTGGGTGCACAAGCATGAAACCCTCGGCACCGCCCCGGGGGCCTCGGACGACACGACCAAGCGTTTGATCGGCACGTATCTCAGCAGCGATGTGACGATTCACCACGACACAGGTGAGATCGAGTTCGCTGTCGCACCGGTTGGCACGGTCACCGCCGATTACACCTACTACACCTCGGACACCTTCCCCACGACGACGCTGATGGCCAGCAAGGACGACATCGTTCATTACAGCGAGCCGGAAGTGTACATCCTGCAGGCCGGGGAATCGGTGCCCAGCGATACGACCCGCAACGCGATCTTTGAGATTGACGGCTTCGGGAGAATCACCACGGGCATCAGCTGGAACAAGGATGCGGGCCTCGTCGAATTCGAGGACATCTCCGTGCTCCCCACCGGCCGGCGTCTGTGCGCGGAATTCCACCACCACACCTACAAACGCATCAGCAGCGACGGCTTTGGCGACCTGACGTTCAATGACTCGATCCTGGTTGCGGACAACACGCCTTCGTATCCCGACTACACCTTCACCGACATCAAGATGGTCAACGAAGGCGACGCGATGATCGAGACCGGAAAGATGGTCTTTGTCGCCCGCGGCTTTGACACCAACGGCGATGGCGTGGTGCTGGTGCCGGGCATTGATCCGCAATACCCCACCCCCGAAAGCATCGTGGACCGGGTGCTGGACATCAACCGCCCCTGGGATGTTCAGCGCGGCACCAAGGAGGAGACCTACGACGTGATGGCCTGCGCCTTCTCGTCGAGCTTCATCTGGACGCGGGCATGCCTCAAGAGTGGCGGCACCGATGCCTCGAACACCTCGGCCACCGGGATCCTGGGCACCTGGAAGAACAAGAGCTTCGGGAACATCCCCGCTCGCGGGCATCTCTTTGGCCGCGTGGTGTGGGTGCTGGGCGGGACCTCGGGGACAAGCTATCCCCAGAAGACCACCGCCGGCCCCAAACGCTGCAGCTTCGAGGTTTCGGGCAAGTATTACGTGCCTCCCACCATCTAAGGAAAAAGGCTTAGACACACCATGGCAACGGTTCGGCCGGACATTCTCGTGAAGGTCGGGTCCGGTCCGCTCGACGCTGTTGGCGAATGGGCGGCCGTGGACACCCCCACGCCCTACGTTGAGTGGTCCGCCCCGCTCCTGAACCAGTTTCGCTTCTCGGTGAAGATTGCATGCGTGGAATCCGGTGCGACTGCAGTCGCCACCAGCGGGCCGCGCACGGGAACTGACCAGCATTTCCGTTTCCCCGTGGGCGTGGGAATGGGGCCGGGGTTTGCCGGCCTTTGCACCGTCGAAGTGGCCCTCAGCCAGAACTCCACCGGCGACTTCGAATTCATCTCGCCGCCTTTCTACTTCGTCTACGATCCCTACACCGAAAATCTTTTCCGGGCACGCAAACTCACGCTGCGGTTCAATCCTGGTGATGATCCCGATGCCTTGCCGCAAAATGGGGGACGCCAATATCACGCGCAGGTGGCGTCGGATCCTCTGTTCATGAACGTGCTCTGGGAGAACAGCGCCATCGCCGCCGGCCCCGCGGCCGAGGTGTCCTACGACGTTCCTCAGGAAGATCTCACCCTTGAGACCAACCGTATCTACTTCTTCCGCGTGCGCATGTCCGACGGCCTCGATTTTGGCGACTGGTCGATCGTCAATGCCTTCCGCAATTTTCAGGATCTGCCGCCGGTTGTGCGGTTCGTCTCCGTGGGTCCCTCCACTGGCGACGCCGGCGACGTGCTGATCACCTTCGACATCGACGACGCCGCGCGGGTGCCGGCAAGCGTCGAGTTCTACTACGTCGATGGAACTGGTCCGGGAGACCGACAGCCCCTGAGCCTCGTGGAGTCCGCCGGTCACCTGATGCCTGGACGCCACAGCGTCACGTGGCGGACCATGAACCAGCTCTCCCGCAGCAAGCATGACCAGATCATGCTCTTTGCGCGGGCACGGGATTCAAGGAACTACGGCCCAGAGGCGGCATTTGGCCCGGCGGTCATCGACAACTCGGCGATCCCCGTGCCCGTGGGCGGCATCGGCACTGACCGCTGGAGATTCTCTGTGGCCGGCTGGGCCGCCAATCCCGGCAAGTCGCTGGACCTTGACCCCGTCGACATGCCCGTCCAAATGGCCATCGGCGACGATGCCCTGAATGTCGATCAGCAGTTGCCGGTGGCGGCGGGGCAGGTGTGGAAGCCCAGCACGTACGACCAGGTCCTCCCAACGCAGATGCCGACCCTTGTCGACAGCATCCTCCACATCGCCGGCCAGGGGCTCTCCCCACTCGACGGGGTCTACGTTTGGGTTCCCCAGCAAACGCCCGATGGTCCGGGGGCCATGACCAAGAAGCTCGACCATTTCCTCCTGCAGACGCCCACCGGTCCGGTGCGTTTGCCGGCGACGGTGACGACGGTTCATGGCACCACGGCGATCAATGAAACCAGCGTCACTCGCCAGTTCGACGGTGGCTGCGTTGCCACCACGGGCACCTACCCCGGCGGCATCACCGCGGACATGAACCCGATCGACTTTCCCGCCCGCGGCATTCTCTGGCGGTCCGAAGCCCTTTCGCTCTCGGGTCCTGTCGCCGGCGAGACGGCCCAGCCATTCAACTATTTCTTCTCTGGCATCTCCCCCGACAGCCACCCCGGCCACGCCCTCCAGCCCCGCCCCGGCCAGCTGGGCGGCTTTCGCGTCTCGGGCTCGCTGGGTCGCTCGTGGAGCACGGTGGATCTGGGCTTTGCGTTTCTCCAGGCGTACTGGGACGCCTACAACACCGTGCACTGGCGGGCGACGGCATCCGAGACCTCCTCGGTGCGGATTCAGTTTTGCCGGGTGCTCGACGATGGCAGCGAGCCCGTCTTCATCGACGTTCGCGGTGACAATGCCGCCTTCTCTGAAGAGACCGGCCGCTGGATCACCGACCCGCTGGTGTTCAACATCTACTGGGACACCTCCGACCGCACGGCGATCCCCAGCGGGGGAACCTACCGGCTGCGGATCCGCCAGTGCGACCCGAAGTCACGCACCATCGGCGACTGGGTGTACAGCAGCGACTTTCAAATCATCAACGGCATCACCAACCCCGTCAGCATTCTCAGCGAGATCTATGAGCCGTGGTCCAAGACGGTGACGATCGAGCTTCGATGCGACAGCAGCACGGGGGAGTATTACACCCTCACCAACTTCTGGTACTCCACCGATGACGGGTTCACCTGGAAACGCATCAGCATCGGCGACATCTCCGGGGCCCGCGCACATCTTTCCAGCCTCCCCGGTGAGAACCGGCACGTGATTGTTTGGGACACCAGCGGCTACAACGTGAGCGCCTCCAACAACGTCCGGGTGAAAATCGCCTGTGCGCCCGCAGAGGCCCTTTCGGCGATTCAGGTGCCCTTCTTCAAGTGGCTCACACCCGCCAATCCCTACGTCGACGCCGCGGAAAGTCAGGCCGTCGATCTGCTGGGCCGCTGGGAAACGCGGGTCTACGATCCCGCCACCGGGACCATCGTTCCGGCGGTCCCGCCGGTGCGGGTGCCTGGAACCCTGACCATGCTCCAGCAGCAGGCTGAAGGGGTCCGGCAGGATCCATCGACGGGAGCACCGCAGGGGGCCTACAGCTTTTTGACGCCCGATGCCAACGGCTTGATCACTGGAAAGAGCTGGCCCGGCGGCGGGGGGAGCCGGTGGGCCGTCGCCGACCAGGACGGATACAAGGCATGGCTGGCGGCTCCCTTCACGCCGATCGAGACCCACGCCCAGGCCCTCTCCCGCATCAGCCAACAGATGGACTACATCACGGCTGTGCAACTTCCCGCCCTTCAGAAAACCATCGCCGCCGGCGAGAAGCGGGTGCGCAAGCGGCTCATGGATCAGGGATACTTCGCCGAGGAATTCTTCCCGGTCATCAATGGCAAGATCACCGAGACGATCACGGCTCCCGCCAACGGCGTGGAGATCAGCAACGTGGGAAACGATGGCGTCCGCGACGTGGTCCGGTGGTGGCGATTCCGTGTGCAGACCAGGGCCGAGGGCCCCGACGGTGTGTACGAGGCCGACGGCAACTATGCGCCGGTGGATCTGTGCGACCTCGAGCGCGTCCTCTACGAATTTGAACTCGACGCTGCACCCACCTTTGACAGCCAGTCCGGAGGCAATCCTCTTCGCCGCAAATTCAGCAACTACGACGGCTCACTGCTGGCGGTCGCGACGGCGACATCGCAGGCGGACTCCCCCGACGCCCCCGCGGCCTATCAGGGGGCGGTGCTCAAACTGCCTCCCTCCGAGCTGCCCGGGAAGGTCGCCGGCGATGAGCCCGCGTCTGGCCAGGAGAGTTTCGAGGCGACCTACCAGTGGCGGGTCGCCGCATACAACCGCTTCACCGGCGATGTCACCGCCCGCCCGCGGCCGCGGATCACCGCCGCCTCGGTGGATCACGACACCGGCACCGGCGTTTTCGAGTACCTCGCCCAGGCCCACCCGATGATCACCACGATGAGTCTTGGGGTCGATCCGGAGATGGGCGGGAGCCACGTCAACGGCTACGCGATCAGCGGCACCTTCCTGGCGATGCCGGCGTGGGTCGATGAGACCGAGCTGGCATGGATCTCCGATCGCCGCGCACCGCTTGAAGATGGAAATCCCAGCCGGCAGATCAACAGCCTCAACTGGGTGTGGCCCAACACCGACCGCAAGCGCGTCTCGTTTCTCTACGACGAAGCGAAGGGCCAGTACGTCGGGTTCATGGCCAAGAGCGATCCCAACGATCTCAGTGGGCAGCGTCATCGAATCGTCGGCATCCGCGCGATGGAGTTGGGAAAGCCCTGCGAATACGACGTCTACTTCGCCGACAACCCGGCGCTTGCGATTTATGGACCGTGCGTGGTCCGCGTCAACGGGACGTACCGGCTCTATGTGACGGTGCAGGACACGGCTGCATCCCAGCCGCGGATCATGACCGCCAGCAGCAGCGACGGTGACTCCTGGTCCGCGCTTGTGGAAACCGGCGTCGACCTGGGTGCCAACCCCAGCGTGGTCTTCGACGGCACACACTTTGTGATGTTCTTTGAGAAGCCCTCGACGGCTGTTCAGTCACCCGATCCCTCGCCTGAATCCCCCTCGATCGAGTCGAGCGGATATGCGCTGCTGGAAACCGGCGGGTCGGCGAGGGTCCGCGCGCCCCAGCAGGCGACGATCCACGGTGCCGCCTCGGGGCCGGCGTCGGTGCAGATCCACTACGCCACCTCGGTTGATGGTGTGAACTTCGGCGTCAGCACACAGGCCACCGCCGACCCCTACGGTGCACAGGCACCCGGGGCGGTCCGCCTCAACGGTGCATGGGTTGTCTACTACCAGAGCGGCAACTTCATCGTCTCGGTCGCGGGGCTGACGCCGGGCACCCTCTCGGGGCGAAGGACCGAGCGGTCGCCGGTGAATGGATTTTCCCCGATGCACCCGATGCCTTTTGTCGATCTTTACCAGGGCAACGAAGAGCTCTTCCTTGCCTACACCGCGCGGAAGGGGTCCGACTATCGCACCCGGATCGTTCGTCTGGAGGACCGGGTGTGGGTTCAGGGGAACACCGACAAGATCTTTGGAGCCCCGGGCCACCTGCTGAACGTTCCAAGTTCCGCCGCGGGCATTGAGCGACAGGTGCGTGTCGACTTGCTGAGTCACGGCATCAGCGAAGGGGCGAGCATCAAGGTCCGCCTCAACTTCACGGACTGGTCCCCGACATCCAAGACCTACCTGCGGCAATCCGACTGGGTGTCGGCAAGCAACGCGGAGGAGACCGGCAGCGTCGTGAGCCCGGAGAGCTTCACCTACACGTCACTGCTTGATGCGTTTCCCTATTTGAGGATTGCCTCATGAGCACGATCCCAACAGAGAACCCCGGCGTCAGCCCCCCGTTTCCAGTCAGTGGCGAGGAGTTCATTCTTCGGCACATCCAGGCGATCACCCGCGTGCAGATCGAGGGCGTCGAGCCGCCGACCCTTGGGCTTCAAGCGGGCTACTCGCCGGCGGTGGTGATGACCAACCGGTGGTTTCCATGGATCGATGAGAAGCTCGTCGAGCCCAAATATGACGGGGTGTCGCAGTACCTGGGGATCCCCTCGAACCAGCCCACTCCCATTCGCGATTACCACATGCTGTCCTTGTTCCGGGCCGTTGATGCGATCCTCGCGCCCGCGTACACGGGCCTCATTATGTCGCAGGTCGACTCAATCATGCCGGAGAGTCCGCCTTTATCGCCAAGTCATTGAAGATAAAGCCTTTTGAGACTACCGAAGTTGTGAATGAGTTGCCATAGCATCTGATGAAGATGTCCGGGGGGTTCTGCGCATGTGGCTACAAATTTGGCTCACCATCCTCGGAGAGGCGCTCAAGTCGCCTCTCGAGTATTGCGGGGGGAAAGTGGGCAAATGGCTTGGCGTACATGTAACACATCGCCTGACGCTCCCGGAAACGATCGAACGGACCCAGGCGCTCCGGAACAAGATGGCCGAGCTTCGCGTCCTCGTCGGCGCTGACCGGGTCGGGATTTTCCAGTTTCACAACGGCGGCACCTTCAGCAACAAGAATCCGCAGTGGCGCGTGAGCTGCACCGACGAAGTTCACGCCCCTGGCGTGGAGCCCGCCGACGCCTCCACCCAGGCCGTCTTCGCCAGCCGGCTCATGGAAATGGTTGCCCACCTGTTCGACAAAAAGTTGATGCAGGATCACGTGTCCTGCCCCGGTGAAAACACCTTCCTGCTGTCGGTCGACCGCATGGCCGATGGGTTCACCAGGAACCTGTTGTGCGTGCAGGGCGTTCGCTCCATCCTCCAGTCGCCCCTCTTTGATCGCGACGGAATGATCTGCGGCTACCTCGCTGCAGACTTTTGCGACTTTGGACATGGGACGCACGTGGGCGACCAAAAGATCGTCGAGAACCTCGCGGCGTTTCAGCGGTATGTGCCCCAGATCGAGTTTGCCCTTGTGGCGAAAACACCGATGGGGGATTAAGGAAAAAGGTTCGGGGGAAGCACCGGCTATGGTGGCGACGATGGAGCCGCAACGGCTAAAGACCTGCACCAGGTGCCAGGTCTCAATGCCTGCGACCACTGAATTCTTCAACCGCAAGGCAGATGCCCCATCTGGATTGCACGCAAGGTGCAAGCAGTGTGTTCGGGACTACCACAAGCAATGGCGCAAGTCTCCGTCAGGTGCTGCCTCCACTCGCAAGACGTATGAGAAGAAAGGCACCCTGCCGCGACCGGCGATCAGCGCCTTAGCCTGTGCACGATGCAAGGTCGAAAAACCTGCCACGGCCGAATTCTTCTACCGGAATGCAAAGAACGCCACGGGTTGGGGGAGCTACTGCAAGGGCTGCCACAAGCCGCTCGCCAAGGCTTGGAAAAGGTCCCACCGCTACAAGATCACACCAGACGAATTCCACTCGCTCACTCAAAAGCACCAGTCCTGTGCCATCTGCAAGTTGCCATTCAATGGATCGCCGCAGGTCGACCACTGCCATGTCACCGGAAAGGTGCGTGGTCTCCTCTGCTACAAGTGCAACACGCTCCTGGGGCATGCAGACGACAGTCCAGAAATTCTTGAATCGGCGATCCGCTACCTGAAGGAGCATGGAAACTAATGGCAATCACAGGACAAGGCCTTAGGTTCGCGCCGCTGTTTTGGATCTTTCACGACCAGTGGAAATACTTCGATCCCGGCCCCAATGGCAACGCGATCCACAACCACCGCGGACATCTCCACTTCTTCATGCCCAGCTTCAGCCCCACCGCTCCAACCCAGGATGCGTTTTCGGGGCAGCAGAACTACAAATTCGACATCAAGGACATCTGGGGTCCCCGATCGGGAGATCCCAACCAGTCGTTCCAGTACACGGTTGTCGGCAAGCCCAAGTGGTTCTTCCACATCACCGAACTGTGGCGGCGCGTCTTCATTCAGCCGTGGGACGCAGGTCCGGGCGACAAGCCGGCCTGGTCCCGCACCGGGGTCAAATACGACGCCTCGCCCGCCGACAAGACGATGGGTCCATTTCGCGAGGGCGTCAGCGGTCTGACCACCTATGCCCCCGTGTATATCGAGGGTGCGAGGAGCCTGCCTGTCGACTACTTCACCTCCTCCGCCCTCTCGCAGGCGGCCCGGGGCAATGCGGTGGCCCAGCGCGCAAAGGCGATTCTGGGAAGCCGCTACGTTGATGAAAAGTACAACCTGCAGCACAGCAACCTTGTGGCCAACGATTCGCCGCCGGGGGCCCCGGCATTCTCCGACAACTTGTACATCTTCCCCGTCCTGGAATACCAGAAGGTGATCCAGCTCAATTGGGAGCCGATGCCAGGCTCTCCTCCGGATGTGGCAAGCCTCGACGATGCCGACGAAACCTACGGCGACGGCTGGTCATTCGAAGTCCCCATCCCCTTTATCAATCCTCTCACCGGCATCTACCGCAGCCCATTTGCACTGCAGACCGGCGTCGTTCTGCCCTTTGGCGAGTACAACGATCTCACCCTGCCTGGCGATCGAAAGCTCATCCCCGACGAGCACAAGTTGCGCTATCGGTCGACTCCCTATTCGCTGCAGCATGCACCGGATCCGGCGCTGGATCTGCCGCCTGAGAAACTCGGCCAGCTCATTGAGCAGTGGCACAACCCCTGGGGCGACGCCGCCGGCGGGAAGATCGTGCAGCAGTGTCTCGGCGGCGTGATCAATGCCCGGGCAAAGGTCATCGCGCAGCACAAGCTCGGCGGCCGGGTCTCCTTTGACGTGACGGCCTCGCAGTTTCTCCCGACGACCGATTTTGCCGGCACCGACCAGGACGGAGCCCCGTCGTGATAGCACCACCGGCATGGATGGAATCCCGCGGCCGCGGTGCAAAGGTGATGATCCTAGACACAGGCGTCAGCGCAGAGGTGTTCCCATTCGAGGCAAGAAAGTTCGTATCCTCCTCCGTCGCTTGCGATCACGGCACCCGGGTCTTCAAGGTCATCGCCGGTGATGATGGGATCTCTCCGGCGTGCGAGGCCTATGTCGCCGAGGTGGTGGGCACCGGAACATGGGGGGCCGTCGCCGGCGCTTTGAGGTGGGCCGTGGATCTGGGCGTCGACGTCGTGAACATGAGCTTCGCGTGCCCCGCCTCGGACGCGGATGCCGACAAGTTGCTCGACCAGCTCAACCATCGAGGTGTCCTGCTGGTCGCTGCCTACAACCGGTGGCTTCACTGGCCCCACGCCCACGAAGCAGTCATCGCCGTCGGCCCTGAGGGGGAGACACGCTGCGATCTGGAGGCACCAAAAGAATACCCCGTGGAGATCTCGGGCAAATCCGAGCTCTTCACGGGGTCGTCCGCATCCGCTGCGGTGGTGTCGGGGATCGCGGCGTGCGCCAAGGCGACAGATCGGTCAATCAATCGCCTGCGGTTCCTCCGCGACCTCCGAGGTCGTCAGGACTTGAGGCGGTAACCCGTCGCCGTCGGGCGGAAGCGGCGGATCGAGACGCGGGTCTTGGGTACGTGGCCGTTGCGGCTGGACTTGGAGTTGGTGCCTGTGAGCACCGTGCACTGGGCGTACTGGCCGTCGTCGGAGATGCTGTCGATGCGAAGCGTGCGGCCCTTCGCACGCTTGTCGCAATCCTCCCAGACCTGACCGACTTTGACTTTGGGCATTTCCTTCATCGGGTTCTCCATGTTTCAGGCGGGCACATGCTCCCGCAGGTCATCATCTTCGCCTTCGTCGTCATCCTCGTCATCGCCCTCTTCGCTGCCGATGTTGGACGCCTGGACTTCGAGGATGTCCTTGTTGGCGTCGAGCATCATGGTGGCCCACTCGCTCCCCATCTTGGCGAGGGATTCGAGCGTCGCGACGACCAGCTTGGCAGAATCCTCAGCCGTGATCGACATGTGCTCGAGCGAGCCCTCCTGGGCAAGGGCGACGATCACCATGGGGATCTGGACGTAGGCCTGTGTCGGCATCACGACGCCGGTCATCTGCCCCGGATCTGCCCCCATGAACGTCTTGTATGGTGCAGTCAGCATGGCTGCGGTTACTCCGAAGTTAGACGGCCACCTTGAACTTGATCGCCGGGTGCGGGTTGTAGCCTTCGAGCTTGAAGTCCTCGAACACCAACTCGTTGAAGGGCTTCTTGGCGATCGTGAGCTTGGGCAGGGGCCGGAACTCGCGGGTGAGCTGCTCCTGCAGCCCGGGCACGTGATCGAACTCGGCTCCCGACCCGTCCGCCTTGGCGGTGTAGATGTGGGCGTCAATGATGGTGTGGGCGAACTCGCCAACCTCCATCCCGACTTCCTGGGCGATCATCTGGGTGAGGGTCGCGTAGCTGGCCAGGTTGAAGGGGATGCCCAGGGCGATGTCACCGGACCGCTGGGTGAGGTGGCAGTTGAGTTTGCTGACCCCGGCCGCGGCATTATCGACGTAGCAATCGCAGTCTCCACAGAATCCTGCGCCATGACGAACTGCAAGGGGGGCACGGCAATGAGGGCACACTTCCGTGGGCGTCACGTTGAAGGCAAATGTGTAGTGGCACGGAGGCAGCTTCGACTTCGTCGCGTTGCCCGGCTCCCACGCCGAGACGACCAGCCGGCGGCTCATGGGGTTGCGTTTGAGCTCGTCGATGACGAACTGGATCTGGTCGACACTCTGGTTGCTGGCGTTGGTAAAACTCGACTCCTCGTAGGTGTCCATGCGGCCGCAGGGGCTGGGGAAGTTCCTCCAGTAGTGGCCGTAAGCCGTCTCCAGGTTCCCAGCCGCGTCTGCCCAGTCGTTCCAGATCTTCGACTTCTCGCGGAAATTCCGGATATGGTTCTCGCCGGAGAGGAACCACAAAAGCTCGTGCAGGCACGCGTCGAAGTTGACCTTCTTCGTGGTCAGCAGGGGGAATCCCTCCGCCAGGTCCACCTTGTAGAAGGCCCCGAAGTAGCTGATGGTGTCGACGCCGGTGCGGGAGGGCTTGCGGACGCCCTTGTCGATGACGAGCTTAATGAGATCGTGATATTGCTTCACGTGGATTTCCTTTTGTATTTGTTCCGTGCCCTGCTGCGGTCGACGCGGATCACGTCGGCGACCACATAGGCCAGCAGGGCCCTTTGTTCTCTGCTCAAGAAGTCGTGGCGTGTGTGCTCAACGAATTTCTCGCACACTCGCTGACCCATCTTGAACGCATTGGGCAGACGCTTCAGCTTCGGCACAAGGCCTCCTTATTCGGTCCGCTCATTCTCCGCGGCCACCACATCGGCCATCTCGCCAATGGGCTCACCGCTCGATTCTTCGGGGGTGCTGGCCGGGGCCTCCGCGGCAGCCTCGCCGCCATCGGTGGCCGACGTGGCCGGCTCATCGAAGTTCACTGGCGCGGACTCGGTGTCGCTGGGCGATTCGCTGGAGGTCTCCATGGCATCGCCCATGGCCTTGGCGACTTCGCTGGCGAAGGTGTCGGCGACGGGCGTGGACACTTCGCCCGGGGCCTTGGCCAGAGCGCCCGCGAGGCGACGGCAGATGTTCATGGCCTTGGTCTCGTCGGCTTCGCTGGCGTTGAAGGTGAAGAAGGCCGAGGGGCGAAGGGTGAGGGTGATGGGCTTGGAGAGCTGCTGGCCGCTGTACTTGACGCGGACCGTGGCGAGGCGTTCGCGGTGCTCCTGGATGAAGGACATCGCGTTGGCCGCCGGCAGTTCCTTGGGAAACTTCACGGTGTAGCCGCCCTTGATCTGGTCGTCGGTGGCGTCGACGTAGCTGTTGACCTTGGCCGACACGAGCGTGAGGCTCTTGGTCTCGGGGTGGTCGCGCAGCTTGATGACCGACTCGTAGACATCCATCGGGATGAACCGCACCGTCGGGGCGTCGTCGGAGAATTCCAGAACGCCCAGGAGCTCGGCAACCTTGTCGAGGCTCTTGACCGAGCCGGTGAAGACTTCCAGCACGCCCACCTTGTCGGTCGGCGAGAATTCCCGCAGCATCGCTTCAAAAAGCTGCGTCTTGGGGAGCTGCTTGGTCTCCAGGCCGCCCTTGACCGTCTCGATCTGCGGCACCTTGATGGTCTGGGTGGTGTAGGAGGTGAACTGCAGCTTGCCCTCGATGATGTCGTGGACGACCTGCACACCATATTCCTTGTCGGAGGGGCGGCCGAGCTGGTCGAGGGCGACCTTGGCGACCATGAGCGAGGGAGCTCGGTCGACCAAACCAATGTTGATTTTGAACGAAGTCATTGTGCTCTCCAGAGGAAAAAACGAACTACCACACCAGCGACTCTGCCGGCATGATGGAATCAAAACCTTCTTGAATCGTGGGGGGTTCCCACATCTCTTGGTGGCGATGAGCGGCCCGCACCCAGTGCTCCAAGTTCAGCCCGCGGGAATCCCGCTGAGTGTCGCCGCCGGGCGTGGACCTCTGGGCCATCATTGGGAAACAGGACGCCATGCACTGATGCATCGAGAGACTTGGCCGAGGCGATGAATCGAGCTCGCGCCAGCCGCCCCATGTTCGGGCGGTCGACGACGACATCCCGACCCAGCGACAAGGCGGAGTTGAGCATGCTCATCTCGATCGACTTGTAGAGGTGCTTCAGCGACTTGGAGTAGCGGCCATAGAGCCCGCCGTGACACATGGCCACAATCGCATCATCGTTAATGACGATGGAGCCGGCGGCCGCCGCCTCTCTTGCCTTGGTGGACTTTCCCGAACAGATGGGGCCGATGAAAATGAAAACTTGTGGTGTCATCGCCTCAAAGATCGGGCAAACCACGAAGTTTGTTTTTAGTCGGGCAGGCGAGTGTCGATATTGATAGCCGCCGTCCGCCGTACGTCCTCGGCGACCTTGAGCGCCTTGGCGAGCCCGTCGTGCTCGAGCCGGCCATCGGCCTTGATGGCGGAGATGTAGGAGTCGAGCCCGTTGAGGGCGAACTCGTCTTTCATGTTGAGGACAAAGAACAGGTCATTGACCGACTTGCCCGCCGTGCGCCTGGCTTCCTGGATCGTCTTGAGGATGTCCAGCAGCTGGGCCTTCTGGGCTTGATTGAGATACATCTTCGCGTCTTCGTTCTTGAAGATGACGTATTTGTTCTGGGCCACTGCCCCCTCCTCTGAAATCAGGCCGCCAGTTTCATGACGGTGTTGGTGAGACGTTCCATTAGGTACGTGTTACGCTTTGAGACCTGGTTGTTGCGGACAGCCATGGAAACGGCCTGCGGGTGGGCGACGAGAATCACGAGCTTGCGGCTTCTCGTCACGCCGGTGTAGAGCATGTTCCGCTGGAGCATTTTGAAGTGCCCAGTGTGCAAGCACATGATCACAACCGGGTATTCAGACCCCTGGCTCTTGTGGACGGTGCAGGCATACGCCAGCATCAAATCGTTCCAGTCGACACGCTCCAACTCTTTGTCCTGGCCGTCGAAGGAGCCAATCAGCTTGACGACCTCGGCCTCGGCGTTGCGTTCGAATCGCACGATTCGCCCCTGATCGCCGTTGCACAGGCCCGTTTCCCGGTTGTTGCGGGTGTTCATCATCCGGTCGCCGGACCCCCACCGCGTGCCGAAACGATCAATGCTGTCTTCTGGATTGGGGTTGATGACGTCCTGCACCTGCTTGTTCAGATTCTCCACACCAGCAGCGCCCTTTTTCATGGGCGAGAGAACCTGAACATCCTCAGCGGGGTTGAAGCCAAACGCAGGCACGAGCTTCGACACGCACCACCGCACGATGGCGGCCTGCTTTTCCTGGTCGTCGCACTCGATGAGCATCATGTCGGTCTTGGGCCAGCCCCGGGCCTTGATGATTTCCCGGCTGACCTTCTGGATCTGCGGCGTCACGCCGTTGTTGATGTCGTGGGCATGGCGGACAATGTCGGACCCCACCGCCTGACGCTGGGGCTTGGTGAGTTTGGTGGCGGCGATTTTCGGGCACCCGAGGAGGTCCCGGAGAACCGACCCGGGGCCGACCGACGGGAGCTGGTCGGCGTCTCCAACGAAGATAACGATGCAGCTGGGGTGGACGTAGCTTAGGAGCCATGCAAGAACCTCGATGTCGACCATCGACACTTCGTCGATGATCAGCACGCCACGCATCAGCACGTCTTCGATCGCCGCTCCATCCTTGATCATTTTGGAGAGACTGTGAAGCCGGCGGTGGATCGTCTCGGCGTACCTGCCGATCACCTCGCTCATTCGCTTGGCCGCACGGCCGGTGGGGGCCAGCATGTTGATCATGAGGCCGGCCCGTTCGTAGCCGGCGACGAGGGCGCGAGTGATGGTGGTCTTGCCGGTGCCGGGGCCGCCGGTGAGAACCGCCAGCTTGCTTCGAAGCGTGCGATCGATGGCCTCGATCTGCACAGGATCCAGTGTCAGGCCGGTGGAGGAGGAGGCACCTTCGATGATTGCATCGAGGTCATCGCCGGCAAGTTCCGGTGGCATGGGCTGGGAAAGAATCGCGAGCAGCTTTTCTGCAGCCTTGGTCTCGCAGTTAAAGATCTTCGGGTCGTAGATCCGGCCTGAATCGTCGATCACGATACCCCGCTCCGCCGCATCGCTGACGGCCGCGTCGACATCTTCGACAGTTATCTGGCGATGATTCAGGAGCTCGTGGGTGACGCGGATCAGGTCTTGGCGGTACAGGAAACACTCGCCCGGACCTGAGGACGCTTCCTGGAGCACGAACAGGGCACACGCCCGGACGCGGCGAATGTCCGTCTCAGCAAGGCCCAGGTGGATGGCGATTTCGTCAGCCTTCTTGAAGCCGATCCCCTTGATGTCGCGGCACAGGCAGTAGGGGTCTTCCGATACCTTTTGCTCCGCCTGGTCGCCATATTCCCGCAGGATTCGGGACACAAAGGTGCCGGTGATGCCGGCGCGGGTAGCGAACTGAAGAAACTTCCGCTCCGCCCGCTTCTCGTCCCACGCCTTCTTAATACCCTCCGCACGCACCTTGTCGATGCCGGGAACGTCGTAGAGTCGGTCGAGGTCGTCGTCGAGGATCTTGAACGTGTCCATACCGAACGTGTCGACGATGGCACGTGCGGTCTTGGGGCCAACGCTGTAAACGTTGTGCGTGAGGTACTTGAGAATCTCGGTGACGGTCTGAGGCTCAAGGACACTGACGTCGGTGACCTGGAGCTGCGGTCCATACTTCGATCGAGTGATCTCACCAGAGACTGATACTCGCTGACCCACCGCCAGGGACGCGATCCCGCCAACGATCGTGACCCGTCCCCGGTCGTCCTTGTAGGGGGCGAAAGTGCCCTCGTCGACCTTCAGTCGCATGGCACCCCAGCCGCTCTCCGGCTTTGCCGAGATCACGGCGTCGATGATGCCGCTGAGCTGCAACTCATTTCCCGAAGTCATGGATTCCTGCCCAAAAGAAAGCGGCCCACCTCGGGGCCGCCTTGTAGATCGGGCAAGATTCACAAGATGTTGTTGCAAACATCCCCTATGCCGCTTTTTCGACCTCGCCGAGGTACGTGTAGGTGAAGGAGCCGGCAAGGCCGCGGTCCTTGCTCCAAAGGAACAGATCCGCCTGTCGTGGGGAGTTGCAATAGCCCATGGCGTGGTGCCATGCATCGGTTCCGCCGAGGCTCGGAACCCGGCGGATGGTCACCCCGTCGATGGTGTCGGTCATCACTCGATCTTGAATGGCCGGCCCGGTTTTGTTCAACTGCCGGCGCTTCTCCTCCCGCTTGTGAAGATGCCCCAGGTGCCACTCGTAAACCCTGGAGCGGGCGAAGGATTGCTTGGCTTCGTGTGCCATCAGCATCGGGTAGTTGAGGAACTTTTCCTTGTCGCCGTGAGACCAGCCAATCAGATTGATGCCGAAGTTGTGGTACTTCCGGAGGGGAGGGGTGTTGTCGATGGCCACGTTGGCCGCATTGCGGAACCACGATTCCAACGTGTCGCCGAAGAAGAACATCTTCGACTGGTCGTGGTTGCCTGGGACGATGACGATCTTCACGGGTGCGATCTGTCGCAGCTGCTCAACCTTCTTGACGATCGTGTTCTTCATGCGTCGGAAGGTCTTTTGCCAGCGGCTGTCAACATCCTGGCGGGTGCCGGCAGTGGTGGTGTTCTCGGGAGTGTCCACATGGAAGAAGTCATTGCCCAGGGGCAAGAGGATCTCTTCAATCGCAAGGCCGGTGGCCCGCTGCATCAGTGAATCGATGGCGCGAGAATAGATCGCTTCGGAGAGGGAAGATTCGTAATTGGTGCCGGTCTCCGCCTCCCAAGCGAGCTTGCCGTGGTGCGGGTCAGGGGCGAAGAGCTCGAGCGAGAACCGCTCCTGCTCCATTGCAATGTGGGGATAGCGAACGGGGCGAAGGGTGGGTGAATGGGCAGCCACTTCCCGAAGGAGCGATGCACGAATGGCTTTGAGCTCCTCGGTCTTGTCGGCCGAATGGCGGGTGAAGCTGACCTCCACCGACCACATCTCCAGCACGGTTGCCTGCCGACGCCAATCATTGACTGCGCCGGGCGTCTGGAAGCTGCGGGAACGGAAGAAGCCGCTGTATTTCTTGGCCTTCCAACGCTCCACCTGCCACACCGACAGGTCCACCTTTGCCTTCTTGATCGCCTCCTCGAGAGCTCCCTCCTGCGTCTCGGCCTCAACGAGCTTGACGCAGACATCCTGGGAATCAGTGCCGACGGCATAAGAGACCTCGGCATCGTCGGGTATGCTAGCCGCGGGGGTCCCGGGAGCCTTGGACTTCGCGCGGTGACGCTGGAGTCCTTCAGGGCCGTGAAGGTATTTCAGGAACAACTCGGTGCAGTTCGAGGATGACTTGGACGCCGGGTTGTCTTTGAGCCACTGTTTCATCCACGCCTTCAGTCGCAGGTGGCGTCCCCTTACCTGGTGGCGGGTCGCCGCGCCGGTCGAAGTTGCCACGTTTGCGTACGTTGCATCCTTGCCCTTGCTCAGGATGCTGCTGTCGATTTCATAAGACCAGATTTGTGAAGCCATTAGACCCCCTTGAAATAGCCCCCGCGGATTGCACCATTGATGATACTGATGGATATGTGCTAAATAGCTCGGCCAAATCCATCAAAAAGAGAACCCCACCAGTTGCCTAATGGGGTTCTCAGTCGCATATTTCTGTTGTTTTTACCGAAAGCCAGAGGCCTTAGGCCCCGCAGCCTCCGCCAAATCCGCAGTTGACGCACTTCTTACAGGTCCCATTGGGGATCATGCTGCCGGCGCATTCAGGGCACTTTTCCAGCGACACACCGGACGGCGAAGTCGTTTCCGGAGCTGTCCCCGGGAACTTGTACGTCGGCGGGATCCCGTGGTCCCCGGCGATGGGGGGCTTGACGTTAAGCACGCTCTCGTCACCCAGTTCGTGATAGGCCAGGAGCTTGGCGATCAGGTTCATGATCGACGTGTAGGTCTTCACGTAGGGGTGGGAGGCCGTCAGGCCATTGGGCTCAAACTTCGAGTCCATCCAGCTCTTGACAATCCACGTGATCGGGATGCCTCCCTGGAGGGCGACGTTGGCCGTCTTACAGACCATGTCCAGCATCGCTTGGAGAGTGCCCTGATCGGCCGAATAGGTGGCCCAGATCTCGGCGACCCGCCCGTCGTCATACCGGACGGTGCGGAGGTAGAGCTTGCCGTTACCAACCTCGGTGCTGATGTCGATCCCTGGACGGCGGTTCCAGCCCAGCTTCACCCGCGTGCCAACTTGCGGGGGGCTGATGACCTTGATCGCGTTCCGGCCCAAGGCCTCCAGCTCTTCCCCACGACGAACGAGGTCGTCGTCGCCGGCAATCGCCCCAATAATCTGCTTGGCCTGCCCGGAACGGACGTCCGAATGGGCGATGGTCTGCGTGATTGCTGCTGCACGGGACTCGGCGAACGCCTTGCGGGCCGCAGGGTTATCTGCGGCGGTCTTTAAGATCTCCGCAGCATCCGGCTTCTTCGGCTTGGCCTTGAGATTCAGGGGCTGCGAGAGCTTGCAGCCGTCGCGGTAAAGGGCAATGGCCTTGGTGCCCAAGTCATGCCCCATGCGGTACGCCTGACGCACCTCTTCGATCGTCGCATCGGCCGGCATGTTGACCGTCTTGGAGATCGCACCAGAGATGAACGATTGCACCGCCGCCATCATCCGAATATGTGCGGCCCATGCGATGGCCGGATTGTGCGGGTCCTGCGATGCGGCCGTTGCAAAGACTGGCACGTGCTCCTCGGTAATGTATACGCCGTCGGCGGTCGGATTCTGCGCGGTCGGAACGCAACCGTGCTCGTTGACAAAACGCACGATCTCCTCGATGTCATGCCCGAAGTATTCGAGTTTCCGCAGGGCGATGCGAAGGCACTGGGGAGTGAAGTCCATGCCGCCGCCGCCGACAAGCTGCTTGAACACCTTGAGGCCGTAGAGGGGCTCAACGCCGGTGGTATCGCAGTCCAGAGTGATGCCGATGGTTCCGGTGGGAGCGATGACGGTCATCTCCGCATTCCGGTACCCCCACCGGTTGCCGCCATCGATCGCCGCTTCCCAGAGCTTCCGGTTGATGACGAACAGGTCCAGCCACTGGTCATGTCCAAGGGCGGCCTTCAGCGATTCATGGTCAATGGGCATCGGGGCCACGGTGAGACCTTCGTACGCATCCTTGGACCGCTGCCCTTCGAAGGCTCGCCGATGGTTAAGGACACACCGGAGATGGTCTTGCTTATTGGCATGAAACCGGGGGTAGGCCCCGAGGGATTCCGCCAGCTTGGCGCTGGTGACATGGCACTGGGCCTGCATCAGGGACGAGACGATCCCCGCCAGCGACAACGCGCCGTCTGAGTCATAGGGCAGGCAGTGGGCCATCAGGAAGGCACCCAGGTCCGCGTACCCCAGGCCCGTGTCGCGGTAGTTGTAAACGTTGATCGCGGTGGTGCGGTCCGGGAGGCTGGCCAGTGAGTTGGAAAGGTCCAGCGTGAATTGCCAGAGGTGGGTGCTGTGGAGGAATGCCTCCACGTCGAATTTCCCGCCCTTGTAAAACGCCATGAGCCGCTGCGACGCCAGGTTGCACGCCGATCCATTGAGCCGCATGTGCTCCGAGCAGGGGTTCGACGCGTCGATACGGCCATCGTGGGGCGTCACGTTCCAGTCGTTACAAGTGGTGTCATATTGGACGCCAGGATCCCCGCAGAACCAACCGTTCTTGGCAATCTCGGTCTCAAGATCCCGCGATGGGAAAGAGCGGGTGGACTTGTCCGTCCGGGCAACGAACTGCCAGTCCGCACCCGCGTCAACTGCGGCATAGAAATCCGAAGGGATTCGCACGCTGTGGTTGGCGTTCTGGAAAGGGGCAATCGCATACGCCCGGCCGTTGAAATCCTCGTCGAAGACCACGTCGGGCCACTGCTTCTCGCCCTGGATCGCCAGGTGGATCGCCTTGATGATGTAGTTGTCGAGCACACCGACCGCCTTGGCCTCGGCGATGGGCTTCTCAGCGAGCTCCTGCGCATCGTCCAGCGACAGCAACACCTTGTCGCTTCCACCGATGGCGTCCATGACCGACTGGCAGTGCTTCTTGATGAGGCGGGAGCCGATGACCATCGACGCCACGGCGATCTCCGCCTCGGTCTTGCAGAATACGAATTCGTGAACATCAGGGTGGTCGAGGTCAACGGTGACCATCTTGGCTGCACGCCGAGTGGTGCCGCCGGACTTGATCGCACCGGCGGATCGGTCCGCGGACTCAAGCCAACTCATAAGGCCCGAGCTCTTCCCGCCGCCGGAGAGCTTCTCGTGCTTGCTGCGGAGCTTGGAGGGGTTGACGCCACTGCCGGACCCATACTTGAAGATTCGCGCCTCACGTTCGATCCAGGGCAGGATCCCGTCCGTGCCAAGGAGCGTGTCCTTCACATCAAGGATGAAACATGCATGTACTTGTGGATTCTGGTATGCCGACAAACTGTGACGTGCAAACTTGTCCATCTCCGACATCCAGTCCTTGATGCCTAGCAAAGGGACGAAGATGGAGCTGTCCATTTCGCGGGTGTTGGAGGGCAAATCCACAACCCAGTGTCCCTGCGCGGAGCCCGTGAGGCCGTATGCCCACCAAAGACCGCTGTTGAACCACTGTGGGGAGTTGGGCGCGCCCATCTGAGAGAGGAGAATGAACACCATCTCGTCGAAATAGGCACGGGCGTTGCATAGACGGATCTCCTCCACAGCATTGCCCGATACGACCCCGGTAAGTTGCTCTTGCGAAGGATCAAAGTAGTGATTGGTGTAACCCGCAAAAGTCCAATGCCCCACGATGCGGCTGATGACCTGCTGGACGGACACCTCGCCACCGACCTGCGAGCCGGGCGCAGCAACACGCGGACACAGCCAATCGGGAAGATGGCCATAGTCCGCGTGTCGAACCGTTTCCAAGGGCACGCCGCCCTTGCGGAAGTATTTGGAGATCAAGGTGTCGCGGGCATTCTTCGACCAGCTGCGCGGAACGACAGCGCCGCGGAGCTCGAAGACCGTTTCCTTGGTCTTGTAGTTGGTAATGACGCAGTCGTGAGAATCGTACTCGAACTGCGCGAAGGGATCAGCCCCCTGTTGGGTGAAGCGACGGGTGATTTGCATGCAGGTTTACTCCGAACTTTAAGCCACTGCCGACTCAACGTCGGCCGACATAAAGTTCGGGCAAGAAGCGCTCGGCGATTGGCCGAAATGCTCGCAAATCTTGGCTTCGAGTTTTTTGTTGAGATGGTAGATGCGAGTGAAGGTCACATCGAGGATCCGGGCGATCTCGCGGAGCTTTTTGTTTTCTTTGTAGCGAAGGTCAAAGACCCGACGCTCGGCGGACGAGAGGCTTTCGGGGAAGACATCCATGAAGTCCTTGAGGGCAACGGAATCGGCGGGATCCTTGCCACTGGCATCCACGGGCTCGGCGACGACGAAGCGGCCGGTCTTCGTGTCAACAACGCCCATGTACGATTCGGTGGGGACGGTCATGCCGTACCACTTGTCATCGCGGAAGCGGGCGATGACGTGGGCGTAACGCATTTCATCCTGGGCCGCGCGGTAGCCCTTGCAGATCATGTAGGCGCAGATCCGTTTGACGGGATCAAGCGTCTCGCCAGCGAACCGATCGGGGTTGAATTTCTTGATGGCCTTGGCCACGCCGAGCTGCGACCATCCTGTCGCCTCGTCGTAATCGACGGCGTCGGGGTACGCGTTCACGATCTTCTTCGCAACAATGCGAACGACCGTCGAAATGTGGTGATTGGTGATGTGAGGAATAGACGGAGCGATGGTGCACATAAAGGATTTCCCTTCCTTCCGCTAACGGAATCAACAAACTGAAGTGCGGATTACAGGTGCCGCAACAAAAGAAACAAACATTCAGGGGATGGGGACGACGGGCACTTTCTGGATGACCTGCTGGGCAAGTTCGACGGCCCGAGCCTGCGCGTCGAGGTTCTCGATGCTGATCTTGGTGCCATCGGGGGCCGTCGCGTCGAGTTTTCCGATCTTGGTGTCCATCCCGAATCGCCAGATTTCAACATGACGCCCGTCAGCGGATTGATATTGAATGTGGCTGCACGCGCCCAGGAAGGCAGCCGCCATCACGATGGCACAAGCCAAAAGAGACTTCATCGTTGGTCCTCGATTATCGATAGCTGTTGACGCTTCCCGATGTCAGCTCACGACTGCAATCGGTTCGGAGTGTTGCGTACTCCGCCGCCCTGTGGAGTAATTCGGAGGGATGAGGCCCCGCGTACTGTTCGAGAGCAATGTGCGGCAAGTACCGCGAAAGATTAAACGTATTGGGGAAGCCTCGGGGTTCCAAGAAAACAATGCGATTTACCTTTACAAACGGCATGTTCGCCAAAAGCCCGAAGCACACCTCGCATGGAGGCATGGAGAGATACACAACAGCATTGTTCGAGGTTCCGCGGCAGTTCACGATCGCATTGCAGTCGGCATGGACCATGACCGGATATTTGTCGGGGCGTTTCGTCGGAAGGGGCGGCATCCCCGCGGGGGGTGTCGCGTTGCGAGGGTGTCCATTATAGCCAGTGCCCAGAACGATCTTGGTGTCCCAGTCGGCAATAATGCATCCCTGCTTGGTCTCCTGGTCGGGCGATCGCATCGCGGCCAGAAACACCATGCCCATAAAGTATTCGTCCCAGGACGGGACCTTCAGCGATTCGATCCACTGTGCTGCGTTGCCCACAGACTCTCCCACGACGAAACACCCTCTACCCTAATTTATACCGAACGACAGCCGCAAGGGTCAAGAACTTTCTTGCGGGTTCGCGACTCTGCGATGGATCAGCCTGCGATGATGATTCCGCCGGGCCGGCCTTCCGCCTGCGCCACGGCATCCTGAAATGCGTTGTGCTTGGTGGTCTCCGCGTTCACCGCCGCATTGACCATGCTTCCCTGCTCGCCCGAATTGCGGGCACGAATGACGGCATCGTTGCTGCGCCCGATCACCTCCGCGAGCTTCACAAGCCGCTCGATGTCAGCGCGTGAGAGAATCGGCACCACCACATGCCCCATGCCTGTCTGCGGCCGACCATCCTGGCCCGGGGTTGCCTGCGGGAAGAGGACGACCATGCCGTTTTTAGTAACGGCGTTGAGCGCCAACTGGCCCACCTGCATCAGCATCCGGAGGTATTCGTCCGTAACGTGCGCCGGCACCTTGGCTTGAAAGATCCGGGTTGCCGGAGCTTCCGGCTGCTGTGTTGGTTCCGACATGTTTCCTCACCAGTGAAGAAAACGGACAACGAATCCCTTGGAGAGGACCGTATCCGCTGTGACGCCGGCGCTCTCGGCCAGATCACCGACATACTTTTTGACCGCGGGGTGAACCCCCTCGGGCTGTTCGAATTGCTCTTTGCTCGCGACGCCAAGCTCGGAGGCCAGTGCGCTGACCATCACCCGACCGGTGATGGCCTGCTCACGGACCTTCTGATCGACGCACCGTGCCGCCGCACCCAGATCCACCATTTCCGCCATTGCCGCGCGATCGTTGTCATCCTGGCACAGCATGAACAGCGGCGTGCAGGGTGGCTCGGTCGGGGTCAGGCCTGAGAGCTGGCGAATGATCATGGGAGCTCCTGGGGAAGCGAAAGGGGTCTGGCCAAAGGGCCAGACCCCACGCTGCTGATTCAGTTGACGAAGATCGCCGTCGCGTCCTTCGCACCATTGGCGGCGGCGCGAATGAGGGCGATGGCATTGGCCTGCTGACTGGCAGGATCGACGGCGGTCGTGTCGATGCGATTCTGTACCAGAAGACCGATGGCATCGACGAGCTCGCTGACGATGAGCTTCTGCTTGGAGGTGGCGCTGAGTTTGCCGATTTCATTGGCAGCGAGGACGCGCAGCGTGCTGAGGTCGATCGTGCCGTCCTTCGTGGAATCCAGAATGGCGGTCGCGACGTCACGGACGATCTGGGCCGTCTTCGCTGTGTCCTCGTCCTTGATCGCCACCAGCGCCGCCTTCGTGGCCAAGCCGGAGGCCAGCCGCACCGTGGTTTCGGCATTCGCCTGCTGCTGGGTCGACGTCAGGGGCGTCGTCTGGATGTTCGCACAGCCGCCAAAACCGGCAACCGCTGCCATAATCGCCAAGGTAAAAATCGCTTTACGCACAAATGCCTCCGAGTGTCGGGAACCTTCGCAAATGGCCCCGTTGGGCCGTCGGGACATAGATCGGGCAAGAAAGGGAAAAAACCAACGGAGGCGGGTTAAATTTTCTGTCTTCGTCATTTCCCCCAGTTTTACAGATGCGCACCGGCAAGGTTCAAGGGGTGTACAGAAACTTTTTTTGATTTTTTCTGAGGGAGATCATGGCATGATCTCTGGCACTTGAAACGCATAACACGATCGCGATTCCTTGGGGAACTGCTGGGCTTCCTTTTGAAAAGTCCGCAGATTGATGAGTCCCTATATCGGGACAAAACACCCCGCAACCGAGACAAAACGCCCCGCTATCGGGACCCCGCTATCGGGACAAAATACCCCGGAAGTGGGACACACAGGGGGGCACCCAGTAAGTATCTATATCAGTAAGTATATGCGCAGCGCGCTGTATATGATAATTGCGCAGCGCGCGCTTGATGTATATGACAATCAATAATTATTAAAAGGGGGGCGCATGCCCCCCAAACCCCCCGTCGGATCGGCGTTCGTCGATGTCACCCGCTAGGTGATCGGCCATGAATGACGCCTTGTTCGAAAATCATTGCCCGTTTTTTGCCCGATCACCGTGTCGCTGGACGCACACCTCCCAGCCGCTGGAGATCGCATGGCAGAAATCGCACCCACCCGCCTCGAAGCATGGCTCATGGCCACGGATCGATCCCGCTCTCCGTCGGGAACCGCCGAGGGTCTTTCGCGAACGGCGCAATCCATGCTCCTTTGGCTGGTGCGATGCGGTGACGCAGGGATCTTCCCGAAGCCCAAGGTGTTCTGCGAGTTACTGCAGGTCTCGGATTCCGCCTTTTACCGCGCCAAGCAGTCGCTGAAGGCTTCCGGCCTGGTTCTCTTCACGCCTGCTGAATTTGGGGGCGAGGCCTACCAGCTCGCACCTCCGGGGAAGCCCCCCGAGATCCAGTTGGCCGCATGGAGGCAGATCAACCCACTGCTCCGCGCCCAGCAAAGCGGCCTTGACCAGACTTCGGAAACCCTCGAGGCCGCCAGTGAAACACCCGAAACTCCCACCGTCGACACGCCACCGGCTGAGCCCGCGGCTAAGCGGGCGAGGGGCGAGAGCAAGCCCAAGGCAAAGCAGGGACTCAACGACGAGCACCGCACCTGGATCCTCACGTCCGCCGACAACCTCGATGTTTACCTTCGCTTTGGGCAAGCCGCGATCGGCAAGACGATGGCCGAGTGCGTCACGTCCGGACTCCCCAGCGCCGGCGTCGATTGGCTCGCCTTTGGGCAATCTTCGCACGAAGACTGCTATTCGCCGCAGTGGAAGGTGAATCAGTTCGCCGCCTACTACTGGCATCTCGTCGGCCGCCATCGGGAGAAGATGGGCATTCCGCTCTCGCTGCCGCAGTGGGGGCGGCTGACTGGTGAGTTGAAGAACCTGCTCGCCACAACGACGCATTTCAACGCCTACCAGCACCTGTACTTGCTGGGCAACCATTTTGATTTGATCCAGTTCCAAATGGGCAACTTCGGTCAGGGCAAGGTGCTCTGTGAGTCGTCCATCAACGATCAGTCCATCCGGCAAAAAGTCACGCTGATCATCACCCACGGCACGCAATGGCTGCAGGCCGAGTATGACCGCATGGCCGCTGCCACCAGGCCCGCATACCGAGGAGGGGAATAATCATGGCCAAGAAAGCCGAAAAAACCACCAAGGAAGAACCCAAAGAGCTCAGCGCCGCATCCGTGGCGGCGAGGCTGCGGGCTCTGCGTGCCAGCATCGACAAGGAATTCGGTGCCAACACCATGCAGACCTTTGACGGCTCCAACCTCACCCAGCAGAACTTCGAGTACCAGATTCCCTCGGGCTCGATCGGTCTCGACATCGCACTGGGACCCGTGCTGCGACAGCCCGACGGATCCTGGCAAACCGGCTTCGCCCCGGGAAAGATCGTCGAGGTCATCGGTCCGGAAAGTTGCGGCAAGAGCACCGAGTGCAACGTGATCGTCGCCAACGCCCACACGCTCGCCTTCGTCGACATTGCCACGAAGCAGAGGAAGAACCCCAACTTTCGTGCCTTCTACGCCGACATGGAGCACACCTGGGATCCCGCCTACGCGAAGCGGTTGGGGTGCGACGTGTCCCGCATCGATGTTGTCCAGCCCGACACGGGCGAAGACTGCATGAACATCGTGGAGATGGCGGTCGGATCGGGTCTCTATGCCGTTGTCGTCGTCGACTCCGTCGCGGCCCTGATCCCAAAGTCCGAGCGTGACGGTGACGTCGGCGATGCCTCCATGGGTGCCCAGGCCAGGCTCATGTCCCAGGCCCTGCGCAAGGTCAACCCGATTCTCACCAAGTCCAAGACCCTGCTGGTATTCGTCAACCAGATCCGCCACAAGATCGGCGTCATGTACGGCAATCCGGAAACCACCCCGGGCGGGAACGCCTTGAAGTTCTATGCCTCCTACCGGATCGACCTCCGCCGGAAGGAAACGCTCAAGGATGGCGACGAAGTCTACGGCCACGTGATCGAGGCCACGGTCTTCAAGAACAAGGTCGCGCCTCCGTATCGCAAGGCGAAGTTCGAGCTGGTCTACGGCCGCGGGTTCGACAAGTACACCGAACTGGTCGACCTGTGTCTCGGGAGGAACATCCTGGTGGCGGACTCGGCATGGATCACCTATGGCGGCAAGCCGGTCGGCCAAGGGCGGTTCCGCACTGCCGACAAGCTCCGCACCGATGGCGCTCTTGCCTATGAGCTCTATGACAAGCTGATGACGATGATCGCTGCCGAGCGGGGGTTCTATCCCGATGGTCGCGCGATCCCCGGCTTCAGCCCGGAAGAAGTCCAGTCCGGCGGCGTGGCCAGCTTCGTGCCGCTGAGTGACGAAGAGAAGGCTGCGATCGAACGCGACCAGGAGGATGAAGCGAAGTTTCTCACCGAGCTCAATTCCACGGGTGGCAATTGAGCCGAAAAGGAGCCACCGTTAAGTCCGCCCTCCACCGGAAGGTGGTGTCGCTGGTGCGGGAGATATACCCGCTTTTTACCATCCTCGAAGAGGAGCCGGTGAAGGTGGAGGTGCGGGGCCGCAAGACCACCCTGTTTCTCGACATCTTGATCAAAGAGCTCAATGTCGCCATTGAGTGTCATGGTCAGCAGCACGGAAAGTACGTTACCCATTTTCATGGGAGTCGCGATGGATTCGCCGGCTCCCAGTTACGCGATCAAGCAAAGGCCCAGCAGCTCCAGGACCTGGGGTACTCCTTCGTCGTGGTGCATCATCACGAGCAGGACCGAATCACCGCCTCGGAGTTGCTCGACCGCATGACCAAAGCCATTGAGGGAGCATCATGAGCGATTTGCCATTGGACGATTTCGTTGATTTTGGGGGCGGCGTCGTCGACGAGCCCGCCGCCGCTGCACCGCCGGCCGCCAAGCAACCGACGCAGGACACGCTCGCGAAAAAGAACGCCGACGCCACTGTCAGCGAGGCCTCGCTTCGCCCCAAACTGAGCAAGCCCAACCTTTCGATGGAGGATTCTGGCGGAGGTCCCACGGAAAAGGTCGACCGCCCGGCTCCCGCGCCGGCAGTACCCCCAGCCCCCAAGCCCGTCCCCTCTGCTGCGGGTCCCATGGATCTCGAGGAGCTCTGCAATCACTTGGCGATACAGGCGGGCATCCCCGACGCTGAGCCTGAGGGCGAGCCGCCGTCCGAGGAAACGTTTGTGCCGCAATACGAGCACTCGGAAACCGGCGTCAAGGTGCAGCCCACGCAGGCACCCCAGGGGCCCGACATGCCGGTGCCGGCCCCGCCGACGCAACCCTCGCCACCAGCCCCTGTCGTCGCCTCGAAGGCCGTCGCCACCGACCCGGACGTCGCTGACGCGGATAACCTGTGGGCGGAGATTGAGGGCGAGATTGCCCGGCTGGACGCGGAAACGGGCTATTGCGTTTTGCGTAACCGGGCGTCTTGCGACGATTCCCGACCGCACCACGTGGCAATCCGGGAAATGCGATACAACGCGCTGAGTTTGCCCGATCAATCAGCGTCCTACCTCGCTGCTCTTGAAGCAGCTTTGGCGGCGAATCAGGCGTACGTGCAGGGCCAGGAGAACTACTGGTCGGCACGGGCCAAGCAGCTTGGCGTCGACCGTGAGAATCTTCTGCGGGCCAAACGCAGCAAATACACCGGCTCGACAGAGAAAGCCAAGGAGGACGCCGTCATTCGCTCGGAGCCGGATGTTCGGAGGCTGCACCGCGAATACGTGAAAGCGGACGCAATCAAGTCCTACCTGGGCGACATTGGGCAGGCCTTCGCCAAGGTCGACGACGGCATAAAGCGGCTCGCCGACAATCGCCGCGATGAAGAAAACAGAGCAGGGATCGCCGCTCGGCGAAATACATAGTCTATGAAGAACACGCAGGTTAAATCTCAGCCCCAGGTGCCGGTGTATGTCGACGAGAAGGTGCTGCTGCAGGAAGAGCAGTATCTCTACGACGCACCCGCGGAGCGAGGTTTTATCGCGTGCCTAATGGCCAAGCCCGAGCTGCTCGCCGAGGCCGAGCCCGTCGTCTCGCAGGACATGATCTTTTTCCCGCTGCACAATTACATCTACCAGGTGATGAAGTTCGTGGCCAAGAAGGCCGCCCAGAACGGGTGGTCTGTTCAGTTCGACGAATTCACGGTCATGAGCGTGGCCAAGGAGATGGGGCAGGCCTATGTGGACTCATTTCTCCGCAAGACCGATGGCATGGCCAAGTGGAACGAGCTCAAGGAAACCGCGGCGTTCGCCGATCTGACCAACTTCGGCTCCTACATGGCGACGCTCAAGGACCGTGCCGCACGGGTGAAGTTTTTCCGGATGGCTAGGCAAATGCAGCTGTCGGTCATGAACATGCAGACCAACCCCGATGTGGGGCAGGTGGCTGCAGAGTTTGAGGGGCAGATCAGCGACATCACCTTTGGCGCTGCTCGCGGAGATAGTCGGCTCACCCGCCTCGGTGAGTATGAAAACGAATTCATGACTTTTGCGGGCCTCGCCCACAAGTATCCCAACGAGCACATCTTTCACCTTCGCCATCCGCGGTTTCACTACTGGATGGATCTCATGGGCGGCGGGTTTGTGAGAAACTCGCTCACGATCGTTGCCGCCCGCCCGAAGGTCGGCAAGTCAACGATGCTTCTGGACATCTGCATCGACTTCGCCCTCATGGGCATCCCCGTTCTATTTCTCGACACCGAAATGTCGGGCATGGAAATGTTCAGCCGGCAGCTCTCCAACCTCACCATGATTCACGAGCACGTCCTGCGCAAGGGGCGGTTCTTTGACGGGGTGAACCACCAGCACGAGATGGCCCTCGTGCAGGAGAAGCTCGAGATGATGCGCGGTGCACCGCTGTTCTATGCCTCGGTCGCCGGCAAGCCCGTCGAGTTTGGCATTTCCATGACCCGCCAGTTCCACAGCCGCAATGTCGGCACCAAGCAGTTGGAATGGAACGGGAAAATGCACACCTTCTCCAAGCCTTGCCTCGTGGTGTACGACTGGCTCAAACTTCCCTCGGGCTCCAGCGCGGACGCCAATGCCAAAGAATACCAGCTGCTCGGCGAGCTTTGCATGAGCCTCAAAGACACCGCCAAGCACCTCAATATCCCGATGGTGTGCGGAGCCCAGCAGAATCGAAACAACGTCGGCAAGGACGATCGTGAAGCAATTGAAAACGCGGAAGCGTCGCTGTCAGGGTCCGACCGTCTGGCGATGTTCTGCTCGAGTCTCTGCATCCTGAGAAATCCCAGCCTCGCGATGCAGGAAGCAATTTCAACGAACTGGCCCGCGGCGAGGGAGGGGCGCAAGGGCCAGCAGTCATGGCCGTTCAATCAGGTGTTCCAAGTCATCTTCAACCGCAACGGCAACGAGTTCCGCACCGGCATTCCCATGTACATCGACCGTGGTCACTCGAAATACGAAGAGATGGCGTACACCGACGAGGTGTATGCGGCGATGGCTGCAGGGCAGCAGCCCCAGCAGAAAAAAGAGAGTATGTATCTGGAATTCCTGCGGGAGTTCGTGCAGGCGAAGGCGTATGCAAAGGCGGGTCAGGGCGGTGCGGCGGGTGGGAAGGTCGTGAAGGTCCCCACCCAGGCCCCCCTCAAAGTTGCGAGCTAAGCCATGCTCCAAGATCCGTGGTCTCGGACCGCGCAGGCGGTCCAGCAGCGATACGTCGACAACCCCGATCTCATTGGAGACCTTCTGGAAAAGATTGGGGCGAGGAACATCACGCCCCACGCACGGGGATCCTTTCGTTCGACCTGTCCGCTCCACGATGGCGACAACCACCAGGCGTTCGCGGTGTGGGTCGACAAGGGGTACACGGTCTGGAAGTGTCACACTCGCTGCGCTGCGCGGGGGAATCTCGCCACCCTCATGATGAAGCGGTATCAGGCGTCCTTTCAGGAGGCCGTCACCCGGCTGGCCCAGTTTGCAGGCGTGAAGATCGATGGCCCCATTCTCTGCCAGTCGATCGAACAAATCGAAGAGGAATCTCTCGCCTCGCTGACCCGGCGTCTGAAGACCAAGCCCAAGACCGAGGAGTACATCTTCGACGAGGGGATGGTCAAGCAGGCATGGGGATGGTGGCGTCACCCCGATGCGAAGCGAGCAATCCAATTCCTCACCGGACCGGTGGGAACGCTGACCGACACCGGCGAGAAGTGCAAGGGGTTTCCCAGGGAGATCATTAAGAAGTTCGAGCTGGGTTTTGTGCCGGCCAAGCAGTGGCTCCAGCACAATCCAGCGAAGAAGCACCGTCAGGCTGGGGAGCTCAACGATGGTTGGTTTGTTGACCGAGTGGCGGTGCCGTGGCGCAATCGGACTGGCCAATGTATCGGATTCGCGGGGCGTCGCCTCGATGGCCAAAAGTATCTCAAATACCAGAACCTGCCGCTGACCTCCCGCGGCAGCGCCCTTTATGGGCTTCACTTGCCCGATGTGCGGGAGGCGATCGCGCGGACGCGGGAGGTGATCGTGGTGGAGGGCTACTGCGATGTCCTGCGGGGCCATCAGCATGGAATCCTAAACATCACCTGCCCGGGTGGGACGGAGTTTTCGCCCACGCAGCTCCGGCTTCTGGCGCAACTAGGGGTGGAGTGGATCAACATTTTTTTTGATGGCGACCAAGCGGGGGTTCTCACTTCGGCAAGATTGGCCGATCAATGTCGCGATGTCAGCCGAATCAGGGTTGCAAGGCTTCCGGACGGAGTAGACCCGGACGACCTCTGTCGGCGAGAGGATTTTCTAGGCGGTCTGGCGACAGCGAGGCCCGTGTAGGAGTTTCTGGTCTATGTACAACAATGCCCCCCAAAACAATCAACAAGCGAATCAGGCACCCAATCCGCTGATTGACCAGCTGCTCAATCAGGTGGGCCAGGGACAGTTCCCGTGGCTCAATCGCTGGGAGGGCGTCGTGCAGGTGTTCCCCACGCAGAACGCACCCAACGGCTTCGTGTGGCGCAACGGCAACAACGGGAACGAAGGCCACGTCGTCATCAGCGGCAAGATCCGCAAGGCCTGGGGTGGCCGGAGCCCCGGCGTCAAGCAGTCCAAAATCCGGATCAAATGCTACGGCCAAATGGGTCAGTGGCTGAGCAACAACCTTCAGCCCGGCATGCTGATTTACGTGAAGGGCGAAGTGATCTGCGTCCGCTTCCAAAACAACCAGGGCCAGTGGGTCGATGACACCCACGTCCAGATTAAGGAAGCCAAGCAGGGCGACGTCACATTCCACATGCTGGGGATGATGCAGGTGCTCGATGAGAGCAATCAGCAGCAGAACAACCAGAACCAGGGCAACGGCGGCGGATACCGCAACAACAACAATGGCGGCAATGGTGGCAACCGCGGCGGTCGCGGAAACGGCGGCAACGGGGGGTATGGCAACAGCATGCCCCAGAACAACTACAACCAAGGGGGCGGCGGCTACCAGAACCAGGGTGGCCAGCAGGGTGGCTACCAGGCCAACCAAGGAAATGGCGGTGCCAATGGTGGCGGCTACGGGCAGGCCCCGCAGGGTCGTCCGCAGCAGGGCCAGCCGCAGGGCGGGTACACCAACCCGGCCCCGGCCAACCAGGGCAATCAAGGAGGCTACGGCGGCCAAGCACGCGCGCCCGGCAACGCTGGCGGCGTGCAGCAAGGTCAGGCCCCGCAGGGCCCTGTCAACCAGGAAGGGCAGGCCGCCGGCAGCTTCGCCCCCGCTCAGAATTCCCCCACGCAGAGTGCAGCCGCTGCTCCGGCCAGCGGTCCGCAGTTCAATGATGCCCCGCCGATCGACAACGACGACATTCCGTTCTGACCCACAAACAACGGCACGATACTGGGCCGGCAGGCAAGCACTGCCGGCCCGCTTTTAAGGGGGGATCCGTGAAGATCTATTCCATCGACCAATCGTTCAGGGGCTTTGGCCATGTCGTCCTGGAGGACGGCAAGACCATCTTCTCTGAGACCATCAACACCGACGACGAAGAGCTGGCAGGGTTCGCAAGGGTCATCCGCCTTCACCGCTCAGTGATCGCAGTGCTCGAGGAGCATAAGCCCAACGTGGTCACCATCGAAGACTACGCGTACGGCTCGACCAGCAACAACATCACCGACATCGCCGAGTTGGTGGGCGTCATCAAATTCGAGCTCATTCATCGTCTGGGCTACTCTGACTCCCGCGACGCTCTTGCCGCAGGAACGAAAGCCCTGTCCATCCAGACCCAAAGCGAGATGAAGAAGTTCAACCTCGGAAGCGGCAACGTCAAAAAGGACTCTCGGTACCTGCTGACGGTCATGCAGCACACGGGGATCGCGTTCGAGAACGACAACATCGCCGATGCTTTCATGCACGCCTGGAGATGCGGCATGAGCATTGGGGTGCTCCAGGGGCGGGTCGAGGTTTCCGGCCTTCCAAAGCATCAGCAGGAATCACTCATATCCGCTGGCGTAAAGCGGACCAAGGGGGTCAGCATGGCCAAGGCGCTCAAGCTGCCCGAACAACAGAAACGCAATCTTGTGGGGTACTGATTCACCATGCCGGCTCCGTCCAAGGTCAAAACCACGTCAGTGACGTCCGGGGCCATGAAGGTTCTGGACTCGGGTTCGCGCCAGAAGTTTGCGACTGGTGCCCAGCGTGACATCGAGGTGGGAAAGGGCCGTATGGACCTTCTTCCGTTCCACGCCCTCATCGAGCTTTCGAAACTTTTCGAGGAGGGGGCCGTCAAGTATGGCGACGGCAACTGGCGGCTGGGGATGCCGCTGAGCAGGTATCTCAATTCCGCCCTCCGGCACCTCTTCAAGTTCGCATTGGGCATGCGGGACGAACCCCATGAGGTCCAGGCGATTTGGAACCTTTGTGCCCTCATCGAGACTCGCCGTCTGATCCTTATGGGGGCGCTCCCCAAGAAGCTCAACGACCTCAAGCGTTTCGACGAGCTGGTGACAACCATCGAAAGCCTCGATCTGATCAAGCAGGAAGTCGCCCACTTCCGCGAGGCCAAAGATGCGGCAACGAAAACAAAGGATCGAAATAAAGGCAGGAACCCGTGAGCGACTTCAATCTTCAATTCGGCGGCGGCTTTGCCTTCCACACGCCAAAGTGGTGGGAATACAAGCTGTTGGCCATCAATCCTGGCGGCGGCGAGTGGCCCTTGGGTCCACGTGGGTGGGTCACGCTGGTTTGGAACATGGACGTGTTCGCCTGGGGACGGGTACCAGTCCTGAAACTGGCCATTTTTCTGTCTCTGGTTGCCGGACTTCTGGGCGGGGTGGCGGCCTTCCTGCTTCTCCGTGCAATCGCCGGCTGAGAATCGCCCGATCAATGCGTATCACGTTGCGCTAAAGGATCCACCATGCCCGTTGACATGTCCGCCATTGGTAATCTCTCTCCGTCCAAGCTGGAAAACCTCATCCTGTGCCCGGCCCGTCTTCTCTCGAAGATGAACCTGCTGGGCGAAGAGGAGGTGGAAGAAGAAAAGGGAGACGAGGCCAAGGTGGGCGTGCTCGCGCACGCGGCGGCCAAGTGGTGGTACCGGCCGTGCGAGAAGTGGAAGCAGCGGATCGCCGGCGGCGATGATCCCGACGTCTTGGCCAGAGAGGCGCAGGCACTTCGTGATCAGGTCTATGCGAAGCTCACGTCGGCGACGCCTACCGACGAAGAAAGGGAATCCCTTCAGCAGCTGATCAACGACGCCGACGAGGTCATCAACGAAAAGGGCCTGTTGAAGCACCCCTGGTCGTCCGCGGAGTATTGCCTCCACAAGGCGATGATGGAATGCCGCAAGGCGCGCTTTGGGTCAGAGCTGATTGCGGATCCCGCCAACATCGAGGACGCCAAACGCCTGTTTGGCCTTATCCGCAACCACTACGATCGAACCATCCTGAACATCGTGTTCGCTGAACGAAAATACAAGGGGGACCTGGGCAACGGTGTCCCGGTGTCACTGATCATCGACTTGGCACTCGACCGCGGCGGCGGCCGGCTGGAGATCGTCGACTACAAGACCGGCATGATTGCCTGCACCACGGAAGAAATGTATTCGAAGCATCAGGTCCTCATGAACCTGATGGCTCTACACAAACATGACGCCTCGCTGGCGATGTACCCGGAGAAGTCCTTCACCTACTTCTGGGTGCAGATGGGCACCGAGACCGGTCCGGTCTCCCAGACCTGGGAGCAGCTCACCGATTACGAATACTTCCTTGCCGAAAAGTACCAGGAACTGGTCGACCATGTCGTGGCTGCCCAGAAGCCCGAGACGCGGTCCCAGGTGCCCGAGCACACCAATCGCTTCTGCCGGAGCTGCCCGCGGCGGTTCCGCTGCACGCGGTATCAGGAGATGGTCACGGAAGCGATGTGCTTCAAGGAGGTCATGGGCGAAGATGCCATCAAGTCCCTCGGTGACGACGAGATCATGGCGCGGTACGAGGAAATCGGGCAGAAGATCAAGCTGCTGGAAAACGCCAAGGGCAAGCTCTCCGAGATCCTCCTGGCGGAGATGGACAAGCGAAAGGTGAAATTCATCGAGGGTGAGAAGCACAAGTGCTCCCTTCGGCAGAATCGTGCCGATTCGATCGATGGTCCGACGGTGGTGTCGCTCTGCCAGCTCAATAGCATCGACCTGGCAAGCGTGGCGAGCTTCTCGAAAAAGAAGGTGGAGGCCGCGTTTGCCAACAACGCAGAGGCCATGAAGCGCATCGGTCTGACGATGCGTCGCGGGATGGCTAGCGCCTATCCCGACGTTCGAGCCCGGAAAGCTGATGCGCCCGATTCGCCGAAGGGAAAGTCGAAGAAAAAGCCTTCTCCCGAAAGCAGCAGCTAGGTTTTTGCCCGATCTACGAGGCGTCCTTATGGAGACGCCTTCGTGCCTGAAGTTGTTGGAAAACTTGTTCGGATGCCCAACCTGTGTCCGGACCACAACGCCCCATCGACCACGGTTGTCAACACCGTAGGCGTGGGGCTCAAGAATATGTCGCTGTGCCGGGGCTGCATTCACTTCAAGCCCAAGCAGCAGAGCAACTGCCCGATCGCGCAGCAACTCTTTGAACTCAGCAACAGATTCCATATTGGGACCATCCCCATCCGGTGTGCGAGCTTCCAGCCGCTCCCCGGCGTTCCCCTGTCCAATTCCCGCGGCATCGGAGACGATCTGTGAAGTACGAGCAGCACAAAGAACTCATTGAGAAGCAGGCCGCGGCGTTGGGCGTGGAGTGCACGACCCTCGGCAGCCCCAAGGCCCCCGTGATGCTCGTGGGCACACAGATGTACGCTGGCGAAAAAATCCCCTTCAGCTCGCCGCGGTCCGCGCCGGCGATCAACCTCGTTCAGCAGCTGGGCGTTCCCAAGGAAATGATCCATCTCACGAACCTGTGCCGGCTGCCGGTCGATCAGGAAGTGCAGCCGTCGGCGATTGCCGACGAGACCGTCGAGTTCCTTCTCAACTACGTGCAAGAACACCTTCCCAAGGCAGTGGTGCTCATGGGGGGCGCGGCGATCCGCATTCTCGGAGGCCCGCAGATCAACGATCTTCGACTCCGGAGATGGGTATGGGCGGGGCGGTTCAAGAAGACCACGTTCTTCGCCACGCATGATCCCTCCGTCGCCTCGGGCCAGGTGGGACTTCTGTCAGTGCCGGCCGCCGAGTTCATGATGGATGTCAAAGCGGTGCTGGAGACTGACCAGGACTACTTCCCCACGATTCGTCCGGTAGGGGGGTTCCATGGCCAGAGCGCCTAAGCTGGGAAAATTCGACGTCGCTGAGGCGAAGATCGCTCGTGACTTTCTCGGTGAGCAACTCTCCAAGACCGCCAAGGCCAAGCTCGTCACCCACGAGAACGGAGTCTGGCTGGTCAACCCCGAGACCAAGGTCACCTACAACGTGATGATGGCGAACCCGCCACACCCACAGACGGGTCTGGTCCGGATGGTCTTCTCTCGGGCCGGCGAGCCGGTCTTCGGAGTCAAGGGGGCCACGTGGCTTGTGGTCTTCGAGCCCTTCAGTGGGACCGCATACCTCATTGCCTCCCGCGACCTGACCGAACGGGTAAACGACGTGATCCGGAATCCGGATTCGTCACATGGGATGCTCGGCCTGAAGCGGGATGACAAGTACCTCCTCATCAGCGTGCACATGGACTGGGCGACCAATAGCCGCTTGTGTCGTCATGTGATCAAGATCGGCGGTAAGGTTTACGCGGAATACCGCGACGCGAAGATGCGTGAGCCCGAGGGGTTCGTCCACCTGCACAACCACTCCACGTACTCGCTGCTGGATGGATGCTCGGAGATCTCCGCTATCGCCAAGCGTGCGTACCTCAATGGCCAGCCAGGCATCGCCCTCACCGACCACGGCAACGTCTTTGGTGCTTACAAGCACTGGGCGGCGTGCAAGGAGCGGGGCGTCAAGGCCATCATGGGATGCGAGATCTACCTTGTTGACGACGTCGGCCAGAAGTACGTCAACAACAACGGCAACACCGCGCGGTTCGAGCATCACCTCACCCTGATCGCCATGAACGCCGCGGGCTGGGAAAACCTCTGCAAGCTGCTAACGATCGGCGGCCGCGATCACTACCACTACGTCCCCCGAATCGACTTCAAGATGCTGGCCGCCCACGCGGAAGGCCTGATTTGCTGCACCGGCTGCTTCAAGGGGCCTGTTGCGCACTATTTGCAGGACAGACCGCTTCGCGAGGGCGAGACCAAACTGAACTGGTGGCAGGTCAAGAGCGTCGACATGGCCGTTGAGCGATTGAACTGGCTCAAGGGGATGTTCGGCGATCGCCTGTACGGCGAAGTGATGAACATCGACTACGCACCCTACGTTGCTTGCGTCCCACAGCTTCTGGACATCTTCTCCAGCCACAAGGTGCCCACAGTCCTCACCAACGACAACCACTACGAGATCGCCGAGGACGCCGAGGTCCAGTCGATCATGACCAAGGTGTCGAGCCAGAAGGTCGACGGCCTCGGCGAGAATGCCCAGAAACAGGGTGTGTATTTCATTCGCACCCTCGCCGACATGGTGGGCGGCGCTAGCTGGGTGAGCAAAGAGATGACCGATCGCACGGTCGAGATCCTCGATCGGTGCAGTCTCACGTTCGACCGGGACGGATATGTCTTCCCGCCTTTTGATGTGAACTCGGATCCCGACTGGAAGCGATTCGAGGCCGCCGGCAAGACGACGAAGACTACCACCTGTGACCTGGGACCACCCAAGGCCCCCATCACACACGAAACCCACGAAGCCCACCCCAACTCCATCGCCGCCCTCGAGTCCTCGAAGGACTCAATGAGCGAGCGAGCCGCGGCCGTCCTGGGGAATGTGAAGGCCGTGGGCGCGGGCACCGACAAAGAGATCGCGATCCGCATGGGATTTGATCACAAGAGCGCCGTGCAGCCACGCATCAGTGAGCTGGTGGACGCGGGCCTCCTCAAGGAAATCGGAAGTAAGCCGGACCCCGACACAAAAAAGAGTGTTCGGGTCGTGGCCGCAGCTTGACGTATCCCGGGGGCCGCTGGAGGGGGCGGCCCCCGGTTTTGAAGTTCCCCGAACTGGTGAAGACATGGGGAGGCGAAAACGGGAGATCGGCCCGATGGGCCGCAACGATCCGCGACACAAGACCGCGATCAAGTACCTGCGGCTTATTGCCAAAGTCGCGGGACAGGCCTCGCACGGGCAAGGCCAAGCCGAGGACCTGATGGGAGAAGGATACCTGGCCGTCCTTCGCCTGGTCGAAACATTCCGTGAGGGGGCCGGGTGCAAAACCCTTGGCACGTACATCCAGTCACGCTTACCGATGCGTCTTCGGTACGCCCTGCGTGAAGACATCTGCCAGCCAAAGTACGCATACGCAAGGTCCCAGCGAGAGCGGCGAGGTGTTGCAAAGATCCTCTCGGGCATTCGATCGAACGAGAAGCAACCAGACCTCGACGCGGCCCAGCGTGAGTGCTTCCGCAAGTTGCGGGCCATGGTTGGCGGCCTGCCTCCCAAGATGAAGGTCGTGGTGACCCAGCACTTCTTTGAGGGCAAGACGTGCCAAGAGATTGCGGATACCCAAGGCGTCACTCGGCAGGCCGTCAACATGCGAATCCAGACCGCGTTGGGCCTGCTTCGTGAGTTGATGAAGGAGCATAGATGACGTCTAAGGAAGTTCTGCAGGCGATCCGTGACAAGTACCGGAGCCCGTGGCTGGTGTTCCCTGAGCTTCGTTGCGGCACGGGCTACGGAAAGCGATCGGAGCAGCGGATCGACGCATGGGTTATGCATCCATACCCATCGAGCGGGTGCAAGCGGATCGCCTTCGAGATCAAGGTGGACCGCCAGGACTTCCTCAACGAGATCAAGAACCCGCTGAAGCGACGTGGGGCGGTTCTCTATTCAAACCAGTTCTACTTCATCACGCCGCCCGGCCTGGTGCTTCCGGGAGAGGTCCCGATCGAATGCGGCCTGATGGAGGTGATTAACGCGGGCAGGAAAAAACCTGAAGGCGGGGGTTGGTTTTCTGCCGGGATTGCCCGATCTCCCTTTTGGTTCAGGGAAGTCATAGACGCCCCGGTTCGCGAGAGCATTCTTCCAACGTGGAAGTTTGTTGCCTCCATCGGAAGGCGGATCCTCCGCGAAGAGCCCAAGATCGATACCCCCGAAGCCAATGTGGAGACCATGTGAGCGACGCTCCCAAGGAAAAGCCCAAGCCGCAGTGGTCGGAGACTGACGAGTTCCTGAAATTCAAGGTGCTCAATGGACTGAAGGACCGCGGCTACCCCACCACACAGAAGTACCTCGATCGCGTGGAGATGGAGTCGCAGGTCATTTGCGCAACTGGGTATGCGCCCTACTTCCTGATCGTCGCCGATCTGTGCCGATTCATGCGGGAAAAGAAGATTCGCTTCTTGGTCCGTGGGTCCGGCTGCGGATCGATCTACGTATGGTCGCTGGGTATTTCGCATGCATGGCTTGACCCAATTGAGCTGGAGCTTCCGTTCGAGCGGTTTTTGAACCCCGAGCGAATTTCCATGCCGGATTTGGATATTGACATCCAGGATGACCGCCGGCACGAGGTTGTTTCCTACACCGTCGAAAAGTACGGAGGCGATCGGGTTGCCCGCATCATCAGCTTCGGAACCCTCGGCGCACGCGCGGCGATCAAGGATCTGGCCCGAGCGCTGGACCTTCCCGATTACCAGATGGTGGCCGACAAGATCACCAAGGCAATCCCCGTCAACACGGATCTCGACGACGCCCTCAAGGCCAGCGAGTTGCTGCAGGAGATGGAGAAGTCCTATCCGCGGCTTTTCGAAATGGCACGCCGCGTCGAGGGCAAGACCCGGCACACGACTGTCCACGCGGCCGGCGTGGTTATCGCCCCCGACGAGATGACGAAGTTCATGCCGGTGTACTACACCGGAAACCCAGCGGATCGCGACCCGGCCGACTGGGAGCCGGTCACCAGCTGGGACATGTACGACGTTGAAGAGCGTGGCCTGCTGAAGATGGATTACTTGGGCTTGAAGACCCTGCGTGTGATTGATCAATCCGAGCGACTGATCAACTTCATCCGCACGAAGCAGGGGCTGCCTCCGGACTTCAGCATCGACACTGTCGATCGCCGCGACCACAAGGCGTGGGCGTTGCTTGCCGCGGGCCGGCTCGCTGGCGTCTTTCAGGTAGAACGGAAGTTTGTGCGGAACTTCGCCAAACGCATGAACCTTCTCAAGAACAAGGATCCCTGGCAGCTTGCCATTTTGATCGCCATCATCCGCCCGGGCATGATGGACACGGGCCAAACGGAGATCTACCTCCGGCGGGCCTCGGGCCAGGAAGAGCCAACACCCCTGCACCCCCTCCTGGAGGCGACCCTCCGCAAAACCTTCGGCATCATGGTGTTCCAAGAAGACACCATGTTCGTCGCCCGCGACCTGTCCAGATTCACGATGGCAAAGGCCGACGTGCTTCGCAAGGGCATCGGTAAGAAGAAGCCCGAGTTCGTGGCCAAGATGTATCCCCTGTTCGAGTCTGGGGCCATTGGTCAGTCCGTCTCCAAGGAAGATGTCAGCCGGATTTGGAGCCTGATCGAAGCCCACTCCCGCTACTCGTTCAACAATGCCCACGCGGCCGCCTACGGGCTCGTTGGCACCTACCAGACGGCCTACCTCAAGGCCAACCACCCCTTAGTCTACATGACGTGCCTGATCAACTCTGAAGCGGGCGTAGGCACGAAGGAACAGGGGTACAACTGCAAGGTCGCCGAATACGTCGAAGAGGCACGGACCATGGGCATTGGCGTGCTGCCTCCCTGCATCCGGGCGTCGGCGGCCATGTGCCGCGTCGACCTTGGAAAAAACGCCATTCGGTTTGGTCTCTCGCTGATCAAGGGAGTTGGCGAAAAGGCGGCCGCATGGATCGTCACGAAGTCACGGGACGCCAAGAGCTTCAAGGAATTCCTCCTCACCTGCTTTGAGGAGCTGGAAGTCGAGGTCAAGCCCAAGGTCTCCAAGGCCACCATGAAAGAGATTGTCGCAGAGGTCACACAGCCATCGCAGCTGGCCGCCCCCGGCACGGAAGTGGCGGAGATGCAGGAAATGCTGCTCGACGCGCAGGTGGAAGCCCGGATGGAGGTCAAGAAGGCTTGGAAGAGCTACAGCCGCGTGGGCAAGGGGGAAATCGAATCCCTGATTCATGCCGGCGCTTTCGACGGGTTCGACAGCGATCGCGAAAAGCTGCTGGCGATGCTGGAGGACCTGCTGTCTCTCGCCGGCAAGTTCCACGAGCAGTCGTGCAAGCAGCGGAATGGTAGCACACGGCTCAAGCTCACCCCCGAGATGATCAAAGGGCAACTGGACGCCGCGGACCTCGATGAGGCGGCCATCAACCGGGACGGCCTGGAGAAGCGGCTGGAGATGGAGCGTGCCTACACCGGGTGCTACCTCTCTGAAAGCCCCTTCCAGCCCTATCGAAAGACGATTGACGAGTACGAGACCACGACGATCGAAGAAGTTCTTGCCGGGCAGTTTCACAAGGGAGCGGTGCTCGCCGGCATCCTTCGCGACTTCCGGATCTTCACGATCAAAAACGGAAAGAACAAAGGCCGCGAGATGGGGTACTTCACCTTCTCCGGCGTCGGCGGCGACCTCGATGTCACCTGCTTCGCCGACATGTGGGACCGCCTCAAGCCCCGGCCTGTTGCCGAGGGGCAGAAGCCCCAGCCGACGATGGTCGAACGCGGCAAGGTCTTCCTCGTTCAAATCAACCCCGATCGCAACGGCGGCACGCCTGTGATGGCCGAACTGACGCGGCTGTCGAACACGGCGTACGCCGAAGGATCCTAGTTCTAGCGGAGTAACACCCATGCCCGAGTATGAGTTTTCCGGATGCGACAACGCCCAATGTCCCGACAAAAAGCGGGGCCGGAAGTTCGTCGACGTCACCAACTACTACGTGATCCGCTACCCGATGGGGAAAGCGCCTAGCCCTGGCACACGCATCCCCTGCCCCACCTGCGGTGAGGGAACCATCCTTCGGATCTTCTCGCTGCCGCAGCTCAATGTGAGGCAGCAGCTCCCGGAGTTTCAGAATGGCCAATCGTACATGGCCAAACTCGCCGGCCAGGACACCAAGGTGACATTTGTAGATCACCCCCACACGAGCCCCGAGTACCAGAGGAACTTGGCGAACAAGGCACGGCAGGCTGGCGTGAGCAGCTTCTCGGCCAGCCGCAACATGCGGTATTCGGAGAAGCATGGGCAGATGGTCGTCGACGTCGTGAGCAACGTTCCGGATCCGCTCGGGCGCGCCCAGAGATCGGACGAGGCCAAGCGGGCGGCGGATACGGGGGTCGAGAGGGTGGATGTGCGCCAACCTGTGAAAGTTCGCAAATCAAAACCCAGTTCTTGCCCGATCTCCAAAGGGAACCCAGGAAAGTACCGGATCCCGCTGAGGAAGACATGAAGCCCTGCAAGGACTGCCATCCCGCCCACAACCCGAGCCTGCAGCCCCCGCCGGTGGTGACCGTGCCGGGGGCTGCCGCCGTTGCGGAGACGCGTGCGGACGAGACCGCGCAGAAGGCATCGCTCCCCAACACAGCCCCTCCGATTCTTGTCGAGCTCCTGCACATGGTAAAGGCCGCCCAGACGGAGCTGGCCGTGATCACGATCCTGCTCAAGAAACGCCACATCGTCACCGACGAAGAGCTCAACGACCTCCGCATGAGAATCAGTCAGGCCAGCGAGAAGCAGCTTGCCGGGGCGGTCCAGCACCTGGGTCGCCAGTTCGCCCAGAGGCCTGTCGCCGGCCACGCCGAACCAATCAACGATCCACGCCGGGGGCCGTCACGATGAACGGAAAGTGTTTGAATTGTGGCGAAGCCTTTGATGCTCGGTCCGCGACGGTGAAGCGCTCGGAGAAGTTCACCCACCCACACCCCTTCACCACGCTTGTCACCTTTACCTCTGCGGCATGCGCCGGGTGCGGCAAGACACACGCCGTGGCAAGCAACATGCAACGCCCCACGCGGCCTCACGCGTGGCTGACCGACGACGAAATCATCCCCCTCAACAAGATGGCCTCGTTTGGGAAGGCCGACATCGCCCGTATCGACGGATCGCTCCCGGTGGACATTTACTGGTCCTGGGTACCCATCACCGACAGCCAGGGCGTCTCCACGCGGCTGGCCGAGAAGATCGCCTCCGATACGGCGATCTACAACCCCGGGCGTCATTCGCTCCTGGTGATGCCGGCCGAGGAGATCATTCCCGAGGTGGCGGCAATCGCCAAGCTGTTCACCGCAGCCGTCGCCATTGCGGGCATCACCGACGACACCTTCGGCCCTTATGCCAGCCTCCGCGCCGAGCGATCGCTCTCGCGCACATTCGCTGCAAACCTCTCCACTGTGAAGCATTACTGGCCGGCCCTGACTTTCAACAAAAACTGGTATCGCCCACTGAGCAATGAGAGTGAATTGATCAAGGCCTATGCCCGGCATCACCGCCGGAAGGCCACCGGCAGCGTCGAGGATGGCAGCGATGAGTGAAGTTTACGCTATGAATCGTGGCTGCTCGATCGAGCCGATACCTGCAGACGTGCAGGCCATCCTAAGCCGCGTGTTCGACGACAAGGACATCTGCTCGGACGCCCCGCGTCATGGATCGAACTTTCGTCCCACCTACGTGCGGTGGGAGAAGGTCCTTTCCCGGCTGAACGAAGCCACCGGCGGAAACTGGGACTGGGTCATCGACGACGTCGACATCAGCCGCGACACCGGAACCGCCATCGTTCGTGGGCATGTCACCATTCATCTGCCTGGAGGGAAAAGGGTTACCCGGGGCGGCGTTGGCGCAGTGGTTCTGGAGATCAATCCGAACGGGTACTTCATCTCCGTCGCCGATGATGTCAAGGCTGCCGAGACTGACGCGTTCAAGCGGGCATGCGTGAAGCTCGGCATCGCCCTCCACCTCTACGAGAAAGACCGGGAAGTCCAGCAGATCCACGACCAGGCACGGGAGATGTCCGGGCAGCAGCCCGCGCAGCCTTTCCAGATCGCCCGAGTCCGCAACATGCTCGCACAGAACAACCTCAACGAAGCGGATCTCTGCCGCAGCCTCAACATCCGCCAACTGGAAGATATGACCGCGTCGCAGGTGGCCAATGCCCTTTCCTCGGGGCCGTCGACCTACCTCAATACATCGCACGCGTAACGACCCTGGGAGGCCCTGGAGGGGGTAGGGGGCCCTATGGGAGGGGATCTGGTGTGGGGGCCCGGCGAATCAACCGCCGGGCTCCCATTATTTTTGCTGATTTTCTTTGGAGAGTGAATCATGTACCTCGGTGTCAATCTCGAAGGCATCAACGACTACGCCCGTAACTTCATGTTCGCGGACCTGATGAAGCAGTCCCGCGCCTGGGGCAGCTTGGACAAGCCCTACGACGCTGCATCACCCGTTGATGCCTCCGGGTGGCCCACCAAGGATGCCGGAACATACCTGGTGACGGCTGCGACGGCGGGCACCGCCGCAGGCAAGTACCAGCTCGGCGGCCGCTACCGGGTCACCTGGGACGGAGACGGCAAGCTCGAGGGGTTCTCGATGGACGCCACCATCGAAAACTATGCGCACGACGACAAGGCCAACACTTCGTCTGCTGACCTCGTCGTGCATGACAACAACGACCAGATCGCCATCCGCTTCCGCGGCACTAAAGCCGGCGTTCGCAATGTGAAGGTGTGGCAGCCAGGCTACGAGGACGGGAAGCGGACCTTCACCGACAACTTCCTGAAGCTCATCGCCCCCTTCTCGACGCTTCGATTCATGGATGCCATGGGCACCAACGGCAGCCCGGTGAAGAATTGGTCGGATCGCACGCTTCAGACCTCGGCATCCCAGGCGGGGCCGGCGGGCATCGCGTACGAGTATATCGTCGAGTTGGCGAACCTGACCAAGAAGGACATCTGGGTCAACATCCCGCACCAATTCACAAGCGACTATGCGAAGCAGTTCGCCCAGTTGCTTTTCAAGGGGCTCGACAAGGACATCAACGTCTACGTCGAGCACTCCAATGAAACGTGGAACTGGGGATTTCCGCAGGCCGGCTGGAATCGCGACCAGGCTTCCGCGGAGCAGGCAGCGGGCACGTTCAACTACAACTACGACAAATGCGATAACGTCTATTACTGGGCGTGGCGTCGCAACGCTGAAATGGCGATCCAGATCCAGAAGATCTTCTCCGATGTCTTCGGCACCACCAGCCGCGTTCGCGTCGTGCTGTGCGCCCAGATCGGGTGGGGCGAGGGTTCTTACCAACTCCAGCAGTACAGTGACGCCCTTGCTTATGTGAAGGCCGTCCACGGAGACCCGAAGAACTACTTCTATGGCATCGGCTCGGGATCCTACACGGGCCTGAGCGACGCGGATAAGGCACGCACTGACCTGACGGCCGACAGCGTGCTGCAGGCCATCATCTCGAACGTTGCGTGGTTCCGCCCCAAGCAGGACCTCATGACCAAGCTCGCCAAGTCCTACGGTATCCGCAACGTCGCTTATGAAGGCGGCCTGGACTTGACCGCCCCTGACGATCTCATGAACCGGATCCGGAATGGAACCGCCACCGACGCCGATCGCGCCACGCTTGCGGCCCTACAGGATGTTCACTACCTCCCCGGGATGCAGGATTTTCTCCTGTCGCTTTTCAAGGACTGGTTCGCGGCGGACGGCGATGTCTTCTGCTGGTTCAATGCGTCGGGGCAGTTTGCCCAATACAGCTGGGGCGTCGTGGAAAATCCCATGAATCTTGCTACCCCCAAGTATGCCGCCCTCGCCCAGGTCGCCGCCAACGATGCGAGTTGGAAGCCGGCGAAGATCCCGCCCACCGTTCCCACTGGCCCGATCACCCCCACAACGCCTGCGGACCCTGCCCCCAAGGCTCCGGACGCCTATGCCGTCGTGAAGGTCACCGTCCCGGTTGCGCCATGCACGGTGAACGCGGAAGACGCGGCATGCTTTTCGGGAATGAAGATCGAGAGCAACACCCCGGACGGGTCGAAGAACCTGGGATACATCACCCCCATGGGCGTGGCAGGATTTCTTGTGGCGACGGAGAAGGTCGGACGCTACGGGATCATGATCAATCTCTCGGGTATGGCTGACAGTATGCAGCTGGTCGTGTCCTCCGGCTTGTCGCTGGTCCGGGCCACCCTCAAGAGCACCGGTTCGTGGCAGAACTACGTCGACGTCCTCGTGGGCGAGATGGAATTGCCGGCCGGGGTGTCGATGCTGCAGGTGATTTCGCTCACCGGCGGAATCAACATCCGAAGTGTGACGCTGAAAGGCGTATAACCTAAATGGTGACGGCCCGGGGCACATCGCCCCGGGCCTCTTACTTAATGGGGGGAACTATGTCGACCTTGATGCAGGCACGATACATCTACGGGCTGGGCGAGGGGCGCACGGGCCGTGGAAATGGACTCGCCGACAGTGCGGACTGGACACGCCAGACGTTCCCGGATGTCGACGTCGTGATCAATGAGTATGGCGACGATGTTGCCCGGGAACTCCGCGAGAGTGCCCAGCGGGGCATCCGGCTGTTCTTCCTGGCGGGCCACAGCTTCGGTGGCGCTGCGATCATTCGGGCGGCCAAGGAGCTTGAGCAGGAACTGTCAATCCAGGTTGCGGTGCTGGTGGATCCGGTCACCAATTTGCTCTGGGGGCAAACCAAGGCTTCTGCATGGCATGTCCAGGACAACATCCTTGATGCGATGTGCTTTTACCAGCGGCAAAGCGTGTTTCCTGTTTGCTCGAGCATGATCAGGAATCTGGGGCCGGGGCGGACCAACACCCTGGTGGATGGCCTTTCCCGGTACGAGCACTGCACGATCTGCAAGGATGAAAGGGTGCACCTGCACATTAGTTCGCAGATCACGAAGATGCATCAGCGTGCGATTGACGGGTGAGCGACGGGAAAGGCGTACCGGGGCCGGCGGCGTTGGGATGAAACTGTTCAGGGAGTAGGAAGCTCACCTGCAGTCGCGTCTGACGCATCCTGCCAGTAAGGTCGGTGTGCCTTGCCACGGTACGCCTTTAATGCCGATCAATGACAGTCAGGTCTCCAGAAGCTTTCCTAACACAGGTGTCCAAACGTCGGACCCCACGACGTATTGCATCGACAATGCAACGCTAAGTCAACGCCCCACCCGTCACCATGAGCACATAACTTAGTTCAGTTACATACTTTATCGAAGACGTAGATATTTCCTTGCAATCTCATGGCAACCCACACTACACTCCCCCGTAAGCGACAATGGCTTATTTTGTGATCTGCAATGCAATTTTGGGAGAAGTGGCATGGGTGTCGGGCACAAAATCACCTCCCTGACAGTTTTGACGTGTATCCTTGTTGGCCTCGTACGCGCATTTGCGGCAGCCCCCGGCACTCCTGCTCCTACCAGCACACGTCCTGCATTTGGTCCAACGCCTGCGCCACCTATTGAGCAGAACCGGTTGAATCAAACCCAGCCGGCGGAAAATGTCACCGTCGTGAGCGGCTTAGCGGGGTCAAAAGCGTTCGTGGTTTCCAAGATAGACGCCGCGCACTTTTCAGTGAACTTGTCCAAGTCGCCGTCTCCTTGGTTTTGCCTCCAAGTCCATGGTCCAGTGGGAACACTTGTCCGGATCGATTTTCTCGGCGTCACCGCGCGATATTGGGCCACCTTGAACCCCGTTGCCTGCGACACCACCAACGTCGAAGATCCAAAGAACTACGACTCCAAAGACGCAGTACACGGTGGAGGCTCTACAGACGGTTACACCAAGGCCGCTAATGGAGCTGCAGTGCCAGATGATTCCAATCAGAAGTGGAAGTTCATTCGCGATACTTGGCACGACGGCAAGTCAACGTTTTCAGTAGTTGTAAAACTCGACTCTGCAGATATGTGTGTTGCGATGCGGTATCCGTTTACATTTAAAATGCTACAAGACCTTCAGCAGAAGATGCTCGCGGCGAAGGATGGAGTTCTTCTAAATGCTGGAAAAACGACTAACGGATTATCGTTAGACATTATCAAGCTCGTATCAACGGATAAGGCTCCCCTGACAAAGCCGACTATACTATTTTATGGCCGCGAGCACGCAGACGAGCCAGATTCGAGTTGGGCTTGTGTTGGTGCTTACATGTTTCTCACCTCCGCAGATCCCAAAGCCATTGCGATACGCAAGGAATTTAATTTTTTATTCATTCCAATACTGGATCCTGACGGCTCTGAGAATGGTACACATGATGGGATCGGAAATTTCTTCAGTCCAATCAAAACTGTACCGGAAACTCAACAGTACGCTGCATTCTTTCATAACTATGTTAAAGACGGAAATCGCTTGGATTATGTCTTCAATCTCCACAATGTGCAATCAAGCGAGACACCCGCTATTTCGCCCTATCTCTTTGAGCCGAAGGAAGGAAGATACGAAGATTACAACGCTTTCAATTCGATGCTGAAAGCTTCGGCGGATGGAGAATCGACGCCTTTTCGGTTTCCAACCAGGCGGGCACCCAACCGAACTGGCTATATGCCAACAAGGCTGGGCGGTTACTTGAATCAAATGTATGGCTCCTATCATTTCTTTTATGAGCTTAACGCTCAGGCACCGACGAAACACCTACTCTTATTTCGGCTCCAACAGATTGGAAAGGAGTTCGTTACGACCTTTGCTGAATACTATAATACCGCTGGACCTCTCCAACTTCCGAATATCGACGCCCGGCTTGCACAACAGAAATCGTTTTGGACTAAATATGGGAGCGACCATGCGACGGACAATATGATTTTCTTTGAATCGTCCTGCATACTAGATGCGTCTCTTGCAGGTGAATCGGTATCTATCAAACAAGGTGCCGAACAAATTCCGTGATACGTTTGAAACTTATTGGAGGCTTCAATGAAGTTGGTACCAAAGTTACTTTCCTTCGGTGCAATGGGCTTGCTTTGTGGGGCCGCCATGCTATCGGCCGCGGGACGACCCCAGGCAGACTCAATGGTGCTTTCGCCGGCTGAGCTTCGCGCGGTGACTGGAACGGGAGGTTGTGACGGCTACTTTACCAAAATGTCCGGTGTACAGTGCGGAGATCATGAGGTCCAACCTTGCTACGATGCATGGGGTGGCGATTGCAAAAGTCATCCTTGTGCATCGTATTGTACACTCTTGCCACCCGATCGTATGGATGTGTCTCGCGACACGCCTAATGCAATCTTGTTTCGTGGAGTAATTGGCACACCCCCGTGTGGCCTAATGGGAAGCCAATATATTATGCGTGTCTGTACAGAAGGGCTAATTTACGGATGTAATTGTGATGGTCAGCCAGCGGGTAATCCACATCCATGTATGACTATTACGGGATGGGAAAGCGTGGGTTGTTAATTATTCGATCGGAAGATCTATGTCTAGTGCTCCTAAGTCTATTTGCCGCCGCAGCATTACTGCTGCGGCGGCGCTGGCGTGTGTGGTTGGCATGTGTATTTTCAACCAAAGAGCGCACGGGGAGGATTTAGTTCCCATCCGAGGAGTTAGTGAGGACGACCAGCCACGAGCGACTGACCAAGCCGCTCGCCTGACCAAGGATGAATTGCTAGTTGCTGTTCGCGGCTTGCGATCCCAAATTGAAGATTTTAGTGTTCAGTACACAGACAAGTCCCTTTTGGGAAGTCCCGGGGAAATTAAGGACCTTGATCATCGCTTAATCACAAAAGGTAATGTACTGTTCTATACGGAAACAAGCTACGTAGTAGGTACAGCAAAAAATCCTAAGCCCATCCGGTCAGTCGTTTCGTTTAACGGTCAGCAAGTAACTCGATTTCTGATGAACCGATCTGTGGCGCAGATTGATGAGTCTCGGGATGCGAATAATACTCTGAAGGACTTATTTATCCTTGAAGGCAATCTAATTGCGCCGCCTTCACCTAAAGGCAGCGGATACGATGACCTTAATCTCGAATCTGCCTTAGCATCTCCTTCGGCAACTGTTCATAGTAAAATGGAATCGATTGGAACATTTGAGTGTTATGTTGTTGATGTGGCGAGTAAACGATCTGACCAACTAGAGATGCGTACGTTTCTTGCCGAGAACTATGGTTTCGTTCCAGTTCGCACAATATACTTTTCTCACAATGTAGACCATACAAAGATGATTGAAGTTAATGCCTTGCAGATTACGTCAGTTCAAGGCAAATTCTGGTTTGCAACCCATCTGATGCGTCACTATTTTCCTTCGAATAATGGACTGCCTGAGGGGCGGGTTGAGGTGTCTACGAAAATAAAAGACGGGAAGTGTGCCATTGGAGTGAATACTGGTGTTTCGGATGAGTTTTTCGATGCATGGAAGCGGTTACCTCCGGGGACCGTACTGAACGATTCTTCCAAAGGAACGATGACAACTGTTCAGGGCACAGACCTTAAAAAAGTTGGTGAAAACATAAAAGCATCAACCGACAGCCTTCCGCTAAGTATCCCAGAGCGTGTGGGGGCGACCGAGTCAACCGTGCCCTCGGTTGCACGCCCTCTAGCGAGCCAAGCGACCAGCAGCTTCGGGTGGCTTTCCTCTACTTTGGTTGTTGGGGCAGGCCTTGGGATAATAGGGATCTTAATTCTCTATATGCGAAAAACTGCAAATGATCAAAGTCCGACGAGGGGGAGCCAGTGAGGCAATCCAAATCGCCGAGTTATGTTATGGCGTCTATAGCCCAAATGCTGTTCTTGGTGCTTATTAGTTTTGGCACTTGTGGTATGGGGCCAGCAAGCCAAGATGCGAAGAATTTGCAAGGTGCCGATCAGCGAACCTTCTGTGGTCCGATGGCGGCCGCCGGCGTGATGGGGATTCTGAATAAATCTTTTGATAATGAGGAGTTGCTGGCTCTCGTTTCCCCCGATGGCGCTACGAGCTTTCAGTCACTCTCTGAGTTCTTTGACCGTCACGGGTTGCACACATTAGGCGTCCGGCTTTCGCCGGCGCAACTGTGGAGCACTCATAACGTCGCGATCGTCCAAGTAATTAGTCCTACACAAGAAAATGCATATCACCTATGTGTGTACTGTGGGCCAGCACCCGCCGACGTTGGTAAATCTATTTATATTTTCGATCCTTATGGTATAAATGGGCTCAGAGGAGAGATGCCGTTGGAGGAGTTTTCGGAGTTATATACAGGTAAAGCATTGCTTGTGTCCACCTACCCAATCCGAGAACCGGTCGCGACCGATAATCCGCATACGTCGTTGTGGGACATCAGGAGAGTTATGATGATCTCAGGAGTGGGAGTTTTGGTAATTTTGGCCACACTTTTTTGGAAGGTTTTATTTAGACGTCGTGCTAACGCCTTTGTCTATTGCATTATCGCGGTTGGTGGCCTAGCGTGCCAGTCCTCATGGGCTGAATCGCCGCCACAGACTCAAGCCAGCACTCGGGCCGCGGCATTAGCAACATCTCCTTTTGTCGAGGGCTCTACCGAACGGGTCATGCCGGATATATCTTTGGGCGATTCCCTGTCCGTCGACTACAAAGTCAAGAATCCAACGACGAAAGCGATAACAATTGATTTTGTCTCGATTACGTGTAACTGCATTGCCGTTACCTCGAAGCTTCCAATGTCGTTGCCGCCAGGGGCGGAGTCGGTCTTAAACGTCAAATTTCAGCCCCGCAGCGGTGGTCCTGTCAAACAGGGGGTTTTGCTTAGTGTATCCCCGGGTATCAGGCTCCCTCTCTATGTTTCAACGGTAGTCAAGGGAGACACTAAATTCGAGCCTCGCACGTTAGACTTTGGTCGGGTGTTCAACGACGGGATAGCGGAAAGTCGCGTGCTACGTATTACCCATGTTGGTGCAATAGACGAAGGCTTCTCGGTTAAGCGTGTTACCCCAAGCGTTCCCTGGCTGAAAGTGGGGGAAATGAAAGCTGGGGCATTAACCAAGGTTGATGCGGAGGTCGCTCAGCTGGATACTGATGTGAGTATAGAGCTTCTCCCTTCGAAGATCACTAACCTGAAAGATTCTGACGTTTTTTTGGAGATACTAGCCTCGAGGACGCGTGATTCTAAAGACTTGAAGTTTTTCATGCCTGTGTCGTTGACTGTACAGCCGCGTTTAGTTAGTTCTCCCTCCGGTGCTCTGATCAGTCAAGATCCGCTGCCGAGTGAGCTTGAATGGACATTCACGTTGCGGGATCAGGAAGTCGCTGGTTCCCTTCCGGAGATCTCTTCGATCACCGGCGATGGCTGCTTGAGCGTAACGGGCTTTTCTACAAACAAATTGAAGGATCGCGTCCAAGTTACCGTTAAGTTGAAGGCATCGGTCGATGGTGAACGCGGCACCGGGGAAATACGTGTAATATCCCCCTCTTCGCGTGATGCGTTGCTAATACCGATGCGGTTTTTGAAGGCTAGTAAATGAAGGCATCTCTGCTCATTGTTTCAAGCCTAGCTATCTTGCTGATCGGTTTTATCTCCTGGTGTTTCTATTCCAGTGGTACCAAGCCCGTACATCGGCGATCACTGGAAGTTTCTAATGCGCTGAAAGCCCAGATCAACTTGGAAGTTCAGCGTTACAGTGATTTCGAGCTGAATGATTCAATGCCACCGTGGACTTTGATACACGGCATGATTGGGAGAAGTCACGATTTCCGCATCCGCACAAGTTCCGGCCCAAAGTTGTGCTCAGATGTGCTTTTGGACGAGCTCACCGCACATCCAAAGTACAAGCGGTCTAGACTGGTAACCCATCCTACTTACGGCTATGTCTTTTCGCACGGGCGTGATGGCACCCCTATGGAATTCGAAGATCATCAGTCGGACTTTGTAAGTGCGTTCTTGTCATGCGGTGTGGATCTCAATCGGCGCATTGTAATTGATGATCATGCACCCAATATACGCTTATCTGACATTTGGGACACGGAGTTGCTTGGTACGAGCGGTTTTACGGATGTGAGTTGGACCGTTTGGGCGCTATTGATGAGTTCTCCAGACCGTACTTGGACGAATCGGTTTGGTGAGCGGTATTCATTAGACACACTGGTACGGCAGCACTTAGCCAATGAGGAACAAGGGGTGGCGTGCTTCGGAACCCATTGGCGAATGGGCCTTGCGCAGGTTGTCCTTTTGGGCCGGCAACATTTATCCCCTGAGACTTACCGCCTCGCTGAGAACAGGCTAGCGGAACTCGTCGCCGTAGAGAGAAACGTTACAGCTAGTGGAATGTTTGGGGGAGCGGATTCTCGGTTGCCACCAAGTGAGGGCAATCAAGATGCAGCCTTGCTGTTGTACCAAGGACATACCCTAGAATGGCTTATGGTGGCGTTTCAGTGCTGCTCTGAAATTTCGGCTTTCGATGATGCCCAACAGTGGGTTAATAGTGGCGCTACCGCGTTACAACACCTCTTAGGGTCTAGAAATTGCAGTGATATGAATTACGGATCATACTCACATGCAATCAACGGACTTCGCGCTTTTTTGCACAATAGCGATGGCGTAGAGTAGATTCGAGTTCTTGGAACGCTTATTCGATGACGGCGGAAGAAGAGTCGACCGGCCGGGGGATCTTCATCCTGAAAACCGATACCAATCGCATGGTCCACAACCCTTCGCACGTAGAGCGTCCTTCTAACTAGACACGTCCATAAAACCCGAGCAGGTACCCAATAGGTCGCTGGTTTTTCGACTTAATCTTCTTCGTCGTCGAAGAAGACATCATCGTCATCGTCATCGAACTCGTCCTCGTCCTCAAAGTCATCATCGTCGTCGTCGAGGAAGTCCTCGTCGTCGTCCAGAAGGTCGTCCTCGTCGTCATCAAGGAAATCGTCGTCGTCGAAATCCTCTTCTTCGTCTTCAAACGTGTTGGCTGTGGGGGTGGTGACCAGGACGCCGCGGGGATCGAACTCGGACGCCACGATGGACAACGTCATGCTTTGCTCCTTCTAGGAATCGCTCACTAGATCGGGCAAAAATGAACCGAGTTCGCCGACCACGTTAAAAATTGTGGTCAGCGAACTCGGCTGTTGACGTGGGCAGTTGGTTGGGTCTTAGGGCTCTTCGCTCCTGCGGATCTCTTCCAGCGTTTCAGGATCGACGGGCGTCAAGCAGTGGACCGCCATGAACCGCTCGGCGGCCGCCTTGGCACGCAGGAAGGCCTTCTCAGGGTCGGGCTCGTCTTCGACTTTGACCACGACGGGTGGGCCACCCTCCTCGCCGCGCCGGGTATGCACGACGGGATTGCCGAAGTAGACCGGCTCGTCGTCGACGAATTCGATCTTCACCAGCGGCCGCCGGCCGAGCTCATCTCGGTATTCAAACTCGGGATCACCCGGATCGATCCGGAAGATGCCAACGGGATTGATGCTGTGTTCATTCATCAAATGACTCCTGTGCGTATTATACACCCAGCACAAGTTGCATGTGCTGGGCGAGATGTTTGATTTTTGCCTGCTTGCCGGGGTTGTCGCCGGCGGCCTCGGCAAGCTGCTTTACCGCCTCAATGATGCCCTTGGCATTGACCTTGCCACGAGGCGAGGTGATGTCCCCACCGCATGCCAGATCTTCCAGGGTGGCCGATGCCATCAGCCGGTGAGAGAGATCCTCTGCTGCTGCCCGGGTAATCTGCTCCCAGGCGGCCTGACTGTAATGCTCGCTGATCGCCTCTGACAAAATGACGTTAAGGGATTCGACGAGCTCTCGGCAGGCCAATGCAACGATCTTCTCTCGGCGGTCATGCATCCTTCAACTCCTTTGGCGGGGGACCCTGGAAGAACAGATCTTGGTCCTGCAATGCAAGTATCGTCGAACGCGCACCTAGTTCCGTCAGGGCGTCGTGATACTTTGAGGAAAGATGATCCATTTCGTAGTGGTGGCCAAACTCGTGGATCGCCAGGTCAATGACGCGGGGGAGGTTTCCGGGGAAGGCTTCAAACCACTTGTGGCCAAGCCTTCCCAGGTTCAAGGTCAGGACGCTGTGTCCGTAGTTGGCCAGCCAGAACACCGTGGGCTCGTTTGCGATCTTGACGTCGATCGGGCCAATGCCCAGTCCAAGGGCGTACTTCTTCAGCCACTCGACCATCCATCGCATTCCCGGGGTCCAGTCCGACGGCGGCACCAGTTTCTCGGGCCGGCCGTGGAGGCTGTAGGGGCTCGGGGTGGGCGAGATTTCGCCGGCAGGCTTGCTCAGGCCGAACGCTCGGACATTCTCCCACTGGGACGCGTTGAGGCTCCCTCCCATGATGGGCGTGAAGCCCTCCGACACCAGCCGATTGTTTGCCTCGTGGTCGGAGGGATCGAAAGTGAACCGCTTGTCGCCAAAGCGGTGCGTGAGCATCTGGTTGACGACGCTGGGGGCAATGCGGGGGTCGCTCGTGGCTTCCTGCACTTCGGTGGACGCTGCCCGCTCCTTGTCCATGAGGTGGGCCGTGTGATTGAGCACCTCGACCCGCAGCGCCCGAAGGTATGCCGGCCCCACGTTGTCGCGGTCCATGTTCAGAGGGACTTTCTGCTGGATGTTCACATGGAAGGTGTCCCCGGTCTCCACCACGGGAATGCCCATTTCGAAGATCATTGCCTTCTCGCCTGCGGCGGGTTGATAGACTTCGACGATCGTCTTGCGTGTAACGCGACGAAGGACCCCCTCAGGGTCTGCCAGCACTGTGGGGAGGACCGCCTCGAAGGCTGTGACCGGCGGCGGGGCTGTAAGAAGCCTGCCGTTGAAGGTGGTGTCTATGGGGGGAGGGGGTAGGAAGCGGGCCACCTCGGATTCGATTTCGACCAACTCGTCCCGCGTCATGGGGATTTCGGCGATGAAGCTGGTCCCCCGGGGCTGACAATCGCAAGAGGTACGGCGGGTCCCGTCACGAAAGAATGTGACGGTGCCAGTGGTGGAGGTGATCTTGGCGAAGTTGCACAGGGCAAGGACCACCTTTTCGCCCATGTTGAAGCGCCCTCGCTTGTTGGCCTGGCACTTCTTGTTGCTCTCGGCGAACATCGTCCAGGCGTGACTGAGGTTCTTGAACCCTTCGGGGGAGTCGTCGGCAACCGTCAGCGTTGCCACAGGGCGACCAGGGACAGGCTCGAGAGTGACGTCGACCTTGGTCACTCCATCTTCGTCCCAGCAGTTCTGCAGCAGTTCTTGAAGGATGAAGACCTTGCCGCGGTCAGCCACGAGCTTTGCGAGGCCGGCCTTGTCGATTTCGAACCAGGAATTGCTCATATATTGTCCTATAGCGGTATCTACTAAAACAGATGAAACGGACACGTGGTGCGGCATGCCCTTTGCGTCTCACTCAAGTGATCGCTTATTGAAAGGAGCTTTTCATGGCAACCGAAATCCGAAACAAAGAAACCCTGCTGGGCACCGAAACGAACACCGATGGCACGCCGGTAAAGGAGATCGTGAGCGAAGAAGGAGACGTTGTTGCGGAAATCACGAACAAGGAAACGCTTTTGGGCACGGAAACGAATGATGATGGAACGCCTCAACAGGAAATTAAGCCGGTTTGAGGACAGTCAGACCAATTCAGCAAGTTCCGCGTGGATCTCGTCCTCAGTCTCGGACGGGGCCTCGCGGAGGCTTTCCTTGTACGCGACGCCTTCACTACCATCGTCGTTGATCAGGACCCGCGGCACCTTGTGGCCAGTGGATTCCAGGATCTCCCGCAGGGTGGGACCGACGTGGGGAGGATTGAAGGTTGTCCCGTTGCGGGCTTTCTGACACTTGGGGTTGAGCACGATTTTCTCGGCGATCTCCTCCAACGGGGTGAACTCCAGGCCTTTCTGAAGGATGTACTCCGTGATTGAGCCCGGACGTCCGTCGGCTTTTCGCGGCCGTCGCCACAGGCCGCGGACCTTGGTGTTGTAGGGTTCGGCCGTCAACTCGATCAGGATGGTCCGCGCCCGGTCCTCTGGCGTCGCCTCGTCCACCTCATGGGTCTTCTGGAACGGGCAGAAGTAGCACGCGGATTTGGGCGGGATGGGGAGGCCGGCATCGTCGATGATCTGCATGCATTTCTGCAGGTTGTACCCCCACTCCATCAGCGGCATCTGGTACTCGAATCGCTTGGCCTCCAGGGGGTTGGCCTTGCCGGAGTGGGCGCGGGCATCGGCACGCCTCAGGCGGTGTGTCTCGCCTGCCTCGAAGCCGATCATCTTTATGACCTTCTGTCCCCGTGCCCATGCCTCCAGCGCCGGCGTCCAGCTTCGGGCCCATTTGTTCTGCGGCTCGATCTTGAATTTCATGGCGCACGTATGCTGGTTGAGGGCCGCGCCCGGGAGCGTGGCATTGAGCACCATGTTGCCCTCGAGGGTGTGATAGGGCGCTCGTTTGGGCGTGTACTTTACAACGGTAATGGTGGGGAAGCCCACCGACGCGAGCCAAGCGTTGAACACGGGAATGAACTTGTAGGTCATCTCTTTTTCAGAGCCGACGTTCGCGAACACGATCGCGTCCGGGCGGATGCCGCGCCGGTGCAGTTCGATGATCAGGGCGGTTGAATCCCGGCCGACTCCGTAGGAGACGACCAAGGGCTGTTTCAAGTTCGTCATGCTGCGTCCTTTTGTTTGGGGTAGGGGAGGGGCCGGGGGAGATGGCGGCGAAGCCGCCTGTCGATGGCCCACGCGTATTTGTGATTGCCGCCATGGGCGAAGGGCCGGGTAAGCCGGGGGATCCAGTGATCGGACCACGCCCGCAGGTCTTCGCCCGGCCGGTCAGCGCCCAGTTCCACCAGCGATTCGGCTGCGTATTCCCACCCTCGCTCCTTGGCTCGAATCTTCTGGATCGAGCGAGGCGACAGGACACGGCCGTCCGGGAGCAACCGGTGCACTCGCCGCTTTCCGCGGCCGAGGTAGGTGGCGTTGTGTGCCTGGTAGATCGTGCCGATGTGGCCGGCGAAGATGGTTGTGCCGTCGGCGGTTGTGCGGGGGACGGGATCCGAAAAGCTCACCACCAAGGCGATGCCTCTGGCTCGCAGCTGCTCGAAGCACCGGGCAATGAACCAGGTTTCACCGTTGCCAGGAACCTCGTCCAGCAGGACTAGGCGTCCCAGCTCAATGCCATCCTGGAACTGGATCTTGGCGACGCCGGTGATGGCGGCGTTGTTCATTGGGACCGAGAAAACAGCGACACCTTGGAGCTGGGGCCCACGATAGAGCCCGTACCGGTGGCGGGCCGCCGGATAACTTCCGGAGTAGTGGTGCTCCAGAATGAAGCCCTTGGCGGTCTTGTCGTCGGGTATCGCCGCCACTTCGTACCGCGATGTATCGATCGGATCCGGTGGCCGAAACGTCGCGCAGCGGCCAGACCATCGCTGGCAAAGCAATGTCATTGGTGATCCTCTCTTTATGGGCGTTGGTAAGGTGCTGCGGCCGTTTAGCCGGCGGCGAGCAGCTTCACATTCGACGGGGCGATCTGGAGGCTGGTGTGGAAGTATTTGGTGGCTTCTTCAGCGGTGTACCCCAGTTCCTCGACCACGTCCGACGCACTGCGAATCCAGCCGAGTAGTCGGCCAGCTTCAACGTTCATCGCCTTGATGGCTTCGGGCCGGAATCGCAGGTGCAGGTTCCCATTTTTGTATGCCTTCACCTGGAACAGGACTGTGTCGCCTTGGTAGAAGTCCTGCCATTCGCCGCCAACCCAATGGCGGTAGCGCGAAGGTGTGTCGCTGGTAAGAAATCCCAAGTTGCCCATGACCGCGATGATGTCTGCAATCAGGTCGTGGCACCTGTTGTGCAGGTCATTGGTGTAGTCGAAGGCGAACTGTTCGTTCTTGATCGCGTAGCTCCGGCAGACGACGATCCGATAGTCCAGGCCGTAATGGGTGGGTTTCTGATCCATGAATCGCCACTGGCTGCGTTCCCACGTCCGCTGATTGCTCTTGTAATTGAGCACACCCTCGAACGTGGAGAGATCCTTGAACAGCGCAATGAGCTGTTCGTTGTAATAGCGATTGGCATGTTTGACGGCCCAAATCACCACGGCGTAGGCGTTGGTGGCGGTGAACGCGATCGATGTGCGATCCGTCAGGCGCTTCAAAAACCGCTCTTTCGTCGCGGTGCTCAGGCGGTCAGTGATGGAGTTCAGCCGCTCGAAAAGAAGCTCCCAATACTTCGTCTTCAGCCCCGCCATGCGCTTCTTGATTCCTTCGCGAACAGCGTCCTTGCTCACCCCAAGTTCCTTCAGGATCGCGTGGTCGAGCTTGAAGATGGCCCGATAGTTCTCTTCCATCCGGGCGTACTCCGCGTCGAACGCTTCAACAAGTCCGGCGATGGTGTCCAGCCGCGGGTTCTTGGCCAGGTCGCGGCCGGCGTCATCACCTGCCACTTCCTCTTCCTGGTCGAACGTGCTGATGTTCTCATTGAACCACACGTCGAAGGGATCTTCGGGTTCGCCGAAGTAGCGACGATCGCGCATGGGGTATGCAATCTCGACAATGTCCACCACGGCCCGCGCCGCACGTTCTGCGTCGAGAAAGTCGTCCGAATGAATGACCTTCGCCTCTGCCTTGCGACGCTCGAGGGCTGTCTTGATCGCCTCGGAGTCTTTCCAGCGACGGGGGATGACGAGGTAGGATTTCTTCGCAAAACCCGACTCGATGATCGCGCTCGCCCAGGCCTCAAACTGGGAGTAGGGCGGGTTGCAGAAGATGTAATCCGCGGGCAGGCAGGTCAGATTCTGTTCGTAAAAGTCCGTGCCCACCGGGATGATGTCTTCGGGCTGGGCGCGGAGCAGAACGGTTGACTTCTCGATGCCATAAAGGCGGGCATGGGGGAACTTCTTGGAGAGCTCCACCAGAACCCGACCATCGCCGGCCCCGATGTCCATGATTGAACACACGTCGCCGGAGGCTTTCGAGATTTGCTTCGCGACGACATCGATCATCCTTTGGGTGGTGGGGTACCACTCGAAGTCTTCGCCGGCGAGTTGGACATCTTCCAGCGTTGCCCTGGTCGAGGCACCAGAGGGGCGATCGCTGCCACGGGGGGCTGCGGGTGCGTTTTCAAGCATCAGCATGAGAAAATCCTTTCTTGGGGAGTTCCTGTAGATCGCGCATAAGTGATGACGTGTTTGTGAATCAGGCAGCCTGCAGCGCCGGCGACTCCTTCTCGGCGAACCGACCAGAGATCGAGAGCCGGGTGAAGCGGACAGCGTTGCCCTTCTTGCCGTGGGCGATGATGGAGATGTCTGCCAGAGCGTTCCCCCGGTCCGCCCCGTCGCATACCTGGCAGTCTTCGCACCGGGCCTTGTGGCCGCCCTCAGGGCTTGCCGGACACATGCGTTCCCGGGGTGCGAGAGGTTCGCCTGGGTGACGAATGCGGAAGGTTCGCCACCCCGCCGCCTTGGCTCTCTGATAGCCCTCTTCCGATTCGACCGATGCCATGACGTACGGCTTCCAGTCTTTGGCGAATGGTTCCCTCCACGAATGGGTATACCCCGTCCAACCGCGGGACAATTGAAGGATGGGCCTGAGGGTTGACGCGGGAACCATGGCAGGGTCGCCATACGCGCCCAGGCGGATGACGCGGCCTCTGAAGTGCTTGGCGTGGATCTTCGGGTCATATTTCGGGTAGTTGCCAACTTGCCAGCTGCGGTAAACCCCGTTTGTGTAAATCAGGTTGACATAGCACAGACCCTCGCCGCCGGAGTGCCGATTTCGCATCGGACATTCGCCGCAGGTTGCTTGGTCGTCCCCGCTAGTGGCGGCATCGGTGGGTTTGGCTGATGCGTTCAAGATCCATACTTGGATCATGTTGCCGGTTTTTTCGTTGTCGGACTTGAAAGTTGCTAATACTACGATTTCTCCGCCGTTGAACCGCGACGGCCCCCGATAAAGTTCGACACCACGATATAAAATCATATCAATAACTCCATGTTATTGGCAAAAAGAAGGCCCCGATTTCGTGATCGGGGCTGTGGTCCAATTCGTGATTTTGGTACGGACTACTGCTGTTGGAGTTTCTTGTGAGGGCATTGCCCGTAGAACTGCTTGGCCATGTTGCAGTTGTGGCACAGAACCTGATGCCCTGGAGGGAATCCCCGGCGTTTCAAGTCTCTTAGCACCCCGGTTAAACCAACTTTCGCTCTGTGCTGGGCACCATCGTTGTCGATGTGGTCAATGCAGAGGAACTCATACAGATCCTCGCCGCAGCACGCACAGGAAGGGTGTTCTCCTCCATAGGCCCTCAGGACATCCTTCCGGAGATTTCTCGCGGAGATAGTCGAGACGCTCGGAAGCCCCTTTGCCGCGCGTTTCCGGGCGGCCTCGCCAGTTTGGATCTTGGCACACGGCTTACAGTAGACCCAGAGGCCATCCATCCTGCGTTTGCAGCGAGAGAAGCACGCGAATGGAAGTTCCTCTTTGCATTTCCGGCAGGTCTTCTTGCCATCGCGATTGGGCGGATGTTGAGAGTGGGCTTCGCTCAGTAGTCGGCTTCTGGAGCAGCCACAGCTCTTTCGGTCGCCCCTTCTTAACATTGTCCCAGAGACCCGTGTTTCTACTCCGCAATCGCATTTGCAAAACCACATGGCTGCGGAATGAAGGTGCGATCTCGGGGCGCGGCCGATCACGACTAGCATCCCAAACCTCTGGCCCATCATGTCTATTAGAGTGTTAGCCATGGGCGTCAGCGTTTTGTAGGGATGATTGGCCAGTCAGGTGGTTGTCATTGATCCACTCCACCTCGGCCCGAAGTGCGGCTTCTCTGGTCGGGAAGCCGCTGAGCACTGGGCCGCCGACGGGCGACATATCGGCATGCCATGTGAGGTCATCGTCCGGCTCAACATGGCTTGCCCGCTTGATGGTGGCGTCCCCTTCGTCCATCAGCCCCCGAAGCTCGTCAGAGTAAATGAACTGCATCGTTGCGTCTTCGTGAACGCTGATCACGATTGACATCTCAGCTCCTTTGCTGTTGCTGTTGGCTCACGGACGACCGGGCCGGAATGTTGTGGTATTCCGGCTTGAATTCCTCGTTCACCGTCGTGCCGATGGCGTCCTGGAGCCCCTTGGTGAGGGCCGTACAGCCTTTGCCGACGAACCCCTCCACCTCGACGGTGATCTGTGGGTCGGCGGACTCGGTGACGGTGATGATGATTTGATCTTTGGCCATGCTGATCCTTCCACTTTGCAGGTTACAGGGACGTTCGCTTGTTACCGCTGCACCACCAGCTGCACCGTCTTGGTCCCGGGCACGAGGCGACGGACGGCCTTGTACCCCTGACGTTTCATCTGCTGGATCTTGGGGTGACGCTCGGCCACCTGCAGGACGTATTCCTGCATCAGCTTGCGCAT